AGGCCGTCATGCGTGCTGCCGGTGCACGCCGCCTGCGGGGCACTACTGTCGCTGTAGCTGTAAGTGTTGAGGAAGCTCACAAAGCTGGTAAATTCTAAATAAAATTCCTGAATTATAAGGATTTTGAGGACTTTTGGATTTTTCCCAAGAGTCCTCTTTTTTATGTTAAAAACAAATGTGGACTTCCAACACGGCTATCAAGTCCACATCAAGTCCACATTCAAATCAAATGTGGACTTGAAATATGTCCTTGAAAATGTGGACTTACTATGTTATTATCATCTTACAAAAGAAAATGCAAACAAATGTTCTTTTGAAAGAGGTGTTAATATGAAAGATGTTCTAATAAAAGCAAGAACTTTATCAACTGGAAAAATTGTATATGAGTATCGTTTTGAAATTGCATCTGTTGACGGAAAAAGAAAATGGAAATCAAAATCTGGATTTAAAACAAAAACAGAAGCAAGAGAGGCTGGCAAACTTGCACAACAGGCATATGAACACGTAGGACAGCCAATAGAGCCTTCTAATATGTCTTATGCAGATTTCCTCGATCAATGGTTAGAAATGGATTGTAAGCTTAATTGTAAAGCTTCTACGCTGCAAGGATACGAGAAGAAGATAAGGTTATATATTAAACCTGCTCTTGGAGAATATAGACTTAAAGCAATAACCAAAAATAATTTACAAGATTTTATTACAAAGATGTATAATGATGGCTTCTCAAGAAATACAATTTCATCAGTAAAAGGATTACTCACAAAATCATTTGATTTTGCTCTTGATAGACATTATATTACTATGACACCTGCCACAAGATTAACAATACCAACAAAAATGCAGCCTAAGAATAAAACTCGCACGAAGAAACATGTATATATACCACAAAATATAATGAATAAAATATTTGAACGTTTTCCAGAAGGATCATCAGCATATATCCCATTAATAATTGGTTATCATACGGGGTTAAGATTAGGTGAAATTTATGCTCTTGTATGGGAGGATATTGATTTTAAAAATAAAACACTTTCTGTAAATAGACAAGTTCAGTGGGAGACTGGTGAAGAAAGAACAAAAGAAGAAAAGAAAAAAGCCAATGGAACATCAGAATCAAATGGCTTTTGGTATTTTAGCGCACCTAAATATAATTCTTACAGAACAATAGAAATAGATGATGTTTTAGTGGAAGCACTCAAAAAAGAATATAATAAACAGATCAAAGCTAGAGCATATTATGACGAATATTATAATAAATATTATTGTGAAAATAATATGGTATTTTCAAAAACAGACGAGGTATTACCAGTAAATAAAATATCGCAAAGTATCTCACAGCATATAGTTGATTTTGTGTGTAGAAGAGAAGATGGATCGTATATTTCACCTAGAACCGCTCAACATACATCCTATATAATACATACACAACTAAATTTCCAAGAATACGATACACATAGCCTTAGACATACACATGGAACTATGTTATCAGAGAATGGGGCAGATTATGTTTATATTCAACGTAGATTGGGACATAAAGACTTAAAAACAACGATGGAAATATATACGAACCATTTGACTGATACGATTAAAGAAAAAGGCGTAACAACATTAAACAGCCTTTATATGTAATAATATGAGAATACACGAAATAGATTTCAAAGGACTTCAACTAAAACTTGTAGGTAAAGATAAAGATATTTTATTTATAAATGATTATATTACACCATACTCGCAAAATGGCGATATAATTAATATCGACAAACTTATTGATGAAATAATATCACACAAAATATTTTGTTATGTCGAGGCAGACACGGAGGAAGATTTTAGAACTGCAATTGATATTATGTATATATTAAAACTTAACAGCCTTTTAATTAATAAATTAGAATATGTTCAGGCTTTATTTTTAACTACTTATCAAAAAGACAATGGCAAAAATAAAGAATGGGTTGAAAGTTTTGATGAATTTATGAATGGTAGTATATGGTTAAACTATAATGAAAAATTTGAAGTATTATAATATAAAAGATTGTCTTATTATACCAGAGTTTAACTGAGATAAGTAGTGCAGAAGGTATTACCAATTCAGAACAATCAAACATAGCTACATTTGACACATCCTCTTGGGATGACGGTGCTTACTTAATTTTTAATTATTATGTTAGAGCAGGTTCTTTTTTTGAATTATTAATAAAACGAGGTTCTAATATTGCTATTACAAATTTAACTAGAAAAAGCACTGTGAATGGCACAGTTGTTACTATGGAAGTTGGCAGTTTTTGGTGTCTTTTAATGAGAAAATGTATTTATAGATAATTAACGATACGCATATACACTAGCATCTCCACCAAAATTACTTGTTGTGATAGTAATTATATCCCCTTTAAATGCTCTGACTGACCCAACGATTGTTTGTTTACAATTTGCATTTTGAGCTGTTAATTGTGCAACATTAATATCATTAATGCTTATACTAGCGCCCGAATAAGTGGCATCCGTAGACTGTAGTGTATAAACTAATAAATAATCTTTAGATAAAGGCGAACCGCTATTAACGAAAATACCTTTTGTCCCTTTAGCTGGATTTTTTAAGTTAGTTAAACTCTGGCATAATTATTAAAATCGTAAAAAATAGGGTTAGCTTAAAAAAAGCTAACCCTAAAGTTTTATTCAATTTTTAAAACTAATTTACCATGTATATAATATTTTGGATTTTCTTCTTTGTAAAGTTTCCAACGGAGAATATCGTCTAAAATAATGCATATGCCGGACAATAATAACCATATCAAAGAAAAGAACAAATTTATCTGACCACCAACGAAACTTAGTGGAAGAGAAGAGTAATTCCATATACCTAAATTATTTTCTATATTCCAATAATATCCACCAACAGCTTCAGACAAAGTGGCAATCATTGAACCTACAAAACATTGCAATATGAAATCTGTATTCATCTCGAACAAATTGTTGATTAATCCTATAGCAATACCAATAAAACCAGCTAATATAAACATGCGCCAATCGGTTAATTTGCCCTTGTATATACATTCAATGACAAAATATATAGTTCCATAGATTATAAACAATATGCTATACTTTATTAATTTTCTCATATATCTCCAATCAATTAATTGAAACTAATTTCTGAATGACTTTCTCACTCTGTGTCATAATCTCATTATATTTATCTGAATACTTACCAGTTAAATCTGTGCCATAGTAAATATTTTTTATCAAGTCAATATTTTTTACATCGGTTACAGATTCAATATAAAGTTTTAACTGATTAAAGTATGTTTGATTTTTCGTCAGATTCATTTGTTCTTGCATATAAATAGATGCGATATCATCATATGTATATAAAGAGCATGATTCTCCGTCTGCATGATAGGGAACTTCTAATCCAGTGGATTTTGCCAAGTTCATTGCATTTAAAATATTAGACTGGTCTTGAACTGTATATGAATAAGTTTTCCCTTCTGGTGTTGTAATACCTTTTTCAATAGTAGTTTCACAAGCACTTCTCATTTCATAAATTTTATTTTCTTTTTCTATATTGAATTCGGCAAGTTTTTGTGCAGCCAATTCCTCTTCGGTTGGTTTTGGAATAGGCTCTGGATCAGGAACTACTGGTTCAACATAAACTTCACCAGTTGATAAATAAATAGTATTTTCTTCATCTGTGTCTTTGTATTTCGTTGTAAATAATGAAAAATCTCCCATAACACTTAAATTATGTTCATTAAGCAATTTAAATCCAGACAAATAAAATTTTTCTGATGGGGTAGAAGTAAATTGTATTTTTACGATGTTTTCTCTTAAAAATGATAATTGTACATCATAAATAGTATCATTATTTAAAAATCTTATTTTTTCCATGTTATTAAATTCCTTCTTTCTTTTAGATTTAATAACGAAAAGATATTAATTTTCTTTGTATCTAAGAATTTATATTTTAAATTTATGCCAGAGTTTAACTCAGTTAAACGAAGGAATCTTTAAAGAACCTATCCAAATCAATTATATATATAATTACACATCTGAAGTTCAGAAAGTATTTGAGTATGAATGTGAAGAAACAGGTATTTATGTCATTAATATGAGCGGCAGTGACTTTTATACACATTGCTTTATTACAGATAAGCGATATGCAGCACAAATAGCGGCTATGTCCAACAATGGAGTAGCGACTAAAATCCAATGCACGAACCAGTATAAGATGTATAAAGGACACAAATATAATATTGAGTTATGGAATGCCACATTTCAGATGTATAAGTATTAAATTTACTGATAAATAATCATTATTTCGGCAATGATCCAGAGTTTAACTACAAAATTATCACTATCGTCATTTAAAGTCGTCACTCTTGGTGGAAATACTAATTTAAACGACCTTTCAGAATGTGGGATATATTCAGTAAGAGGCGGCTTAAATTCACCTAGTGGCGACTGGGTAATAATGATGGTTTTACCGATAAATAGAGATGTAGCTTTTATTAATCAAATTTGTTTTGCATTAGGTCATGCTAGACCATTTGCAATAGCATATGCTTTTGGCTCGTGGACTGATTGGGTGGAGTTATAATTTTTAGTTATCATTATAACAACGACTAAAATGTGTATTTATTTTATTCCATAAACCTGATATGTAGAATAGCTATATCCTTTATTATAAAAGCCGTGTAATGTTATATAAGTTGGTTTTATATTCATACTACATGTACCAATATAAGATTCTGATGAATATCGTATGAATCCAAGATTAATGCTGCCGATTAATTTTAAAAGATCGACATTTATTATCTTAGAATCATTTACGGCACAAATTAACAAGTATTTATAACCATCGCAATTAAATTTACAGTTTTTATTATCATCAATTAACAAATCGATTTTATTAACAGTTAAACTCTGGCATATTATTAAATATAATTCTTAAATTTTATCATATAGATCAATATATTCTTATATTCTAAGAATTATGAACAAAATCCTTTTAATCTAACGGTTTGTTCTATTTTATTTTGGTCTGTTAGTACATAACGATTAACACTTTGTAAATCACTATGCCCTAATAATTTTGCAATAACACCTATATCAGTATCTTTTTCTGCTAATCTTGTAGCAAAAGTAGCTCGTAGAAGATGCGGGTGTATTCGTACAACACCACTTTTCATTCCAACCTTTCGCATCATTGCTTCAACACCACTTTTATGAATTCTATCATTCCGTTTAAATGACTTAAACAATGGAGTATTATCAGAATATTGCATAAATGCTCCATTAAAATTAATATCTTTTCGTAGTTTTAAATATTCATTTATTCGCATCATTGTCTTTCCAGAAAACGATACGATTCGTTCTTTATTTCCTTTTCCAAGGATTTTACAATTAAAATTTCTAAAATCTATATCAGATAGATTTATTCCACATAATTCGCTTACACGGACACCTGTATCTAGTGAAAATTGAAAAATTGCAAGATCGCGTGAATTAGTACAGTTTATCTTAAGTAATTCAATTTCTTCATCTTTGAGAGGAACTTTAACACACTTTTTATATTTTACAGGTTCAATTATTGACATAGGATTTTCGGAAATCTTTTTATGTTTATACAGATAACCAAAAACAGAAGATAGATATTTTCTCTTACTGTCCATGGTAGAATCTTTTACATTATGTATTTTTTTATATTTTGCTAAAAAAGAGAGCACATCATCACTTGTAATCATGTTTAACTCTTTGTGAGCAAAATCACACAATTGATTAACTACACGTCTATATTGATCAATAGTTAAATCTGATTTATTACTACTCATTTTACCAATTCTAAAATATTCAAATAGCAACTCAGTTGTATTACCGTTTGTAGTAATAAGCTCTGTAGATGTTATTTGTTCAACAGAAAAATTGTATGATACCATCCAAAATCTTTCCTTCAAAAATTTCAAATCTTCACCACTAAATCTTTCCATACATTCATTCATGTACATCATTATTAATTCTTCTTTTGCACTTGTCATATAAATACCTCCTAGAACATATGTTTGCTTCTATTTGGTTATTCTCTTTTTATTAATGGAAAATAATGGAAATCGAATGAATGTTCGGAAAGATTTATAAATGAATTTGAATTAAACCAGAGTTTAACTAACATTCCTATATTCAGATGTGGTCGAATTAGAGTATCATATGAAAGTCCTCAATATTTGAAAGCAAATGTTGTTTTTGATAAAGAAATGCCATCATATGATTATTCAGTTGCTATTGGCATTGACTCAAATGTTCTCGATTGCACAGCTATATACTATGAAAACAGAAGCGTACATGGATTTGGAATTTCCATATATAAAGCTGACGCAAATTTTACGAGCGTTGACGGTGTAAATCTGTCTTGGATTGTTGCAATGTAGTTTTTTAGCAACAGAGATTCTGCTTATATAGTATTCACACGTATTTTCAGATTTTTGACCACCTGTAATAATAAGATTTTTTAATTAAGAACAATGAAACCTGCTCCGAGACTTCCACCACCGCTATCGTTGGTTTTAAAACCGCATTGTGTTCCTGCGTAAAAGTTCATTCGCACGCCGTCTAAGCTGGTACCGTTGTCTCGATGTCCCATTGCACCGTTAGAAAAAAAGTCTATGTCACGTTTGTTATAGCCTTGCCAATATACTGTAGCAGTAAAATTTTTTGTAGGAACTATACCGGCACTATTTACTGTGAAAAAATTGGGATTTACACCGACCCATCCTGTTACCCACTGTCCATTGGAATAGCTGTCTATTGATCGCCATCCTGCTATACAACTGCCACTAGGAACACCTGCTGATTGACCAGCAGCATAGCCAGTATTATAGCCATCCTCAAATCTTTTAAAAGGGGATACTGTACCAGCACCTCCTGTTCCACTTGCAAAGTATTTATATAAAGTACTGTTTTCTGCTGATGTAGTTCTCTGTTGGACAAAGCCCCAAACGGTTCTTCCAGCAACCAATATATTCGAGTCTGTAGACAGAACACCTGAAAACCAGTCTATATTTGCTGCGACCACGTCAAATTCGACTGTATGCACAGGGGATAACTGCCCTAGTAAATAATTTTTATTTATATAATCGCAGACAGCTTTTGCTTCAGCAGCAACATTTGGCAGTACTAATCTGAGATACGTTCTCTTTAAATTATTAACATTAGTTAAACTCTGGTTTAACTGTGTGCACTGATCTTGTAAATTTTTCCCTGCCGATGCAGATAAAGCAAATTCATCATTATCTGTTGCAAGAGAAGAAGTAACGCCTTTCATTGCTCCAAATCTATATTCAACTGTATCTGTGTCATCAGTTCCATCGCCCATATGAACTGTCTGTGAGCTTGTCCACCTTGATAATAATTTATATCCACTACTCGTAAGTATGTAATTTTTCATTTTAGTAAAGCCACTTGCAATACTCATATAATTTCCTCCTATCAATATTCTTGTTGCCAAATTACTTTGTCTTTCATTTCAGACTCTGTTGGCTCTGTTTGCTTTGTAATAATTGGGTTATAATATTCTTTCTTAATTTGACACAAAGAATAAATTTTTTGTTCCCATGAATTTAAAAGAGAAGCAGTAACACTATCTATCTGGCTATTGTTAGATAATAGGGTTACTGCTTCTTGATATTTTTTTTCTTTTATTAAGTTTGTATGTTGATTGTATATATCTTTATCATCAATAGATATATCATTTCTCAAAGTAGGATAATAATCACTTAAAACCATATTTCTCCTCCTAGTATTCCTTTAGCCATTCACTACCTTCGTTTAGCTTGTATGCGTCAACGTCAGGTTGTTCTTTCTGAATAATAATTCTTTGAGAATAAAATATCTCTTTTGCTAAATCGTAGATTCCAAGTTCAATTTTATTAAAAGATTCACAGTTAACACCACATGGCTTTAATATTTTTTCATTATCTTTTGCATATTGAAAAGCTGCAACATTGTCACCAGAATCTCTCAATCTGTAAAATTCATCAATTATTGGAATCACTGTACTATCAACATTTTTATAATTTGATAGTGTAAAAGTCATTTTCTCTCCTTTATTAATCGTAATATAACGGATAAAATCTTTGTAAAGTGATTGTACTAATGCAAGAACTCAAGTTATGCGATATTCCTTTTACTATATATTGTTTAGGTGTATCATCATCTATCTTTTGATATTCCACCTTTTGATTTACGTCTAGCCAAGGAACAAGTTTTGTGGAAATTTCTACAGTATCATTCATGCTAGATGATTTCCTATTAAAGTAAATTGCATTTTGTTCTGCAACAGAATTAGACATAATATTATCAAATTCATCACCAGTTTTTACATCCAACACTTCTTTGATTTTTTGAACTGTATATGGACTATCATGTTCTAATCTTAGTATTACTTTTTTACAATTATATTTATCTTCGAAATATTTTTTGGTATATTTTTTATCACTTAAATCGCCAGTTAATACACATAAGGCATGTGGCTGAAACTGTCCAAGATAATATGAAATGAATGTTTCTTCTTGTTTTCTAATCATGATTGTATTTACTTCGTTTGCAATAATTGTATTTTGTGGAATTGGATTAGAGGTATATTCTTGATAAATTGGAATTTGACCAAGAGAATTAATATTGAGCATTGGATTTGCTATATTCGTAGATTTTGGTTTAAATGCAATAATCTCATATTCTGAATATGAATCATATTTGTCTAATGTTAAATTAAACACATTTGAAGAAACAACACAATTTTCATCTGCATTTCTATCAATCTCATATGATTTTCCAAAGACTTCGGTTACATTTTTGATAGAAGAGAGAGTATATGTTGTATTTTCTGTACTTTCAGCTACCAAAATCTTTTGAATGAAATTATTATCAAGAACTATCGAATCATTCTGGCAAGAAGGAATCATATTACAACAGAAGTTATTATATACATCAAAATATGATTGTACATTCGGATATAATTCTGTAATGTCAGATACAATATCTGCTTGAGTATCCCCAGCAGAGAATTCTAAATCACTTGGTAATTTATTCCAATCTGGATTATTTTTTCTATATTCTAAATAACCATTAGGATTTGTAGATTGCATCCCATAAAATTCACCAATATCTTCAATCAAAATCTTATCTGTAATTTCTTCTGAAACAATAAAATTTCTCAAAACTTTTTGAATTGTTGTGATATTTCCATCCGAATCTTTTTGCTCAATGATAACCGTAGCAGCACCACCAACTTGTCCATTGCGAGTTCCATCCATTTTAGCAAACCAATCTTCTAATGTTGTAGTTAATGTATTATTAATAGCATCTTTTACGGTACTGCTATCTGTAATGATATATGTTCCGCAAGGATGCCAAATATAATCACCTTTTCTAAAACTAAAAATTCCAACCTCAAAAACAAAATTCAGTCTCATATATAAGTTCAACCAATCTTCAACTTTTTTGATATCATATACTGACACCGTAATCTTTCTCCTTATATTATCATCAGATGATACCGTATAAGTATCTGGAACGATATTATTTGCAGTATTCAGCACATTTCCTAAATTATCTTGTATAGTAAATCTATATTGAACGTCTAATTGTGGTTGTAATAATATCTGTTTGTCTAGTTCAGTGATAGGATATATCATCAATACCACCATTCCTTTCCAACATCAGATAATCCACAATCATATAAATCTTCTGGATTATTAACATTCCCTATTTCAACCCAGTCAAATCCTATTTTTCTTAAATCATTATGTCCGTCTGTCGTATCAGAAATATCTCCTGAAACACTGATAAGCCAAATACGTCCATCATAAAATTTAAGAATTTTTGGTTTTCTATTGAAAAGCCAATCCTTTACATTGTTTCTATAATCAATTCCAACTGATATATCAACTGTTAGATTTTCTTGATCAAATTTAATAAAGTCACCTGCAATAGAACCTTGTTCATAATTGGAAATACTATTATTTGTAACACATGGATAACGATTATTGTATAAAGAAAGAGCAGAAGAACTAGACGGTCTGGTAGAATCCAAATCATCCATATTATATAACGTTCCGTATATATTATCTTTATCGCACACATACATTCCGTTAAACTCTGAATGAATTGTTTCGGTTACATATGTATTTTCAATTCCATTACATACAGATACGACCATATATTCATAATCTTTATTACTTGGTCTGAAAAAATCTTTTTTAGAAACTTTAAAATCTTCAATTTTTTCAATTTTTATAGCATAAAGCGGAGTCCAATCAAAAGTTCCGACTTCCCTACATTTAATTAATACATAATCAGTATTACTAAGTGAAAATCCTGAATTACCAGCATCAACAGTATTGTCATCAAATTTGGCATTTAAAATGGTATCATAATCCCATTCATCATATCCATTTTCTACTTTCAAATCTGGATTTTTGCTGACAAACAGTTGATCAAAAGTTCCATTCTCTATATATATGTTTTTAACATCTTTTGCCATAGTAGGAGATGGATCAACTGTGTATCTTGCTCCAAAAAATGTTGTACCTAAAAATAACATAGCATCCGCCTCCTTATTTAATTTCTATATATCCATTATCTTCATAATATGCTTTTAAGCTATATAAATCATTTTTTCGTTTTACTTCAAATACAATAATATAATTGTTAATATTATCAAGAGTGACTTGAGATGAAATAACATTTGAGTTTTCATCAATAATTTGATTAGAACTTTCATCAATTATCATTACATTTGGCAATTTAACATATCTATAATAAGAACCTATCACAGAATCTGCTTTTAATACGCAATAATAATTCAAAGCTATTTTTTTTATTGATAATTCTACATTGCCAGATGAAGTTGAAGTCGTATATCCAAAGAACGGAGTGTCTAATGGTGTTTTTCTTGCTTTTACAAACATTGAAAAGTTATCTGAAAAATCAAATCCACTTATATAAGTTACTTTTTTATTATCAAGTATGATTTCGCCATTACTGAACTCTGGATCTCCACCTTCTATAATGTAACCAATATCAATAATATTACAATCAACTTGGATATACCCTTCGCATTTATTGTTCGAAAGTCGAAGCAACATATTGTTAGGCTGCACTATATAATTAACATTAATTTCGCATAATCCAGTATCAAACTCCATATTGTGTAAAGATGTTCCTTTACATTGAACATAATATGTAGTCAGATTTTTTAATCCTAAAAATGTATACGAAGAATCGTTTAAACTATAAAAACTATTTGATTTGGTCACTAAATTTTTCTGTAAATCGTATAAATAAAATGTAAATTCTTTTATAGGATCATTTTCAGCTTGTCTGTATGATAATGATAGATTGATAGAAGCTTTATTGATTTTACTTGTAAAATTTGAAAATGAAGCAATTGGGATAGAATAACAATAAAAGATAATCGGCTGAGATAATTCACTAGAATTTCCATCAAAATCAAATACTTGAACTTGCGCTGTATATTGCCCAACTTTAATTGTATTTGCTGGCAAATCATAACATAATTTCATCCCAAGCTGTGTATTGTCTAATACAGTTTCAAAAGTCTTATTGTCTACAATAATAATTCTCTTTTTTTCAATCTGATTTCCGCTATAAGAAAAATAAATATTATTATTTTCAGAAGGATCAAAAGTTGATATTAAAGATAGAGTAGGGGTTGGCAGTGTAGCCATTTTAAATCACCTCCTAATATTCTTTCAACCATTCATCATCTGTAACCTGATCAGAAGGCTCTGTTGAATCTATTTTAAAACCATGCCCAGCAGAAGACGATGAAGGAATAGCCCATGTTCCATCTGCTCTAAAAAATTTGTCTTGGCTTCCTTTTGTTGGAGCAGGAATATAACCAGCAGTTCCATTTGCTGAAGCAGTTGCACCTTTAAAGGCAGTCCATGTATTGTTATCGGCATTATAACTTAAGCACACCCAGTAAGTTCCGTTATATGTAAAAACATGTGCTATATTATTGTAAAAAGCTCCTGCTCTTGTATAATTTAAAGCACCTATAACACCATTGCGTGTAAAAGCTATAGTTTTTGCTCCTGTATTATTTACATTTAATGTAAGATTTCCGCTAGACGGATTAGTTGTAGTTGTATCTGTAAATTCTACAACAATTGTCGCCCCAGGTTTAAGCACAAAATTCGCAAGTGTAGCAACTTTAGCAGTAACGTTTCTTGCAGTCGAACATGTCGCAAGTGTGAGAGTAGACATCACTGTATTTAAATTTGCTTTATCGGTTGAACTCATCAAACCATTTGCAGAAGTTGTTGCTGGTGAATAAATTGTATTTGTATCCTTGTAATATGGAACACCATCGATAATTGGACATGCAATATGTCCACTATTGGATGTGACAGTAGATGTGGTTTTTACTCCACCAAGAGTAGAAGATGAAGCAGTTGGTAAACTATATTTATTTGCGCCACTAGCAATACCGGCTAATTTTGTTTTTTCATCTGTGGTATAATCATTAGTTGATAATCCTTTTCCAGAAACTATATCAACCTTTTTGTCAAATTTTTCATCTAGTTTATTCAATAAATGGTCTAGTCCATTTAGGCTTAAAATAGAATCTTGTGGCATTTATTCATCTCCTTTTATTAAATAATGCATCTATTTCTTCATTTGTAATATATGATATGTTTTCTTGTATATAGTTTGGAATAGAAGAAAACTCAATGTTAATTGTTTTTCCGTTTTTGTTTGCAATTAAAATTGTATCATCGGAAACAGATGTTTCTATATCATATGAATCTATTCGCTTTTGTGGTATTGGCATAATGTCTCCTTTCTCACAGTTTAGCGATAATCAACTTTCTCTGTTGATTTCCATTTATATAATGAACCAAACATTTGTCACCAGATTTAAAATTAATGTTTGTTCCATTTTTTACATTGTACTTATATGAATCAATTAACACAGTATAAGAATCCTCATTTTCGGAGACTATAATTGCCTCTTTATCTGAATATAAATTGGCAATTTTCTTATCTACTATGCGAATAACATTTTCATATATTTTTTCAATAGCTTTATATCCATTATTCATAATAATATTAAAATAATATAAGGGGTGTTTTACCACCCCAATATTATTTATCTCCTTCTTTTTGAAAGTTGTTGGTCAACAATACCATTGCTATATTTTAAAATGTCACCTGCAAATTGTTCTGGTTTTTCTACGTTCGGTAAAATAACTTTACCAATGGAAATAGAATTAGATGTATTCTGATTGTTATTCACCAATTTACTATAATCAGTCTGTTTCGGCTGATAATGCTGAATAGGAATATTATTTATCGCATCTCCAATATTTAACTTCGCCATCATTTGTGCAAAATTATCATAGACAGGAATAGGTGTAAGCACCGTACCATCTGGCAGAACTTTAGTACCTGGCAACTGTTCAACATTACCTTGATTCTTAAGAATCTCTTTGGTTTCATTCGCAGGAATTACTTTTTCGCCACCTTGGAAATTGTAAAACTGTTCGCCTTTTGCAAGGTCGATTTCACCATTGTTTCTAATAATAAGTTCAGGATTCTCTTCAGAAACAATATTCCATCCTTTTTTCGCATTATCCGTACCAGAAGCATAACGTTTGTATACGCCATTACCACCATAATTAACAATATTGCTTGACGCTTCACCTCTCGTCACATATCCCTTTTTCCACTTTACAACAAGATATTTTCCACCAACACTAATAACACCATCTCCACCAAGCATTCCAATCTTACTAGAAGCTTGCCCATTTGTATTAAAAGTACCAAGTGTTCTGTATATCCAATAATGTTGTACAGTATCTTTTTTGGGTTGTGATGGTTTGCTTACAGAACTAACATTTCCACTTGAACCAGAATAACCATTAGAACCACCAGAAGTCTGTGCTTTTGTTGCCTCTGCTGCTTTAACAGCATTTAATGCAGATATCTGAGCATTTGCAGATTGCCATGCCATATCAGAAATTGACTTTTGAATATCATTATACTGATTTCTGAAATCATTTAATGTTGACAGACGACCATTGAGGACATCGGATTCCCAACTCTGACCAAGTAACATTTTTGCGTACATGTCGTCCACACTGTTACTATATTCATCAGTAAGAGAAGACCACTGATCTTTAAGTTTATTATAGTAGTCAACTTTTTCTTCATATGACTTAATGAGTTCTTCATTGTCATTAATCTGAGATTGAATCTTAAGGTATTTGGTTTTAAAGTTTTCAATATCGGAAGTTCTGTTTAAAAGAATAAGTTTTTCGTATTCCTGTCCCCAAAGTTCGATAGCAAGTTGTTCGCTTACTGCTTTATCCCAAGCATCAGGAATTTCATTCCACTTTTCTTTATACTTATCCAAAATATCAATAGATTCTTGAATTTTATCTTGTTCTTTTTGAAGACTGTTAATTAATTCTTCGTTTGTAATATCATCAAGGTCTTTCTGTGCATCACGAATAGCTTCATTATCAGTATCGTATATATATCCCTTGCCTTCTACATATAATTTACGAGTACGTTGCTGTTGTGCTTTCTGTAAGGCATAAAGTGCTTGTTCTTTTCTATATTGCAAGTCTAAAGCATCATTTTTATCATTTAAAGCATCTATTTGGTCTTGCAATAAATCCTTTTGCTCATTCAATCTGTCTATTTCTTTATCATAAACATTTGATACAGCAGATAGAATTTTATCATAATTGTCTTTCTGGTCATTTAAGGCATCATTTTGATCATTGAGTGCATCTATTTTTGCTTGCCAAGCATCAATTTCTTTCTGCAATCTTCTTGTGATAGCAGATAAAGCACGGTCATATGCATCTTTCTGCTTTTCCAACATAGTCTTGGTATAATCATACCAATCTTTGTCGGAGATTTTACCAGAGTTATGCATGTCTGCAAGCATCTTAGAAACGGAATCACAGTATTCCTTATAGGACATTTTACTTGCATCTAGTTTCTTATCATAATAGTCCATCATATCATCACAATATGACTTATAATGTGATTTCAGACCTTTGTAGACCTCTTCCTCATACTTCCGATAATCGTCAAGGTATTTTTCTTTACCAGCGAAATATTTTTCATTTAAGTCTTGAACACCATTGTAATAATCTTCCTCTGTGATATATTCCATCTCAAGATTGTGTTTGAGAAGGTCATATTCAACTTGAAACTGTTCTTTGAGTTCGTCTTTGGATGATTTGGATGATGAGCCTGATGAAGATTTCTTTGACACAGAAGCAAAATTACCAGCAGAGATAGCATTCTTAGTTGACTGTATCAGCTTTAGTTTAGTATCCAAACCTTTCATGACATTTTCTGTTGCAGTCTTATCTTTTGCTGATGCAGCCGAAATCTGAGCCGATAATTCCTGTGCCTGTGCTGCCGTCATAGCTGCCTGTGCAACACCTTCATATGAACCACTTAATTGAGCCAAACTATCCATAAGAGCAGCGTTACCGGTGATGTAATTTGTAGTTGACTGTGCTGCTTCGCCATTGGCAATAGCTTGTAGCTCTGTCATAGCTTGAGTAACGGCAGTAGCCTGTGCTTCATCAAGTTTCGCTTGTGCTAACTGAGCCATTGCATCTGCATTAAGTGATAACTGTCCGTTTTCCACTTGCAAACAAGCAAGATATTCATCACTAAGAGAGAGTAGTGATTGAATTGTATCTATAGATAATTGACCGCCATTAGAGTTGTATTCCTCGACAGCAGAATTGAGTGTGTCATATGCTGACTGGATAGAGTCTATTGCTGAGTTGAGGTCGGAGATTTGTTGTTTGAGGGTATCTGCGTCTGGAATTTCGAAGGAATCTTCTGATGCTTTTTTGTGCTCATTCCATTTTTGAATAGCCTTGTCAGCATCATTAATTCCTTCTGTAACCTTGTTAAAATCATTGACCTCTTCATCAGTGTTAATACCTTCCGTATCAAAGAAATCTTTAATCTTATCAGAGTCATTAAACCTATCTGCTGTCTTTTTGATAGATTTTTGCAAAGCATCTGTATCCTTAATTTGAGGTTGTAAAGATATACTAATAGCATTATCTTCACCAAGAAGGTCGTCAAAATAATCTTTTATCTGCTGTAAGTAGTTAGCTTTTTCTTCTGGTGTCAAATCTTGATTCGTAAATACTTCAGATATTGCTTTTGAAATTTCTGGATTGTCTTGTACGTCATTAATAGCAAATAGAATATTGCGTCTTAAATATTCGCTAACCGCATTCCAATCATTTTTATCAATATTGTCTGGTAAACTAGAAAAATCAAAATTCATAATCATATCTTGAACAGCAGTTTGTAAACCACTATCGTCAATTTGATTATAAGTAAATTCTGACTGTAACCATGTATTCAAATATGAATCAATAGAAGATTTTTCACCTTCTAGTTGTTGCTCTGCATATTGGAGATTTTTTCTTGCTGTTTCAAGCTTTGAAGTAAATGCAGTATCAATATCACCTGTTGCAGTGATTAAATATCCAGTTACTTCATCTCCACCATATGCATTTTTTCTTGTAATATTTGTTTTCTCATAAGCTATGTTTAAATCTTCTAATGCTTGAATATAGTTTGCTAATTCAACTGTAGCTTCTTCGCCATCTTCGTTCTCAAAAGTACCCAAAAGGCTATCTTTGTCAAAAGCCTGAACCATGCCGCCACTATTTTGTAACTGTTGATATGCATTATTAATTTTGTCAAATTCAGATTTTGCAGATTTTACTTCTGATTCTGCTTCACCCAAGTCTTGTACATAACCTTTATAAACATCAGGAAATTCATCAATGATTTTTTGGTTTGCAAGGTCTTTTTCTTTCTGAAGTAAATCGTCCAATGAGCCAACAATAGTGTCTACATCGCCAGATAAATTTAAAATAGCGTTACCATTATCGTCATAATTCTTACTAAGTTGTGGAAATACATCTGCAAGCTGATTGCTCAAATCAAGGAATTCTTCATACTCGTCTGTACTTAACGAACCACGACTTTGATTTACTTTACCAAGATTTTCAACTTCTTGTGCAAGTTCAGCATAACGCTGTTTCGCATTTTCTACTGTTTCTGTATTGGTCTTTAAATCATCGTTGATAGAAGCAATTTTATCTTTTGCTTCTTCTGCGGCTTCTGTAATTTCCTTAGAGCTATTTATCCAAGTTGCAAAAGCACTTACAACTCCTGTGATAATAGCAGAAATACCAAATGTTAAAGCTGCGTTTAAGGCAGTAGTAGCAATAGTGAGCCCAACAGTTTTTGCTGTTGAAGCAATAAGAGATACGCCATAACCACTTAAACTTGCTTTCGCACCATTAAGTCCTGTTAAGTAAGAACCAAGTTTTGCATTTGTCAACGATACAGCAGTTGCAAAATTCTGTTGTTCTTTTTGACTAACCGCACCTAAAGCGTTGTACTGTTTCATGGCTTGTGTTATCTTTGTATATCCTGTTATATTGCCTTGCAATGATACAGAATATGCCGACATTGAAGCTATTGAACCTTTTATGTTTGTCAAATAAGAAGCTAACCCATCGTCACATTGAGCTATAAGTCGTTGCCAACCTTGTTGTGTTAATGAATTGTGTTCGATTGCTTGATTATATTTATAAATAATCTGCTCCGCATTAGAAAATGGTGTAATAATTTCTGAATTTACAGAAGATGCCGTTCCTGCAAACCAAGATTTCACTGTGTCTTGTTTGAATATCGTACTATTATATGGTATACTTGTTTGAGGAGTATATATTTTAATGGATTGGAGAACGATTTATGAAAAAACAGAAATTATTTATTTTATTTTCTCTTGTAGTATTGTGTTTATCAGGATGTAGTAAAACTGAAAAAGACAATTCATTTGATACAGACTTATATGGAACTTATTCAGATAACCTCAATGCTTCAAATATGGATTATGTAAAAAAAGAAAGCTATATATTAAATAAAGATAATCTATATGAACATATTGTATATGAAAAATATAATGACAGTATTTTAAGAGATTCCAAAATTGATGATAAAATTGGCAATATTTATGAAACTAATAGTGATATTACAGAAATAGAGTTAAACAATGGAAACTCATTTAAAATAACACTTTATAAATATAAAAATATGCTCGGAAGATTTTATGAGACAGATGTTCCGAGTGGTAAAACATTTGATTTATTCCTAAAAAACGAAGATTCAAGTGTTAATGAAGGTCTTGTGTTTAATAAAGATGGGAAATATCATTATTGCACCAATTATGATAACTGTACTGATGATAGTAGTACATTTACAAAATATAAACATAAAGGTGACTATATTTACCAAGCCGATTCTGATGGTAATTGGACTATCTTGCTTTATGCAGTTGATGATGGTTTATTTGCAAAAGAATATACTAAATCACAAGAATAGGAGAGAACTATGAAGCGTATCTCATATCAAAGAATTGCTTATTTAGTCACTCATAATTTTTTAAATGATATAATTGCAAAAGACTATCTATATCTGGAAGACAAATTAAACAATATAAATTTTGAAGAACTTTCTCTTGTAGATAAGATATTTGTTGTTATGTGTGTTAATTACAGACATAAAGTAATATCAACAAAAAACCATTTAAGACGTGAATATAATATAGAAATTTCCGAAGATGACGTATTTCATGTATTGCTCGAATGTCAATGTTTTGATATAGAGATTACAGCAATGGCTAAATCATATTTATATTATGATTTCAGTAAATCAGAAATTCTTGATGAGCAAATTGAACACATTAATGAATATGGAGAAATTGATTTACCGTATACATATGCATTTCATGAAATAGAGTAGAATTATAATTTATGTTATTATGAATAACGATGGTAGTTTTAAAGCTCAGTCACTCATATATAATAAATCAGAATAGAATAGGAAAATCAATCATGGAATTATTAATTAAACCACATTATAAAAAAGATTCATTCTTTATAGATACTAATAAAGCTTTTGCAGAATCATTTAGATATGACGAAGCGTACAATAACACATTCTGCTTTAATGCAGGATTTGATCTATTTCTAATGAATGAATACGATGAAGATAACGAATGTTATAATAAAAAAGATTTAGTTGCTACAGTAGAAGCTCAGTTTTTTAAGACCGATTATATAGATGCTTATAATGTTGATATTAAAGAACTCGCAGATGTTATATCTGATGATACATATAAATCAATATTAACCTTATTAGATTATAACTTACTAGATAAAGATAGAATATGGGAAACACCTTTAGTATGTTATCTTAGTAGACTACATATTTCTTCACAATACAGAAATAAGGGAATAGCAACTTACATACTTAATAATCTTCAAGAAATTTTTGAATATATTACAAGCGAAGCAAGTCACATATTCATTACTTTGCCGTGTCCACAAGAACAAGATAAAGAAGGAAGATGGAATAATACTTTCAACGAAGAAATGCTTAATAATATGATAAAAATTCTTGAAAATCATAATTTTAAATCTATTGGAGAGCATGGCTGCTATTATAAAATATATTAACATCGAATGTCCATATTGTCATTCAATGAACACTTCTAAAATTGGTACAGTAAGTCGTATGACTTCGACTGCCATGTTCGGATTAGCAAGTAAGAAAATAGGAAAACAGTGGCATTGCAATAACTGTAAAAGCGATTTCTAAAAATGGAACAAATCACCTAAACAAATGTTCCGAATGGTAAAATCTTCCTCAAAGTAGTATAATATAATTACAAAATACGAAGGAGGTATTTATTATGGGACAATCTAATCCTGGTGGAACACACTATCAAGATCTTTTAAGAGAATATGAAAGGAATCTTTATAATGCACAAGCAAAAGGAGATAAAGGTGAAATCGATCATTGGGAAAGAACCATTGATGGTTTAAGACAAGAAGCTGCAAATAGAGGTATTTATATTTAGAAATAGTATGGGAGAGTAAAAGACTTGTCGGATGACAGGTCTTTTATTTTGGGTTGAGTAGAAAAGAAGAGTAGTGATAATATTAAAAGAGCAGGAGATCAGTCCTGCTCTTTTGTCATAGTAGTTAAGTTTGATTTTTGACACAAATAGTCTTAAATCAATATCAGCTTATAAGAGATATCATAAAAATATCTCTAAGGTAAATAGGAGATAGTATAACTATCTAATGTACATAGAATATGACCTTAAAACCCGACTAAATTTAATGGTCAATTAAATCTTAGCCTATGCTAATATAAGCATACATATATATTATCACAAAATATATATTATTTCAATCAATATTTTGTGGTAATAACCAATTTGATTCTGGTTTTGCTATAAGACGTGCGTTATTATATGCCATATCCATAGTTAAACATGTATGTGCCAAATAATAACCAGAATTTTCATTTTCAACTTTGGTTAAAGTTAATGCTAAACATGGTTTATTTTCTTTCCCAAAGTATAATGGTAATAACAGTTGAATTTTTCCGCTAAAATATTGTGGAACAGCAAGTTTATAATTTGCCATAACTCTATTAATTGATTCTTCTATTGCCCCTTTTAATTCTCTCTCAGGTTTTTCAGCTTTTAACACAACTTCTGGTAATCGCTTACGATTTTCTTCATCTTCTAATATATGTTTATAATTTACTTTAATATCATAATGCCAATCAAACACTAAATCATTGCTTTTCGAAAAATAATCTGCTCTATTAGGAAATTTAAAAATTTCAGTGTGAAGTAATTCAAATTCCGTACAAAAATTTTTAAAGCGCCACCCTTGATCGACAGATATATCTTTTACTCCTTGAACATATATCGGACTATAATATGCATTAAATAAACCAGTATTAAACACACAATACTTATCTGTTTCCAAAACCTTATCTTCTTCTTGTAATTTAAAAAATGTATATTTTAAATAATTTTTTAAGATTGAATTATCTGATTTATTAGCAAAACTCCAACTCTCAGGCAGTGTGAGACTTGCTAATTCATTAATTCTTTTATTATAATCTCCCCAAAACATATAGTCGTAGACATCTATTAAATTACCCATATAAACCTCCACCAATCATTAGTATTTAATATTACCATTATATACCAAAAATCGACAGAATACTATTCAGAACATATGTTTACAAACGAATACGAAAGAAGAGTAGTCAACCGACTACTCTTTAAATATTCTACTGTAATTCTCTTATAATATTTCTCCAATAATCTAATCTAAATCTTACAGACTCAGCAGAATTAGTACCGTTCATAAGATTATCCTTGTATTCAGTGTTGTCATCGTATGTTGCCAAGAACTCACTTACTTTCAAAGCAAATTTCTCAAAGCTCTTTTTGTCTTTGCAAATTCTATATGCTGCAAAACATAATACAGAAATACTTGTCTTAGGAATTTTTACATCTTCTCCAAGAGACTCATCAAGTTTGTTGATTGCAGTTTTGATAATTTCAATCTTTTCTGTGTCAACTTGGTCATTATAGAACTCAATGAAATTTTCTTTATCTTTCCCCCTGAATGAAGCAAAATCATTATCTTTATTAGTGGAGCAGAGCATTAATGTTTCAAGCGCAATACTCTGATCGACAGAACTCTTCAACTGCGTAGCTGTTAATCTCTTTTCAAAGAATGGAAGAGAAATAATATCAAAGATAGCATCACTGAGTTCATCTGACATATCAGGTGTAAGCTTCTGTGATGTATTTAACGGTTTCCCTGAATTGAGTCTTCGGAACATTTCTCTGACATCTTTATCTGTATATTCAGTGATTTCATATACTGTGATAGCAGAACTATCTAACTCGTCCTTTACAACTTGGTCAAGTTTGCTAAATTTCAATCCTGCAATATTATATTCAGTTCCTTCAATTATAACTGGTTCTGCCTTTTTAGATATTGCAAACTCATCATTATAGAATCCTTTTAATGTGCTTAATCGCTGTACGCCATCAATAACATATTGTACACCATCTTCAGAAATAGTATAAACTGGTGGTACAATATATCCTCTTAAAAGAGAGTCAATAAGCAATGATTTGTTTGGATTAGACCAAACAGATTCTCTTCTCTGTAATTTGTGTTTTAATACAATTTTTTCTCGTTTCATTTTGCCTATCAATGGTTTTACTGGACAATTTTCTCTTGAAACTTTCATCTTGTTACCTCCTTCAAAAAATCAAAATTTTTGATATTTTGAAAGTAACATAAATGATAAACTTTGTAAATAGTTTGTACGAAAATTGAATATTTTTCGTATTCCATAAATCGACAAAACTAATGTTCTGGATTTATGAAGTTGGAAGTATATGGTAATATAATACCAAGCAAACTGCGACTGTATTACCACATTGCAGTCCGTTGTCACGGCAAGTGCTCGGTATTTACCATACGAAGTGTCATATTTGTAGTTTGGCACGATTCACATCGGAAATAAATTCAGCTCATTCTGAGCAATACAATTTCCCAACTTTAAGAAATACTACAAATAACCGCAATCATCAAATTTAATTATTTTTCCAATTCCAATTCCATCGTAGTGCCCATATACACTATATTCCAACTGATGAAGTTCATGTTCCATTGCAGGAACAAATTCATTGTATAACACAATCTCTCTACATAATAATAATATCCTGTTCACTCCTTCAAAAAAGACCATAACAGCTTTTTATTATAGTCTCCTTAATAGCCAACCTCTCCAATATTAACAAATTTATTATGTTTTTGTTTCTTTAGTTTTGATAATATATTCTGATTGCTCCTTGATAAATCTGCTACATTTACAAATCCACTGTTTGTAGCATACTGCATTCTTATCGGGAAGTCGCAATCCTCAATCCATTTATCTGCATCTAACCCGTGATAAGAAACCTTATATCGTGTTATTTTATTGCTCATATGATCTTCCTCATTTCAAAAATCATGCATCTATTTTACACACACCTCTGTGACATTGTTTGTAGTATAGGTAATGTCACTTTTTAATTTTCTCAATTGAAATCGAGATTTCTTGGTTTTGTTCCATCTTATCAATACACATAGGAACGATGTGTTCAAACAACAGAAGATAAGTTTCTGCATTTTACAATCCATCACAGATTGCCCTGTTGTGTCAGGTAGTATCGAGCGCATATTCACCAAGCATCGTTGCATATAACTTGATGTGGAAGTTGTCGCTGCAGTGAGGGCTTATCTCAGAAAGATCTATCCCATCGGATTCCTTGAGCGTCACGCTTTTACGAACCTAATTATGTCGCCATAATAGGAGAGTGGTGATACGTCTGCATTACCAGACCGTTGTACGCAGTTCCCGATTATTGTTCCAATTATTTATTTATCACCGTGTATCTCACGGATAACATACTTTAAACCTCTGTATTCAGAGTAAATTATGTATGTTGTCGGCATATTCAAAAACTGAGGGAATACATTTTATCCCTACCGACATTTTTAAATGATAGTGCTGCTCCAATTCCTGTGAGAATAGTTGGTAATAATCCAACTGTATCTACAAAATCAGTAGTACATTTAAGCAGAGTGGATAATAAATCAATACCATTCTTAATAGTTTCGGAGTCAATCACCTTAAACCAGAACTCCTGGGCACGATTCTCTAGCTGTGCCATTTTACCATCAATACTATCAAGATAAGAGTTTAATTCTTTTTCCGCTGATCCCTCTGAATTTTGAGCATCTTCATACACCGAACGAAGCATATCTCCATTCTGAAGAATACTTGCGGCAATGTTGGCTCTATTTTTCCCTGCGATAGTCTCCAATAAAAGATTAAGATTATTTGTTCCTAATTCTTTATCTTTTTTTACAATATTGTCGTACAAATCTGCGAGTCCTTGCATAATTTCATATGTACTTTTATAATTTCCATTAGAATCAAGAATATCAAAACCTTTTCCATCTGACGATGCAGCTTTGGTTGCATCCATGATTGTATCTCTAAGTTTAGAAACGGTAGTAATCATTCCATCTGTTTCTTCACCTAAATCTGAAAGCTCCTGTTTAGCTTCCTCTGTGCCAACCAATCTAAGAGAAATCGTCCTTAAACCTGCCCCTACCTTAGATGGATCTTGAGTTATAGCATTGCCAGCCGTAGTCAACGAAACAGCTTCATTAAGATCGTTGTTTGCAGTTACTAATGCACTTGCGGAATCTTTAAGAGCAGTTGCTAATCCATCTGTCGAGATACTATAATTGTTGCCAATATTATTGAGAACATCAATTATATCCATTTTATCAAGATCTTTATATGCCTGACTCATTGATACAAGAGACTCCGTTGCTTCGTCTATTCCTTCAAACTCTGATACATTTAAAAGAACATTGGCATCCTTTGCACTTTCCGCAGCTTGATTCATTGATTCTCCGAGACGCATCCAATCTGCTGTGGAATTTTGTATCTGTTTTGCAGTTGTACCAACCGCATCTGCCGTATCGAAAGTAGTAGCTTGATAATCTTTCAAGCTTTGAACAGTCTCATCAGATACTTTTCGCATTTCTGTAAGAGCAGTATTAAGTTCTCTTACAACATTAAAACCTTCTTTACCAAGATTAATAACATCATATACACCGAACATTCCTGCCATCTGAGCAGCAATCTGATGGAATCCGCTATTCTTTAAAGTATCCCACAATGTTCTACCTGCACGACCAGCTTCAACTTCGGCATTATAAATCTTTAAGATTTCACCATGAATCTTATCTAGACTCATACTAGGATTACCGCTTTCAATTTCTGCATAGTAAGCTTTAATCTTAGCCTTAGCCTCAGAAGACATCTTGCTATTTTCATTAAGAAGCTTATGAATCTTGTCTAATTCCTTCTGACCTGAAACAAAGTTATATCCCTTTTCAGAAGCCGACATATTAGTAACAGTAGCGATAGTATCTTTGATTTTCTTTTCATACTCATCCAATTTAGAAATATCATCGCTTGTCACCAAACTAGCATCTTTGCCCTTTAATTCATTAAGCAGAGTTCCATACTCATTAACGACATTCTTAACAGCCTGTACATTTTTTAAATATGTATCACTTGTCCAGCCACCATCATTAAACCTGTCAATAGTGGCTTGATATTTATCAACTTTACCATTATAAGAATCCAAATGCTTATCATATTTATTAAGATTTACATTAGCATTCTGTTCTTTAGCCTGTGTATTTTTCTTAACTTTCTGAGTGTTCTGTTCTAATACATTATTCTCTTCTTTGATGGAATTAGTAGCAGACTCTACAGAAGCAGAAACATCTTTATCAGGAAATGCGTCTTTCATGTCCTTAGACGGAATAGTAGTAGGAGTTTTAATCTTTGCTAATTCAGATTCTAACTCTTTAACTCTATTGGTAAGTTTTTCGATTTCATCTACAGAAGCATTTACATTTAAACCATTTTTTAATGTCTCAGTAAATCCTTTTGCAGATACAGAAATCTCATCAAGCTTAGAAACAATGGTATTTAACTGTTCAATAACACCAGATAAATCTTTACTATTACCAAATAAATCTCCAAGAATTCCATTCTCTGAACGTTTATTCTCTGCACGACCTAACTGAGCATTAGCATTTTTTATCTCTTTTTTTAAATCATCATATGTAGAACCAAGTAATTTCTTATAAACATTACTATTTCCGACCTTAAATTTTTCTTCGGCTCTCTTTATAATTCCTTGATATGCACCAATAAGCTCAGTTGCACTAGCTTCATCTGGTTCAAAGAATTTAAGCATTTCCTTATTGGTCTTTCCAGTACCTTTCATGGCAGAAAAGAGTTTTCTATATGCTTCAAGCTGTCTTTGGGTTGACTGTGATACTTTCTGGTTTAATCGTTCTGACACCTCGTTACCAAGATCGAGATTTAAACTTAGTTTAATATTAGAAGTTGCTTCTCTGATATTATCAAGCTGTTTTAATAACGGAGATAATTCTTCACCATCACCGACATCAACCAGAACTCCCTTAATAGAAGATAAACTTGACTCAATACTTCTAAATAATGATTCAAGTTTTGTAAACTGTTCAGTATTGAAGACTTCTGTGTTCTTAGTCTGATTAGTTTCGTCTATTAATTTCTGAAATAAGGCTGTAATTGATTTTAGAGATTCTTCATCTTGAAGAATATTCCCAAATATAGAACGCTGAGAATCGGATAGAGTAGTGTCTTCACTAAGATTTTGTACTGATTTCGCTATAACACCATTGGAGAGAATATCATTAATTTTATTTGATGTTTTCTCTACTTGGTGAAAGATAGAATCAAATTTTGTAGAAAAGACTTGTAATTGATCTAATCCAAATGAGTCTCCGTTTGACTTATAGCTATCTTCAAGAAGGTAAGAATATTCTGATTTAAATCGTCTTATTGCGTCTGTAGCTGTAAGAGTACCGTTTTCTAATTTTTCAAAATATTCAGCAAATCTATCATCACTAAACCAATCGTATCTATCAATTTTATTTGCATCTAAAAATTGATTGAATGTCTGAGTAGCCTCATCACGAATATTTTGCATTTCTGCTTTTAATCTATCTAGTTCGTCTAATTTGTCAGCAAAACCAGAACCAACTTTAAAGTTTTCAAATTCATTTCGCAATTCTTCATTGGCATTTTTTGCATCACTCAATCTTCCAGTGAGTCTTTCTACTTCACCTTCTAGTAAACGAACATTTTGCTGTAATTCACCAATATCAGAGCTTACACCGAAATGACTAAATAATTTTTGAACATCTGTTCCATACGCTTTTAATGTTTCAAAAGAATCAAACGCCTCTTTAAATCCTTTTACAGAAAAAGCACTATCAATATTACCAGCAACCTTTTGAGCTTCAGACATACTCTTCGAGATTTTATCAAAATCAGGTAGGATATGTGATAAATCTGTTCCAGACATTGCTTTTAAAGCATTTGTCACTTTAATTAACTCAGAAGCATTGTCTTTAGAAGCCTTCTTTTGAAAATTACTATAAGCATCAGCAGTAGCATTTATTAAATCTTGTTGGGTTTTCCAATATTTTTGAAGGTTTTTATTATTGGAAATTTTATCAAGAGTGTCTGCAAATGATTTTAATTTATCTTCACCATTGATATTAACAACAACTTGTTGTTCAACGGTGGGTGCTTTTAATTTTATTTCGTCAGCCATTCTATACCTCCTATATGTCTATTTTTATATTTGATTTATATTTATTCCATATATTTTCATAATCTTTTTGATACTCTGTTTTTTGATATTGGTCTATTCTTCTTTTAAAATCTTGAAGTGGTGATATTGAAGCTTTTTCTGCTTGTTCCCAGCCATGCTTAATACCAACTCTTTTGTTCCAAGGTTCAGGAAAAGACCAAGGCGTTCTGTTACCATCGTATTCGACTGGTGGTGCAGTCCAAGGAACTAACATTTCTCCATTAATATTTGCTCCACCATGCCAGCCTTGTCTAAACACTTGATCATAAAGACCATCTTCTCCTGCGTATCCATTTCTATAGGAAATTAAAGAGGGTTCAAACCATATACTTAAATAATCAGTAGCCTTTTTAGTTTGAATTAAATCATATAAACTTCCACGCCTATCATAAAAATGGTTAGGGTAGCTATTATAAAAATCCGTAATAGTATCTTTATATATAGTTCTTATCTTTTTTTCTGCTACATTAAAATATTCTGAAAAAGACTTCTCTTGGGCTTCCTTAACTGCTTCCTTTGCTTTTTCTTGTAATTTTTTCATATATGATTGATAAAATGAACTTTGATTATTCGACATGTAATTTCATCACCTCCAAAATTTTCACTATAATTTCACTATTTTTACACTAAAATAGGAGAGCAGTATAACCACTCTCCATAAGAAAAAGCACTATGCGCTGTGACACGTATAGAGCCTGTTTATTTCACAAGAAATTTGAATTTACTTAGACTTCTTTGAAATTACCTTTCTTAACAAATTCAAGAATTTTTCCTTCCAAATCTTCTTTTGGAATCTCATCGAGTTTATTACTTACAACATTAACAAGCGGTGTGAGAGTAGCATTTGCCAAATCAGAAATCCTTCCAATCTGTTTGCTAATAAACGCCTGAGTAGTTGTCTCATTAAATTGTACATCCGACTGTTTCATGGATAGAATGATCTTAAACTCACTCAATTCACTCATAGGAATAAGTGGATCAGTTTTATCAGAGCCAACCATTAAAATATCGAGTAAGCCAGATGATTTAAGTGCATCATATCCCTTGATGAATCCTTTATCATCATCGTCAATCTCAAGATCGGTATATAATTCAATCACTGCACGACAAAACTGTACATACTGACCAACAGAATTTACTCTAATCTTATCTGTTTTACGATACTTTGTTACTCCGTTATCATCATAAGCTTCCTGCTCAAATGTTGTCTTATCTACAATCAACTGTGCGTAAGCATCTTTCTTAATGATTGAAACATATGGAGTGATTTTAATTTTACTTAATAGCTGTTCCTTTAATGTGTTATTTGCCATGTCGTTATACTTTTCTACAAACTCTAAAAGTTTCATATTACTTTTTCTCCTTTAATCATTTATTGGTGAGAATTTTTCACATTCTCCATTATGTATTTCTTTTTGAATTCGACCTTCTATAGCTTTCTTTAGAAGACTACAATTTCGTTTGTATTTTTTACATCCGATGCAGTGAGATTTAAATTCATCAAACTGTGAAGCATTGTCAAAAACTCCAATGTAGTCAACAGGTCGTATTGTAATTTCTATTCGTGGATTTTCTGAATCATAATAAATCCCTTGTACACGTTCACATAACTGAGTGTCATCAATCCACACGGATTCGCTGTCTGTAATCGCATCGGCAAGACACTTAAAACTGTTATTGGCATCTTTATCTACTCTGTCAAAATAGAAGATGCAATCCATATAATAGTGCTGTGATTTGTCATCCGATTTAATCCAGTTTTGTTTTTTTGCTTCTGTCTTTACATATTTTGCAAATTCTTTCTGATATTTAATTGCTTCTGGTTTTTTATATCCTACCGCCATTGGTTTCCCATTTTTTAAAATAGCTCTCCAACCTAAATAGTGGTTGACTGAAGGTGCGATAGGAGATGTTAATTTTAATTCTTGTATATTATTCTCTCCTTTACATAACAAAAGAGCAGCTTCCGAAGAAACCGCTCTTTCATATTTCTTATATTTAATTGTGGTATGTATTGGTTTTAGTTATTAAGTATCATAGAATAAAGTTCCCATTTGGCGTTTGGATATTTGCTGATATTTTCACAGACAAGTTTATGGACATCATTCATATTCCCTAAATTCTTGTCAATATGAATTACTTTTCCACCTGTTATTTCGATTTCTTCACAAATTACATTGTAATACATTCCCATAGGCATACATCTCCTTTATCTCTTTATACAAAATAATTCATATAAGTCTACATGTAACGCAAGAGATAAAGCGACTGCATGAGATAATAAAATATCAGAAGTATATCCATTTTCTAAATTAGAAATAGCAGTAGAAGATAGTCCGCATCTCTTGGACAATTCTGATATTGATATATTCTGTTTATACCTATATTCACCAACTTTATTCTTCATGTAATGTAGTATGCTTAGAATTATTTTGTATATTCATATAATACATAAGAAAATATTAACCAGAATTGGTAATTTTTGTGATATAATTAAAAGAATGTTGCTAAAAATTGCCGTTTCTTAAACATTCTTGATATTTCTCAGAAATGAACTTTATGCTTTCTTCTGCTTGACCGTTTTCCATATTATGATCACTTAAAAGCTTTTCATATTTTTTGTATGTTTTGAATACATTATTAAAAGCTTCTTTATTCTGCTTTTGACCATTGGAAAGAGAAGAACAAAAATCTAAAATGTATTTTCGTTTTCTCTCTAAATTATTATCTAATAATTCAGATTCAATATTTTCAATACCTTTAGACATTTTAGTAATCTCTTTGTATTGCCAATTATCATGTTTTTCTAAAGTGGTTATTCTGTCTTCAATAGTTAATTTGTCTTCTTCATATCCAAATTTAATTCGTAGAGATTTTTTGACTTTTGTAAGGAGAAATATAACTTTATCAACACCAAGAATGATTATAAAAACCCCCATGATAATAGATGGATAATCTAAACTAAATAAATTTTCTATAGCATCCATTCATAAACCCGCCTTCTTATTTTTTGATAAGCTGTTTGAATGCTTCATACAAACCTGTGCTTGCTAAACCACTAAACATTCCACCTAATAAGATTTCAGGAGTAAATGACATATTAATCCAAATATTAAGTACAACACCTAAAACTGCCATAATTAATGGAATATATTTATTGATTGTATCTGTAGTAATAACGTTCTTAATTACGTATCCAACACATAAACAAACTCCAACAATAATTGGAACTGCAAAATTTGCTAAAAATGTTAAATCCATAGTTTCCTCACTTTCCGCTTAGGATAACCCAAGCAATTTTTTCCATGTTTTACCTTTTGCCGTGATTACACCGTCTGCAATACATCCGTTTGCTCTCTGATATGCTTTTACAGCAGCATCAAATTTTGAACCTGCGCAACCATCTACCGTGCCACAATTAAATCCTTTTGAATTTAAATATTTCTGGATTGGTTTAACTACAGCATGTTTTCTGTTTGTAGTTGCAGATACAGTTATAGTTTTTGATAATGTTTCTCTACCGGCTTTCCCGTCAACCCCTGCACCAATAACTCTCTGAACGTCTTTGATGAACTGTGTTCTTGTATAAAGTGTTTCCTGTGCTACAGTAGAAGAAACATTTATGTTTCCTAAACGCTGTTTGAATTTGTTCCATTCTTCTAGTTTATTCCACCACTGAATAGGGCAATGTTTTCCATTAACATCAAAATGCATATAAACATTTGTAATCGGGATGTTATATAAATTCATAATATATTTACCATAGGCAACTGCGTTTTCTAATGTAGCCTCTGTAAAATTAAAAATTCCATTTTTATTGCAATCACACATTTCAATATTATACGAATTTGTATTAGTGATTTTACCATACATAGAAGCTCCACCTGTACGGTTGTAATCAGAATAACGTTTTCCACCAACTGAATAAGCTACATAGTTTGCAGGAACAGATACAGTAACTGAATTGTCATCAACGAATGCATGAGCGGAAGCTTTCACAACATGAGTTTTAAAGTATCTCGCATTTGATTCGTCTGTATCACCATCATTTGATGTTGCATGGAAGACAAGATATTTAATTTTATTAGTGTTTCTCTGTCCACCATAATTAGACCTATTTGCTAAATCTGTTTTTAATGTATATGACATATTTTCTCCTTTCCTTTTGCTAAATAGGAGAGTAGCAGTGACCTGACTATTGATTCCGTAATCGTTCACTCACAGGTATGACATCTACTTTTATGCTCATTGTCTTGAGTAACCTATTTTTGTGTATAAAAATAACACCCTAATTTGGGCGTTTAAGCTGGTCTGTTTCATAATCTTGCCATTTTTTATAAACTTCTTTTGTATCCTCTCTTATGAAAGTCATTATTATAATTTTTCTTTCACATTTAGGACTATAACTTGTATATACATCTACTGGATAAACATTAGAATCTATATAAAATGTTTGCTGGTCTCGATTATATATACGAACAGCTTCTTTTTCAGTATAGTCTCTTGGTTTTAAATTACTTTTTATTATCATTCCTTTTTATTCCTCAGTTTAATGGCGTAAAAAATAGGGATTATAACATTGAATAGTGGTATGTTATAATCCCTTATTTAAAAATCACTATTCAACATTACTTTCAGCCTCGTTTTCGACTTTTGTAAAAATATCTTTTTTGACAGATTTAACCTCTGTCTTTTTATTTTCTTTTGTAACAACTTGTGGTTTTGCTTTCATAATAGAGTCTATAGATTTTTGATAACTTTCTCCAAAATTATCTTTTTCGTTTAAATCTAACTTTTCTAATTTTGCTTTTGCATCAATATCAGATAATCTTCCATTTTCAAAAGAAGAAGTAATATTGTAAATATCTTTGCAATTTTCACTACAATAAGCAAAATGCCATGTAGGTTTTAATCTGTCTTCTGGATTACAAACTGGGCAAAACGAATACTCCTTATGACAAACACAGCACATTCTTAAATCATTCTTGCTCATTCATTCATCTCCTTAATATAATAGAAGAGTGGAAGACCACTCTTCTAAATATGTTTTGGTTGTATAAAGATTAGACTTCCTCTTCTTCGTCTACAAAGTAGATTTCAACCATATCCTGAGATGTAGAACATGCATTTGTAAGGATTGCACCCTTATAATCCATTGTCTGTGAATCTCCACCCTGAAGTGCAAGACTTACTTCTGGACTTGGCATGAATGATGAAATATGAATAATGCAAGCACGATAGCTTCCAATTTCACATTTATCAACTGCAAGAGCTTTGAAGTATAATTCATGAGCTTTTGGATATTTGTCGCCAGAAATTGTAATCTTAGCACCGCTCTTAACGTTCTTTTTGAATTTAACAAGGTACTGTGTTTCCTCTGGATCTGATGGCGGTGTAAGTTTATGGTCTGTCTCTGTGTCTACTTTGAACTCTGTTGCAGAAGCAGCAGAACCTTTTGTATAGGCTTTTCCAAGTGAACCATTTGCAGAAAGAGCATTTACAATAAATGAATCTTCAACAGCATCTGTGATATCAAGCGTCTCACCTGCTTTTACAATCTTAAAGATAGGCATAACAATCGTGTTAGTATCGGAAGCAAGTTCAGCATCCTGAGCAGAGATAGCTTCAATTACAGAAAGGTTCATAAACGCATTGGTAGCAGTAACCTCGCCACTTTTACCTGAATACTTTCTATAAATTAAGTTACCATCTTTATCTTTGATATCTGTTGAGTCAGCAGTAATATCAATAGTTGCATTTGTCAACTGTGTCAGTGCATAAAGAGCTTTTGTCTTTGTAGCACCATAACCAAACTGAAGACGGTCAATAATTACGTCACCAAGTTTAAATGCCATAATTTAATTCCTCCTTATAATAAAAATTTGTATTAAAAAAGAGCGATATAAATCGCTCAATCTTTCTAACTATTCATGCAATTCACGCATAAAATTAAATTGTTCTTTTGGAACTTTAGACATATCTGCAAATCCTGAATACATTCCACCCATTAAAGCATGAGTAGATTCGTATATTTGTAATCTCTGTACAGAATCCATAAACTCATAAATTCCGACATCTCTAAGTTCCTGTAATTTATATTTAAAACCAGGATGATTTATACAAGCTGATATAAGTGGTAGAAGAGTGGAAGTATTTTTCTCATCTCTCTGAACCATATTCATTTTATCTTCATCTATCATCCACTGTTTTGTTGTCTTTCCCTTTGCTTTTTCTATTTTTGGATGGATATTAAGCAAGGTTCTGATATATTCAGCTATTTCCATATATTCAGATTCTTTTAAAATAAAATCATTTTCAGAATCATATAAACACAGTTGAGGTTTATCAGAATCTTTTTCTTTAAACTGCATTAACTGCATATGTTCAATTCTATAATCTGGGAATAACAATCGAATTGCCGAATTATCAGTATCTGTCATACTTTTCAACATACCAAATACTTCAATATCTTTTACTTTGCACCAATCTATTCGTTGTGGTAAATCCCATAACATTACACGAATAGAAGTAGAATTATATAGAAAAGGCGAAAGACCAGAATAAAATTTTGATTCACCCATATTGAGAATATCACCTATTGTCGGCTGTACAATACGAATACCTTTAACAAGGTAATCTTCTCTAAAATACATTTTAAGTGGATCAAATTTATATTCTTGTGTATTCTCTTTTCTCTTTTGGGCTTCAGCTATAACGGCAGCTTGAAGTCCGTCTAACATATCAGTATTTTGCTGTGACATAATATCACCGCCTTAACTGATAGTTATTTGTACTCGTTATACCATTAGTAGTCTTAACGATTCCATTAGTGTCAACAACTTGGAATACAAGGGTGCGAACGATATAATTATTATCTGTTGTGGACTCTTTTGAAGATACAAGATGTGTTTGCATTCCAAATATATTTGACCAATTAAATCGCTCTCTTATAATAGAAGCAATGAGATCGTGTCTTGGAATACCAGTTAATTTATCATTTCTGTCATTACCATGAACAAAAATAGTAAATGTAACATTTGTATACTTTAATGTATCTTGATAACGAGGCATTTCATCAAAAGATACTTGATAACAGATATAATGTTTTACCTCAGTCTGAGTATCAGGGATAAACAAATAAGGACGGATATTAGATGTTCCACCAAAATATCTATCCCATTCACCAAGAGGTTCGTATTCCTTTGTTTCTTCGTTCCATTCCCAGTTGATATTGCCATCATCATCAAAAAGTTCTGATTCTAATGATTTTTCATTAAGTGCATATAAAAGACATGGATTAAGCATAAGTGCTTTCTCAATCTTTTTCTTATACTGAATATTTTCATCATCAGGAGTAGTTCTATATGCACGAAGTTTATTTAACAAATCATTCTTTGTAATTAATTTTTCTGCCATATAAAAACACCTCCTATTCAGTTAATTCCAACGGTAAAATTTCAGATTCAATCGGCAAGTTATCCTTAGTGATTTCACATTTAACAGACAATATTTTGCCGATAGTAGAAGTGTCATTAGGAAACTTTACTTTCTTTTGGTTGTACTCTGTACCAGCTCGCCATGTTACTTTATCTGTCCAGTCTTCATTATCAATAGAGCAAGTCCATGTAAAGGTTGCATCAGCATATTCAGTTGTAATATCTTCATTGGAATCATTAAATAGATTTACTGTAAGATTTTTATAAGAGCCACCAACTTTAATAGTTGAAGTAGATGCTGAAATTTTTGCTGTAATGGAAGATGGGGGAGTGGTTGGAGTAGATGGATCTGTTGGAGCAGTACCATCAAAATAGTTAGCCCAAAGACCTGTGATAATACCATTTTCATCTTTCTCAATATAATCAGTATTGCTATTGAATGGTTTCTGATATAGAGTAAGTTTTGTTCTTCCTCGGACATTTACTCGTTCCACCTTGCTCACCACCCATGTATTAGGTGTCCAATTCTCAATCGAGTAGTTTGGAATGTCTACAATGAGCCGTTGATTATTATTGTTGTCTTCAGAAACGTAATAGATTGTATCAGATATTTCATTTGTTGGAATAAACAAAAGTTCCTGATTCTGTTGACTTGCGGTCACGTTATCTACCCAAATTCCTGAGTTGTAACTAGACTGTGATTTTAAAACGCACCACATACTTCTCTTATATCTTTTATCTGCTTTGGTTTGTATCCACTGCAAAAAATAATCACAAGGCAAGATGAAATACTTCTGAAAGTCTTGTTCAACATCTTTCATACAAATTAAATGTTTATGATAAAGTCCGTCTTTATCTGGTATATCAAGATACATACCCACAAAAATATCGACTAATTGATACTTCTTTCTATATTCTTCCATGTAGAATAATTCATCGTCTTCCGTGAAATATTCTTTCTGTTTTGGTCTGAATTGACATTGTAGAGTAGGAGAGTCCTTATCAATAGAACCATACTTACTTACAAGTATCTTCGCATCAATCGGTGTCTTTGTGGTATTCTCATATGTCATACCAACATTTATATCTGGCGAATCATCATGTTTCCAATCATAGATATAGCATTTTTTACTCTGCTTATCATTGTCCCATGTCCAATTCATCATGTCGTCAGACTGTTCCTTATAAATCTGACCAATTGTTTTAGCACCGTTGTTCTTGGCGTTTGCGACACGCCTAGCTGTTTGTAGACTCGGCATCGCTTACACCTCCCTCAAACATCTGCTTAATATATCCGTGAGAATCTAAGATTGCCCTACGGAATTTTTTGTAACTAAAATGGTCGCTCTTAAAATTATCCATAGCACCTTGTAAAGTTGCCATAAGAGTTACCATAAGTCCGTTGTCGTTAAATAAGGTTTTTGTACCACCTAATTTAAACATAACATTTTCAAAGAAGACGAGAAATGCTTCATCATCTTCAAATATTTTCTCTTCAATTGTCTTGTCCTTATAGAGCAGTAGTTTGTGAATATCACCATGCATTGCACGAACTGCTTCATTGATTTGCTTGTTTGTGAAGTCACCATATATGTATTGCATATTAGGACTCCGTGTTAATATAGGAATTGTACATATATCCGTAATCACGAATACGTTTATTTAATTCAATTTTCATGGAATCAAGACGGTCAATCATGTTTTTATGATTGTCGAGTAGCTTCTTCTCCTCTTTACCACCTATCATTACTGATGTGTGCATAATAGAATCAACCTGTGGCTGTAACCACTCAATCGTCATTCCAAGTACAAGAATTCCTACGACAAAATTCATATCAGCCGTTTCATCTACTGAATTATTCAGCGTAAAATCCAACTGTTGAATTTCATCATCGAGTGTGAGAGAAGAGAATAGTCTACGCACCCTTGGATTAGAGATTACATTGCTTAATCGCTCTGTATAAATTTCAAGCAAATCGTTTTCGTCAAGAGAGAGTTCTTTCGGATCTGAAATTCGTCCTCTTGTTCGTGAAAAAATTGTTTCATATGGAAGCGTCATTGTGAGCCTCCTTTACTATTCCTGAACTAATGTAAGCAACATTTTTGTACCAAAAATTTCATCAAGAGCCTTAATTCTGTGAACTGAATCAAGAGCGTGAGATTCAATCATTGTAGAAGCAATACCTTTAAGGGCTTCCCTTGCTCCCTTTGGAAGTTTCTTAATTGTTTCTGCCATCTGTGGAACAGGAAGATTTAAAATCTCATTTAAGTCACTTGTTTCATACATAGACTCATATAAGTCTTTTACAGATTTATTCTGTTCAACAAAATCTTCATCTTCAATAATAATTCTTGGTGAATAAATGTTTACATCTTCACGAGTTCTAACGAGATAAATTAAATCTCTATATTCAACATCAACTACATCTCCACAATCAGCCCAACTATAAAGGATATGTGAACGTGCTCCCTCGATATAAAGTCCACCACTTACTAATGAACGACATGGAATAGTATCTTCGGGTGAAAATGTTTTTACATCTTCTTTAACTTCTGTAGTTTTTGTTACCTTTTCTGTGCTACCAGTAGCAGTAGTAGTTTTCTTTGTATATGCCATTTCCTTTCAATTCCTTTCAAAAATAGGAGAGTGGTAATCCACTCTCCTTATAATCAATCTATAAGTAAATCTTACAGATCCCACTCACCATGATAACGAGTCATAAGAGTTGCAACACCCATACGTCTCTGTACCTCATAAGACTGCATATCATCCTTAGTAGCACCCTTTTCGTTTACTTCAAGCTCAGTCTCACCGTAGTCAACGAACTTGATAAATCTGTCATCAACTGCTGGCATAATATAGAGCTTCTTGTTATCAACGATAGGAGTAGCAAGAGACTTATCAGTAAACTTCTGTGGAATCTCCATAAGAGGTGTTCCCTCATAACCACCGATAATACCTGTGTTTGCTACAGACTCCTTGATTGAGTTAGCAGGATCAGCCCAATCAACCTTTGTAAGAGCATTAAGAGACTTTAATGCTGTCTTAGTACCCATGATTACAACACCACTTTCGTTAGCAGCACCAACCTTTTCGATAATTGCATCAAACTGAGCTTTTGTAGCAGCGGCTAAAGCACCAGTACCTTTGAGAGTAGCAGGAACAGGAATAAGGTTTACACCATTTGCAAACTGAGAAGAAATGAGTGTCTGAACCTTCTGAATATAAGCCTTAACAACCGCATCCACGAAAGCACCCCAATCCTTACGTCCAGTTAAGAAGAGACGAATATCTCCACCAACCTTGATACCATATACTGCTGTATCAACATGATAAGACTGACCAGAACCTAAACGCTGAATGGATAAATCATGTGCGTCACCGCTGACCTTACTTACAGTAAGTAATACCTCATCATCAGTCCAAAATTCGTTTACGTCACCATCTTTCATATTCTTTGACTCAACATAATTGTTGAAAAACTCATTCTCAGAAAGACCATGAGCAATCTGAGTATCAATAATTTCCTCAATTACCTCGAAGAACTGTGTTCCTCTCTCAGAATTTAATGCTCTCTTAATCTGCTTATTAGAAGAATCCTTGGTAAGTCCAAGGTATTCAAAACAAGCCTTTCTAATTGTGTCACTAGCTTCTGTCTTAGAAATTACACGATTAGAATCAGCATCATAAATTTCACGACCTGCACCGAGGTCAAACATAAGATTTTTTACACTTGTATCTAACATTTATTTATTTCTCCTTTCTCAAAAATTAGGCTTTCTTTGTAAGCTGCATAGCTGCAGTTACACCAGAAATGGCTTTGAGTTCAACACCGTCTTTAACAGCGATATCACCAGAAAATCCATCTGCTGAAATTTCAACTACATCACCAACTGCGAGTTCATAAGCTCTAACTACCTGAGTAGGAGCATTTGTATAGTTACTTTCTTTCTTAAATGTATTGCTATATGTCTCCTCGATCATTGGTACCTGGTATACAAACAGGGCATTCTCGGCACTTTTAACCTCAACATAAAAATTTCCGTTAGCTGCAACACCAACTACAGTTCCTTCAAAAGAAGTAGGAGTAACAGCTTTATAAAGGTCTAACTCAATAAAATCGCCCTTACCAACGAACCAGCCATTATCCACATAAGCACTGGCTGCTTCTGCTAACTGAATGTTATAAATATGCTTTCCACCATCTCTTGCGAGAACCTTAGAAGGGAAAGCCACTGCATGTTTTGCAATAGTCATCTGAATCATTTATTTTTCCTCCTTAAATTTTTGCATTAAAAAAGACACTCAATTTGAGTGTCATTACATTGATTTATATTTCTTGTTTTATTTGCTAAAAAGATTTCCGTAACGGTTATCCTTCTTAGACTTGTTTACATTAGCAAATACTTTTACGGTTGACTTTTTCTGAGTTTTATCAGTGGTAGCTGCAAAAGTTTTCATATTAGAATCCGCATAGATAAGTTTTGCTTCCTTCTCTAAATCTTCGAGAGAGTAGTTATCCATATTTGTATACAGTTTCTCAAAATCCTTATTAATGAATTTTCCTTCTTCATCTTTTTCAGAAATAGAAGCAAAGTTTTCATTTGCAAGAATTTCCTCACGTTTTGCATGAAGTTCATTCTTTTCTGCTGTCTCCTTAAACTCTTTAAGTGCAGCGTAGTTTGAACGCATAGACTGTAACTCTGCAAATTCACTATCTGTTAAAAGTTCACGATGTAAATTGTATCTTTCTCCATCAAAAGCTACATTATCACCGTCTTTTGTATAGTTCTGACCGAAGATTTTATCACCATTCCAGTTCTCATATGTAAAATGATCATCGTAAACAGCGTTGATAAAGTACCACTCATTATCAGCATCTTCATATTCAGATAAAAGCTGGTAAAGTGCATATCTTGTATCTTCATGACTGATTTCATATGTACGAACAATCTTTTCAAAAGTCTGACTTTCTCCTTCATTACCATCTGGATCAGAAGCTCCTTCGCCATCACCTTCTCCATCATTGGAAGGCTCACCAGATTCTCCGCTACCTGAGTTGTCTCCTTCTGAATTGTCATCATCGAACATCTCAGCGAATTTTGCTTCAAGTTCCTCATCTGACATTTCTGTATAGTCGAATGTTACATCTTCAGCAGTCTTACCATATTTGGCAAGTAACTCTTCAAATTTTGTCATTTTGTTATTTGTTCCTCCTTCCTTTGATTTTTGATTTATATCAAAACTCTCAAGAATATTAGTTAATTTCTCTAAAGTTTCAATCAATTTGTTGTCTGTGTTAAATGTTACTGTTTCCGCATTTACAGCGAAATCTTCAATTTTAAAATTACTTCCTGCCATACCAGGGGATACATCCTTTGACAGAAGAGTAAGACCTGATACATAAAAATCATCTAACTGCAATGTTTTATTAGCAGTATTAAATGATAACTCCCTAATGCATAATTCCACCGAACAATCTACAGTTCCACGTCTATTAAGAATCTCAATAGCGTCCTGACAATACTCATCGTATAAATAACCATGCAAAACTGCACGATTTACGCCAGCGTCTTCATCATATTCAATAGTAGTCTTTGTGCCATCAATAACGCCGATAGGCTGTTCTTCGTATACAACTTTGTCGTTACCATCTTTGTCAGTAGTCATATAATAATCATGGCTACCGAAATCTAATTCATTATCTGAATTGGTAGTGATATGTGCTAAGATTGGACGAAAGTTTGCTGATGGGACATTTTCATTAAAAGATTCTTCGGAGATTTCCGATTTATTGAGATTGACATGATCGTGAAATGCACGACTAACGAATGGAGTAAGAGATTCTTTATGTTTATCTTCATCTTTGGAAGTTTTTTCAAAATTACCATTCATACGAACCATAAGTTCTTTACCGAATTCATTACTATCAAAATGAGCAAAATTATTCTTTAAACAAAACTCATACAGCTCATCAATAGACATAATTCGTCTTTTCTTCTTTTTGGGCATTATTTAACCTATTCCTCCTTTCTTTGTTGATATACCACTCAAAGCAGGAGAGTGGTTAGAATGTAAGCATATTGCTATACTGAATTTTTGTTATATCTATATCATTTGAAAACTGAAACTTGTCAGTATTCAAAAATACATAAATACCATTAGAGTTTTGTACCCGTTGATATCCTTGCTGAAATAAGAGAATAGCAGTATGGGTATCTTGGGTTGTTATAAATTTTTGTTTCATAATCTATCTACTCCTTACATATCGTTTTTGTCCTGATCTTTTGTCTTTAGTCCTTCATCACTTAAATCTGACTGGTCTTTTTCTTGACCGCCACCTTGATTATCACCAGATTGTGTATATGATGTGCTAAATGGTTTAAGCCTTTCGCCAAGATTCAGACAGTCTTCCTCTAAGAAATTCATAGCAAGAGTATCTTTTTCAGATACACCGTTTAATGTATTGTATAAAATCTTGTTTGGAAGTCCATTTTGGCAAGACTCAAGGATTGATTTCTTAAAATCATCCTTCTGATAAATAGAGACATCAAAGAATTTAACTTTACAAGGTTCGGGTATCCAAGTCGATAAAAGTCGATTTACAATCGCTTGAATCTGTGGAATAAGAGTCGAAATAGAAAATGTAGAATCTGCAAGTACGCCATATTTAAAGGCAGTAGAGTTAGAAGCGGAGTTTAGATTTAATATCTGAGCACCACCAGCCGTATTGAGGATTTCTTTTGTAGCTTTTTCAACTTTTGTAACATCGCCAGTTGCATCATCTGGAAAACTAATTTCATGTAATTCACCAGGAACAATAGCAGCAGAGATATAGGGTGGTAATGCTTCTTCAAGCATACGATTGAAATATTGAATCATTATATCTGGATTTACAGCCCAATCATCTACATCATTACCCATAGTTTTCATTTCAAGCCACACCAATTTATAAATATTGGCTGCTTGTTGAACTGCCTGATAATCAGAAGCATCCATAAGGTCAATTAATGATAAGAATATAGGAGTAAGTACAGGAACAATTGTTTCCCAATCCTCAGATCTGAATTTAATACATACATTATATTCTTCGGGAATTAACTGATATTTTTCATTTGTACTTTGATATGTATTCCACATACTATTGAATGGCTCTCCCCAATATTCCAATAGCTCGGAATTTCGCTTAAAATAGCTCATATCCATTGCACATGCAAATGAACCATCAGGAAATACACCTGCAATTCTCATATATGATGGATCTAGCGGAAGTATAAACATTCCTTGTCCTTCAGTATAATAAGCGCATCCATAAAATGCGTCTTCTCGAAGTGTTATAGATGCAGCTTTACGAAACTCATAATTCAATCCGAGAGTATCTACAACATCAACTGTTTCCTGATACTTTTTCAATGTGGATTTTACGTCATTATTATCTGAAATTATAAATGGGGGAACTATGTTACGAATAGATAAATCAATTTGATTTGCATAATATTTACAAAGACGATAGTAGATTTCTGAACGATAATAAAGATAACGAGATAGACTTCTAAGACTTGCTTCACTAGAAGAAATGTTTTTAATATAATCTTTTACATCTTCCTTAGAATAATTACTAATTGTAGTATATGTCTTGGATTTCTGAATATCTCGAAGACTTGTAATTGCACTTGTTGCATCTTCATAACGTTCAAGTCTACTTTTATTTTTCTCATACCATTCACGCATTTCATTTGCGGTTGGCTGTTTGAGAGTAGAAGAAGTGGTTTTCTTCTGTGAATTATTTATTTTAGCAGGTGCATTAGAATTTGCATCTACTTTCTTAGGTCTAGGCATATTTGATAATGCACCTCCTTAATTGTATTTTGCTTTACGGATTGTAAGCTTATTGATGAAATCTGTGGCATCTTCTTGTGGTCTTCTTTGTCTTACTTGATCTTGACTTCTTAATGTAAATAAAGCGTGTCCCATTAAAGCGAGACAGTACGATCTATCATCATGAAGAATGTTCTCAAAACCAGGAGCAAGGTCATACCTAATATTTCCATTAGAAGATTTGTACTTGTACATGTGAGTTAATTCTTCCTTCATAGCATCAAGCTGTTTAAGACCAATTTCTTCTTCAAGAGATAATTTATAATTCTTTTCAACAACCTCACCATTTTCTTCTTCAAGCATAGTAAGATTTCCATGATAATCATACTCAGCAGTAAAACTAATCAAGTCCTGATCAATCATTTCACATAACTGCGAATACATAATTGCCTTATATTTAGCTGGTTCACGCATACGAATAATATCAATAGCGTCTGGATATCTTTTTACATATGGAACAGCATAATCATAATTCGCATCAATCAATCCATGATGTTCATAGTCTTTTTCGCCTTTATGCTTTGCTTCATAGAAATTATCAAAAAGCAGATCACATATCTGGGTAGCTCCACCGCCAGAACCTGCGTCAATGTATACTCCATGAATATTTTTATAATCAGGAACACCGTATCCGTTATATCTGACTATGATATCTTGAAGCATTGTTACCTGTTCAGGAGTAGTAAGTGGTTTTTGTGTTTCTTTATCAATCAAATTAATACCATTTACAACGTCTAATAACCAACCACGCTTATCATCTCTATGTAATTTACCAACCAACACAAAGCTATTATCTCTTTTTTTGGCAGGATCAAAACAGATGACCATAAGAGAATTATCATCATTAACAAGCATTGGCGGTCTAACAACGCTATTTCTAAGCACTTGTGATTTCTTAACTGCTATATCATCACCAAGGTCTGAATCAAATTTATTCATATACTCACGAGTAGCCTTAGTTGGATTCATCTTCATTTCTGAATCAATCTTTGCTTGAGTAAGTAGTGGAACGGGATATACTTTTCCATTATAAGTAGCATGAAGAATTACTTCACAATCTATATCTGCACAGAAATAATTCTTATCACCTGCCATAGAGTGCATTGCAGCTTCTTTATATCTTTTATAAAAGACATCATCCATAGAACCTGCTGAACTTGCACATACAACTTGATTTGGGAAGTTTGGTGGAAGCAATGTTACATCAACATCACCACCAAGAGCGAAGTCACTGTTCTGAGTGACGAACGGAAGAGTAGCAGCGAACATATCTTCAGATACATACGATGCTTCATCATAGAAATTAAGTCGGCTTCTTCGACCACGAGATCCATCAAAATTTGAGTTGACCGTAGCCAAACTCGATCCTGAATAAAGTTTAAAGGAGTAAGATGCTGGATCGTGCCGAAAGCCCTCGCTATTTGAACTTTTGACAAGTTCGTTTAGAAACACATCTGTCAAACCAGTAAATGAAGCGATTTCTTTTTTGGCAATAGATTCAATCTTCTTCATCATACCTATACTTTGAGAACCTGTGCTTGATAAAATGTACCCTTCAAATTTGGGCAGTAACATTGTTTTAGCCATCAAAAATGGGCTACCTAGAGTTGTCTTACCAGCATTACGACTCATACACCAAACAACATTTGGTGTAATCCATGACATCATAAATACATATTTCTGATAGTCAAGAAATTCGATACCAAAAAATCTTTCGCAGAATTTTACTGGGTTTCTGCGCCCCCACTGAATTATTTCAGAGAATTTTTTTAAACCCTCTAACTTTAATTCAGACATATCATAATAAGTAGGTTTTTTGAAAAAAGTAAAATTCTTTGGAGTAAATTCATTTATAGAATCACCCATCAGGACAATTTTATCATCAGCCATCTTCGATTACTTGCCCTTTCTCATCTATAAGACCTTTTTCAAATAAGAAATCTTTAAGATCTTTATTTTCCTTTTTCAATAACCTACTAAATTCAACTGCATTATCTCTTTCTTTTTGAAGATTAAATAACAATCCTTTTTGATGAATAACTTCTTTTTCCCAATCGTTTTCATCAGGATTTAACTGTTTTAATTGGTTCTGATGATTTCTTGTCATAATATCTTCGATTGCCATATTAGTTTCATAATCGAATGTATTTACCTCAGAACCATCTAAATCCATTTCTTGTAATTCTTTTATAATACCAGTAAGAGTACCAGCACCTTTACTTTTTCTATTGTTATTATTTTCAGATATTCCGTTATCCTTTGCCAGTGCAAGGGCAGAAGATATCATTTTTTGCTTTGTTTCAGCTAAAGATTTAATTGTTGATATAACACCTGGATTACTACCAAGTTGTTTCTTGTATTGTGAAATAGTATCATTGATTGTTTTTACATCCTTAAAACTTTGCACAATTTCAATTACAGCTTCAAGCTTCAATCCATCATCTTTTACAGACTCATCAAAATATCCAACAAGCTTAGAGTAGAGAATAGGCTGTTCTGAAATTGGTTCATTTTCAAAAGGATCATAACCTAAAAATCTAAGAACTGTTCGTTTATTCTTTTTATACATTTCAACGACATCTTCAGATAATTCGTCTTCTTTATTCTCTTGTGTAACTTCTTCATCTTTGTAAACTATTTTCTCTTTGAACATGTCGGAATCCATGTATCCCATACCAACATAATTTTTCATACTGATATTTTTAATGTATGAAGTCCAGACGTTTTCCTTACCTTTTCCTGTAACCATATTTTCAGATTCTTGAATACTTGCATTCCATACAGTTTCAAGAAAAGGTTTGTTAAGATAATATAATGCTTTCTGTACACTCTCTTTCGTTGGCTCATGTTCTTCGCCTCGTTCGTCAACTCGTAATGCGATTTTACGGGCACAATCACGACAGATTCTCGAAAAACTTTTTCCACCAAATAAAGGATCTGTATCATAATAAAATTTTGTTTCTATATCTTTATGCTTATTACACATAGGGCAGTGAGCGGTACCTGCATATTTATCAAGTTTGTACTGTAATTCTTCAACTTTTTCTCTAGCTTCAGCAGCCGTTAATTTAACTGGTTGCGTAGTTCTTTTTTTTGTAGCCAATTAACAGCCACCTCCTTTTATTCCAATATAAAAAGAAGCCATTTCATACGAAATAACTTCTCATAATTTCCAATATTAAATTTCCAATGAAAGTGCAATTTACACACTTTAAAAACACGCCCTGTAGGAGTCGAACCCACATCTCTCAGATTTGGAGTCTGATATTTTAACCAATTAAACTAAAGACGTATATAACAAAAGAGCCATCTCAACACATGAAACGGCTCTTTCTTCCAATATTTACTAATCAGTCACCAAACTGATTATAACTGTATAGGGCGGTAGGGTAGTGATGAACTACCAGGGATAGAACCGTATGTGCACCACAGCAAAATCCTTCGACATCAGGCTTACCGCATAATACTCGGTATGGGATTCGAACCCATGTTATCCGATAGAAAGTCGGAGGTCTTTGACCACTTGACTAACCGAGCATATTTAGGGTGGAAGAGTACCACCCATTATTTTTTACAGAGTATATTCTGTAGTTCCTTCAAAAGTATTATTTAATGCACGAATTTCTGCCAATTTCTCAGTAACAGCTTCCTTAACTTTCGTAGCAAATAATACACACTGAGCCTGTGCATATAATTCCTTCTTATCAAGAACAGTGTTTAATACTGTATCAGGATATTTTGTTACATCTCTTTCAAAATGAAATGCTAAATCTTCATTGATAAGTTTTCTCTCATTTGTTACATCCGTAATTTCCAATTCAACAATAGTAGAATCGTCTTTTGGATCTGTTGTTACTTCTGGAACACCATTATTAAGTTTGATATTTCCTTTGAACTGAATTTTACTATACTCGATATACTTATTGTAATTTGCAAGTAATTCTTTTTCCTGCTCACTTGTCAAATCAGCAGTGCCAAGACTTGTAACCATAATGTCTACACTTGCAATATCATTTTCTACATTAAATTTCTGATCTAATTTCATGAATTTGTACCCTCGCTTTCGTTTGTAATTATTTGGTTGTATGCGTCTTTGAAACTGATTACTAAATCTCTTAAAGTATCTTTATCAATAGTGCAGTCCAAATTGCTCATATCAATATTCGGATTTGATACCGTAAATTCCAATGTATTTCCATTTGGTGCAAATAAAACTTCCACAGATTCATTAAGCAGAAGAGTAATAGAATCAATTTTATTTCCATTATTCGATGTTACTCGTTTTACTTGACCTACTTTTAATCTATCATTTTCAATAGATAATCTACTTGCCATTATACATACTCCTTTCTTTTATTTTTTGTTTTCCTTTTAATCATTAGGTGTTAGGTGGGATTTGAACCCACGATATTCAGAACCACAATCTGACGCTTTAACCTACTAAGCTACTAACACAGCGACTCTATTGGGAATCGAACCCAAATCTTCCGATAAACAGTCGGATATAATTACCTTTATACTATAGAGCCAAGTATAATCAGCATAAAGCACTAACTAGCTGATATTGCACTGTACACATGCAGTTATTTAGAATATGGTCGCTTATCAGCAACCTAATTCATGCTTACCTATACACCTGTATTTTCTCGCTAACCAACGCACAAGAAGAGCAAGGTGATAACTCGCATCAACCAAACTACATTGCGCTTATGTATTGATGCTCCATTAATTTATCCAGTTGCAACGCAACATCGGAATCGAACCGAAATCTTCTCTGATATGAGACGCATGTTCAATCATGCTGATGACCTGGATAATATATTATTCTCCATATATTTTCAGTCTTTGGAGCAAAGACCAATTGATAATATTTAATGACTCTTATCCGTCAATTAAGGTTCTCATTAACGCAGAGAAGCACGAACATCTTCTCATTTCTAAGGCTGAGAGTAACCGATTGTCCTAGATGTCGGTAGGAGAGAAGGTTATACTATTCATGTTATTCGTGCGCACTCGACTCGATATAATAACACACAATCCTAATAATGCACATAATCCATCAGAAAACGATTCTTGTTATTCATATGTATTGTAATCATATCACCAAGATACTGCTTGGCTACAAGAGTCTAAACAGAATAGTAGTAGGACTTACAATCTAAAGGACGTAGAAATGCCAAGATGTGATATAGTGTGCCTCGAAGATGGCTGTTAAGAATCTAGCTTCGATATTTGGACACTATATTATTACAACGCAAATGATCAGTAGCGAAGGTACTTTTTAGAGTAGCAACTAACTCAATATTTTTACCTCGTGCTTTCATATACAGCTTTACGAGTAGCTGTTGATCACTTCATTTATTTATTCTCTACATTATCGTCACCTTTTTATATATACCTTTCGTGCCTGTTTATAAGGGCTTTATTGGGATAATACAGTTCTATCGGTCTGTTAGTCCGTCTGATTTTCACAGAACCTTGATGAGTGCATAACTCAGAGCATTCGGCTTATAATTATTCTCCATTTAAAAGTAAAAAAGATTAGGAAATTAATGTCGGTTTACGTTGACATAGGTTTTACGCTATTGAATACCACTATCCAATATGCCTGTAAAGGCGCAACCTAATCTTTATATATTTTATTATTCTCTGAATTAGACGAAGTATTAGACGAAAGCTTTATCGGGATTGTCTACAAATCAGAAAGTGATTTTTGTTCTACTTGTTTTATTTCTCCATCAGCAAAATATTTTGCAAATTGTTCATCTGCGTCAATATCTTTGTATACTGATACCATATCTAGCGAACTCCAACCGACTAACATTTGAATTACATCATCAGGAAGACCGCTTCGAGAACAAGAGGTGGTAAAGAAATGACGAAGACTATGAAAATAAAAGTCTTCTCCTAAATGTTTGCTAAATGTATCAGCCCAGCTATCAAGAGTACTTGAATCCATAGGTTCGTCTATATATTCTCCATTTACTTTCTTTGGAAATAACCATTCTGATTCAATTCCGTGTTCTTTTCTATAATTCATCCACAAATCAAAATATGGCTTAAACGGTTTTGCAAGTGTATATACCACTAACATTTTTCCACGAGATCCTCTTCCTTTTGTTTGGATTTTTTCAGGTGTTTTATATAAAGAACCGTATATAATATTTTCATCATCGAAATAAGATACTTTGAAGCGTGGTAATTCACTCTTACGTCTACCGCTAAATGCAGCTAATGCTAAAATACAAGCCTTATCATACTTACCTTTTTCAACCCAATAATCAAGCATTCCCTGTACTTGCTCATCAGATAACACAGTTTTGGTGAATACTTTCTCATTTGCAGGATTTTCAATTTTGCGTATAATCGGTTTAAAATTCTCATACTCATCATCCAATATGGCTTCTACATAATTTGAAAGCGATGATAGAGTAGATTTTACTCTACGCATTCTAGCTGGCGACCACTTATATTCAGTAAGACAAAAACTCTGATAACGAGCAATATCCCTCTTAGACAAATCAATAAAAAATTTGTTGTCACAATGCTGAAGTAAATAAACCCAGAAAATGTAAAGGTCACGCCTGTACGCATTGATTGTATTTGGTGATCTATCAACTGAACGAAGATAATCCAAAAAGTCATTTCCTAACTCTATATTCTCTTTATTACACTGAGCCAATAACTCATCAGTAACAATATTATTGTGTTGTATTTTTCTACCCATTAAATCTCACTTCCTTTCAAATAAAAAGAAGTGATATAGTAATAATTACTAAGCCACTTCTTTCAAATCTTCTATATGATTGAATAACTCCGATTTGTCCCATTTCATAAATCCCACAATCAGCTATGACACCAATCATGAGTACATATATTTATTCTCTGTTTTCATTCACAGAAACACAGAAAATTGACTTTAATAGGATTCGAACCTATATCCATTCCGTCAGTGGCTTTCACACTGGTGTCTGCGGTTTTACCTTGGATGCTTTAACCATTAAGCTATAAAGTCATACAAAAAGAGTGTGTAGCATACACCACACACTCCAAGTTCAAATGTTATTTGGAATCAGCAAATTTGTCTCTTAAACACTTACACACTGATTCTTCTATAACATATGTTATAATCTAAAATCCAAAAGCCTTTAACATCTTCTGAATATCTTCATGACTTAACTCATCGCTAGAGTAGTAAGAATAACTCATATAAGAGTCGCCATCTGATCTACTAGCGGTAAATCCGTGAGCATTTCCATCTTCGTCTTCAGAAGTATGTAAATAAGTATCATCATGACAATTACAGTTTTCACAATCACCATCGCAGTTATCTTCCTGACTAAACAGAATAACTTCTTTATCCTCGTTTACACAGTAATCAATGATATTCTGCTCGATATCACCATCCATATCAATATACAAAATATCTGTATTATCAATAATTTTAAACTCTTCAATAGGAAGCACAGTTACATATCCGTCATTATCTACAGATACAAGATATTCATTCGTATTTAAACGATCAACAAGATCAATCTCTTTAACACTTGTATCATCAAAATCGAGTAAATTCCCCATAATGTATTCTGCGAATTCTTTATTTACAATTATGCCAACAGTTTTATCAGTGTGATAAATGCGAGAAATATAAATATCAATAATATCCTCAACCTTATCATTGAGATCTAACATATCAATTGCTTCATATTTATTTTCTTTTCTATTCAAATTAAACACCACCAATCAAATTAAGCATTCTTTACTGCGTCTTTAAATGCTTTACCAGCTTTGAACTTCGGTGCTTTAGAAGCCGGGATCTCCATGTCTTCTCCTGTCTGCGGGTTTCTACCCATACGAGCAGCACGTTCAGTAGTCTCAAATGTACCAAATCCTACAATAGATACTTTATCACCAGCAACAACAGCATCCTGAATTGCTTTAATTGTTGCGTCTACAAAAATCGCTGTATCTTTTGCAGTTACTCCCTCTAATGTCTCTGATACTGTATCTTTAACTACTTTTACTAAATCTGTCTTGTTCATTTTAAATTTCTCCTTTATTTTCCATAATATTTTTGTAATATAAAAGAGGGTAGCATCCATATAAGGTACGCTCCCTCTGATAGTGGCTTCGTCAGCCAAAAAATAATATATTAATTGTAGCTGTGAATATCTGCTTCCACAATTACTCCAAACTGAGCCGAACAGTGGACTACAATTGTTATTTAATTTAATTAAGTTGTATGTCATATAAGCAAATCAATCCATTATCACCAATAACAGAAACTGTTTGTTCAGGGCGATTTACCTTTCTAATTGATAATGCAAATTGATCACTGCCCGACACGCACCCAGACTCAATTACTTTTGTGTCATAAACCGTAGTTAAACCATTAGTATGTCTGTGTCCAAGCAATACAATGTCTGGCTTAATATTGAACATCATTGTAAAATTCTGTACAACATTACTTGGCGAATCTTTATGACCATGAGCAGCAAAAATATTATTACCACGAATATTAAACATGGCAATTTCTGGCTCAATATTGTTGCTACAAATAGTAATATTCTCAAAATTCTGCATTCTTGCTTTTAAATAGAACGGCAAGAGTATGTCCATATTTTCGCCATCTAAAGCTTCTTCCTTCTTAGGCGAAATCCTAGAATGATTACCAGGAGTTGTATATACATAGATATGATTAAAGTGATTTGCCATGCGAGAGAGCATAGCAGAAATCAGTTCTGAAACATATTTAAACTGTTCCATTAAGTCCATATTGTTCTGTAATCGAAGATTATTATGAATAATTCCACTAAGAATCTCGCCAATTACAAGATAACAGTTTTCAGATTGATGCATTCCACGTATATCAAGAATATCAGAAGTAAACTTTTCAATTCGTTGTTTTAAAATATCTGAATCAAAATCATTTTTCCAATTATGTATCTCAATTCCAGTATGAATATCTGTTAAATGCGCAAGTAAATCTGTTGAACTGTTAAATAACGTATAATGTACGGGAATATTCATTGGTTCAACATTTTCGCAAATAATTCTTTTAACCATATCAGCATATGATTCTTTACGAGCTTCCTGCCTAATGAGTTTATTATATTCAACTCTAGCATCAGATAGTTTTATTTTCTCTCGTCTTAGTTCTTGAATTTTTACATCCAATTCACTATTCTCAGACACATTCTGATTTAATCCAGCCTTATACTTTTCATACTCACTTCTCATCTTACCTCCAAATGGAGTAGAAGAGGACTTACGAATAGTATCTGAGTTACAATTAATTCCATATTTATCCTTGATTTCTGACCAATCGTAGTCATTTTCACCATCAATTTTTGAATCAATATCTGTGATAATCTTGTCATATGTTTCAAGAGTTAGTCCATATTTTGAAAGTTCTTCTTTGAATTTTTCAATATTAAACAATCATTCACCTACTCTCTATTACTCTTCATCAGACGGAACATCCAGCTCCTCATCTGTTTTTAATGCAACAGCAAAATCAATTACCTGATTCTTAAACGAAGTAAGCAGATCAGCTACCTTTATTTCCTGCTCCATATCATTCTCATCTGTATAGGTAATAGTAGTACAATCCTCCGAGAGTGTACCTGCCTTTACTGTTAATTTGTCTGTAGTTGTTCTTGTGAACTTTAATTTGCTAGCTGCCATTTTTAATCTCCTTTTTTCTCCAATAAAATAGGAGAGCAGTGCGCCCTCCTTAAATAATTTCATCAATTGTACAATCTTTACCAACAATATAATCACAAACATCAACTGATTTAGCTTCTTCTGGATAAAAATACCATTCAACACGATATTTCTCATCATAAAGCTTCTCATCAATTTTTGTCTGTGCAATAATATAATTTTTTGTATGCACTTCAACTTGTCCTGCCTCGAAATCAACACGATCTTTCATTTTAGCAGTAGAATCCCATGCAAAACTTGAGCCATCATGCATGAGGAAAGTTGAATTTGGCATAGCAAAACGTTTCTTACCCGAAATAAAAATTAAGAATCCCATTGAATAACAATATCCCTGATTTATTGTATAGACAGGTGTTTTACTTGTCATTATTGCATCAATTAATGCGTACCCATCGGGAACTGAGCCTCCATTTGTATTCACATACAATAAAATCGGTTTTCTGCTTTCAACTGGAATATCTTTATCTTCCCGATTATAACGTAAAATATGATATACAATAGTATCAATAACATCCGAATCAATAACATCATTGATAAAAAGCCTTCTGTTTTCAAGGTCGTCAGCTTCAAACTGTTCACCTTGATAAAGCATCATACTTGTTTTAATATCTTTCATAGGCATTTAGCCTCCAATTTCATAATATTTCTCTATAATGAGATTTTTGTACCGTTATTAACAGCAACAACCTTTGTAGATTTAAGACAATCAGATATTGCATCTTCTAAATCATGTTTAAACTCAATTTTATTTGAATCACCATGAACTAAATAAATCTTTTCACAATTTATAGATTTGTAATAATTAATCATATCTTGTCGTTGCATATGGCTAGAAAATGACTTTAAATCGTAAATCTGTGCTTTATTCTTAAAAGGTTTACCATTAATATTAATTGTTTTGTTGTCTTTTCCGTGTTTTATTTTCCATGCTAATGTATCTTCGCCAGAATATCCCATAAATAAAATACAATCAGATTCTCTTGGTAAAATACTCTGAGTCCACTTAATTGATCTCCCTGCTGTCAACATTCCTGAACTACTAAGAATAACTTTTGAACCTTTATCAGCAATTGCAGCTTTACTATTTTCGGGTTGGATAATTCTCTGTACATTCTTCCATGACATCATTTCATCGAATAATTCTTTTTTATCACCTTCAAGAATAGAAGAGTAACAATCTAACAATCTATTCGCTAATGGACTATCAATTAAAATTGGTACTTTAAAATTTTCATCTTTTCCAAATAAGGAATATAAAATCCATAAGATATATGGAGTTCTGTCAAGTGAAAATGACGGAATAAGAACTCTTGCATTATTGTCAACACAATATTGTTCTATAACAGATTTGATTTTTTCTATATCTTTTTTATATGTTTCTTTCGTACATTGTCTGTCTTTGCTACAGTAAGTGCATTCCATTATTGCAATATTTGCTGAAAATATAGGTTTAAAATCTTCAACAAAAACTCTTGTATCTTGTGTGGCAATATTACCGAGATCACTTGAAAACAGAATTTTTCTAGTATGTGAACCTCCGTTTATATATACTTCACATTGTTTGGATAGAAGAATATGTCCTGCATCAGTATATCTAATAGCAAGTTCATCAGATAAATTTACTATTTTATCAGAATCAATTTCTTGAACAAATTCAAGTGTTTTATATACAATATCTTCAGTATAAAATGGCTCATAATTTCTTTCATTTTTAAGATTTATGACTTCAATATCTCTGCAATTAATATATGAAGAATCAAGCCACATTTCTTTTAGAATCGAAGTTGAACCTTTAGGTACAATTATTTTTGCATTACATTTTCCACGAGCATATAATGTTGGAATCATGGCTATATGATCTGCGTGAAGATGTCCAATAATAATAAATTCGACTTCTTGTGGTCTTACTTTTTGGATATATTTCATATTGGCTCTGTAATTCTCAAGCACAGTATGATTGCCTTGAATCATTCCACACTCAAAAAGATAGCAATGTTCAGAAGTTTTTATTCGAGTACAACTACCAGTAACACCTTCAGCGTTACCTCCAATGATTTCTACTTTTACTTCATGTTTTTTCTTTGCGATGATTTTCACCGCCTTTCATTTTATTTTTGGCATATTACTTTACATACTTGTCTTCAATATAAATTTTATGAGCAGTAATAGAAACGCCAATATGTGCGTAATTTGTTTTTAAATAGTTATTGTCTCCAAGATTATTATGTTTGCCATAATTATATTTCTTGACATCATAATACCCACATGAATGAATGCCTTGCTCAGATTTGTTTCCTGTCTGATGACATATGCCAATAACACCACTAGAGATTAATTCATCTAAGTCTTTTTTACTAATAAGCTTAATATTTTTCACATCCTTTAATTTATTTCCTACAAAGTAGGATAGTAATGAGCGTGGAGGGATTTGAACCCATCGACACCGTGATTAAAAGTCAAGTGCTCTCCCAACTGAGCTACACACTCAAAAAGAATAATCGGCAACCATGCTGCAAGAATTGTAGTACAGTCACCGATCTATAAGAAGAGGAGTACAATATGAATATGTACCAATCTTAGAAATGATCTTTAGAATTGTTCTGTTTGAAAACGCCTTCGACTCAGGACGACCATAAGGGTTAAAGTCTCTATATCTTCCACAGAAATGCATGGTACAGTCTCGCTTGATGAACTTAACTGGTTTTATCACACATGCACAAGTTTTTCATATGACATCACATCAACTAACTTATAGCCATATGTTAGACGAAAATTACAATTATATATTCTCTGTTTTATCAGCCAAGAAAAGCTGATTTCATTGTTTTAATCAAAATATCCATTTAACTTTCTGTTGTAATAACGAGTTATTTTTGGTTTTGTCCAAATTTTTGACTCACATTGGATATTATCATACGTATGGATTTCTTTTTCTGGAATATACTTACATTCCAAGCTTAATCCATCTAAAATTTTTACCACTGTATTATCAGTGGGAGTAGTAGAAGATAGGTAGGCGAATATACATTTCTCTGCCCTTTTGAATACTTTACGGACTGTCGCTACATTTATATCTTCTTTCTCTGCGATTTCTTTAATAATCTTTTCCTGTGTAATTGTCAAAAATAATCATTCCTCCCAACTGCACGAATTCGTTTATAGAATAATATCTTAATTTATAAATTAGGCTTGTGCCTATACGATATGTTGTTCTCCATATAGGCACAAATGAAAACCCATATAAAATGGACTATTTAATTTTTTATAAATAATAAAAATCCATTCTTTATGGATGAATTTTTTATTGCTTGGTAATTCTAGTTGTGTGTTTTTGCCCAATATTCTCGTTTAATTCTTTTATTTTCTTCATGTTGACATTTTTTACATCTACAAGATTTAGTATCCTTTATATCAATCTCGATCCATTCACCACAATCAATACATTGAATTATTTTAGTCTTTTTCTTTTTAATATTTGGATTATTCTCTAAATTAATAACAACATACTGACCATAACAAAACCAAAATAGTTGTTTTCCACGTTTTTTCCCTTCATACAAATATTGCACAAGCATATCTGCAATCATTTCTTCCGAATATCCAAGTTCCGCAAATTGATTTCTAATAGAACAAGCTACATAATGAAGATTATCTATATATTCGTCTTTCATATTGACCATATAGCGATACTTTTTATTCAATTCGTCATACAAATCAGATACTTCTTTAGAACATACAATATCAGGATTTTTCATCATATCCTTATATTTTAATTCTCCAAGTTTCATACCTCTTGTATTAATTGATTTATTAGGAATACGAGAGTAGAGTTTATTTACAAAACTATCATTTCTATCATCGACTTGTGATTTTTCCTTATCTTTGGCGTATTCAAAAAATGCAGGAAGTTTCTGATTGGTAAACTCTTTAATTTCTTCGCCAATTGTTTCCGGAAACTCAGGCTTGTATAATGTCTTAGCGTAATCAATGACAAAATTATTCTGACAACATAAACGCTTAACGCAATTAGTTGCATGTTCTTTTTCCTCATCTGTTCCATTGATAAATACGTCATTATTCCAGATTTTTGAAATATTGTTACTATAAATACCGATGTTTCCACCTGTAAATGCCGCATTTAATCCTTCATAAATACTCTGATTATTCAAAATTCTTGGTTCAGCTTTACGCATATTATAATAAAGTGGTACAATGCCATTCATATTACGTTCTGCGATTCTTACAAAATCAGGATCAGCAATCACCAATGATTTATCTCCATCAACATCAAACTGAAGAATTTTACTGATCAGGTCATATGTACTTGTATATACCGCATTTGTTGTAAACCATTCTCTGATTTTATTAACTCGTTCCTCATATACTTTATTCGCCACATTGAAACGAATAGCATGTTCCTTGTAAAGATGAGGACTTCTTAGACAGTCAAGTTTATCATATTGTTTAAATAACCAACAAAATACCTCTTTGTCTGCCAACAATCCTTTAGGTGTATCAATGTGTCCAAACCAATACTCACAAGCTGCATAATAATCTGGAAGTAAGAAAGTATATTTTCCATTTACTTCAAGTTTTCCACTTCTATATTTTTTTAAAAGACTATTCTTTACTTCACGGATCACGTCTTTTGCATATGTATCATTAAGTAGAGCAGGATAAATCTTTACTGCTTTTTGAAAAGCTGTCATATTTGTATTATAAGGTGTAATTCCAAGGATATCTTTCATGGTATCAACAGAGTTACAGATGTTTGTGATTCGTTCCACAGACTTCTTTGTAAGTAAATCAATCTCTTCGTCTGTTACATTTGTGAGAGTTTGTAACATCTGATAATTGATTTTTGCATTTTTAATTCTGTCTTCCTCAGTGTTACATCTACCAGCTTGACAATGATATTGCTTAAAATATGTCTTATACTCATCCCATGAATCGTAAAACTTATACATCTTAAATTGACTTTTTGTGAAAATTATTCTAATATCTTCGGCAATTACATCATGGTCTTGCCCATAAATATCTGTGATAATAGGAGAGCAATTATTTACTTCAATAAACTTTTTAAAATCAAATACTCCCAATAAACCTTTTACCCAGGGGGCACGAAACATTGTGTTTTTCGTCATTACGCTTGGTAATATCATACCAGCTCCATCAGTATGAGTAATCGGAACAGTACCAGTTTTTCTCTCAATCGAATAATCAGTCTCATCAATAAAATCAAATTCTCCTGGCACATTCGTCTCAAAATCATCTACAACAATACATCTGTCTATATCAAAATCATTCCACTGGTCAGTAGCTGAATTCGCCAATGCCATATATGCAAGATGTTTATTTACATTGTTTCCACCCTTTGTGTTTATTTTATCAATAGTAAGACCACACATAACTGTCTTTTCAACTTCATTCCATACTGATTCTTTAATAAAAACAGCTTTTTTCTTACGAATTTGACCAGCAGAAGATGTAAAGTATCTGTATTTTTCGCCATTATATATAAATCCATAAAAAGATAAATCTTTAAACACATCAAAATAATAAACTTGAACTACAATAAGAATATCTGTTAGTTCGTCTTTTTTAATGCCGATAATACGTGTAAGGGAAGATTCAAACACTGAAATGATATTATTATCATTTAGTTCGTCTTTTCTTAACTCTCTTAATTCGATTTTTTTATTATATGGAATATTATGCGATTTGCAATACTCGATTTTATTCGATAGATTCTCTTTTTGAATTGTCTTATTTGATAAAAGATTCAGAAGTTTTTCTTTTGATAAATTTGCTTTCTCTCTTTTGTGTTTTATAATCAAACACCACTTCATATATTCTTTTACAGAATCATTTTCTTGTTCATAGTAGTCTTCAACGGTACAACGTTTCCAATCAGAGAAATCATCTTTGTTGTAACCTTGCGTTACGAGTTCTTCTTCTAATTTTGGAAGCATATTATTTACATAATTTCTTTCACGTCTGTATTTACAGTTCATTTCATGTAAGTATTTTTCATGATTGCTATAAAAATGACCTGTATCTACAGAATACATATTAATCTGTGTATCTAACATTTATACCCCCTTGTTTGTTTGCCATTTCAATAAATCTTTTTAACTCTGTGTTGATATATCTGTAATAATCTTCATAGCTCCACTTTTTAAAACATCTGAAAGGAACTTCCATACGATAAAGTGGGATATTATGTTTCTTACAATATTCATTTTTCTGAATATCTCGTTGTATTGCTTTTTGTCTTTGAATTTGTCTTGGTGAATTACCAAAATGATGATCTTTATGTTCCTCATCATCTATTTCGATGAGATAAACTAAAGAATTATCAGAATTTAGAATTGCAAAATCGAAACGTAATTTTTCATTATTATCACCCATTAAATCATCAAATGAGTATTGAATTTCAAAATTACAATGCATATTTATTAAATAATCATATACAACCTTTTCATTAAATCCCATATTACATATAGGACACCATCTACCTTTCTTTATATTGTTTGGCAGTATATCCCATATATAATTGTGTTTGTTGCATCGTACAGTCACATATTCACCTGCGCTTTTATATTCGCTAAGTAATTTTCCATCTTTTTCTTCACATAACTTAGTTAATTCGTTTTGAAAATCACCTGCACGACCTGAACAATATGGACACCAATGTTCGCCACTATATAATGCATCAGCAGTAGTAGTAAAAATCGAATGGTCTGGATTCACACATTTAAAATGATATATATCTTTTGCTCTTGTCCATTCTGTTTCTAAAACATTTCCACCACGTTCCTTACAGTATTTAACTAATCTGTCGTAATAAAACTGTTTATTTTTCTTATCAGCTTTCTTTACAGATTGCGATTTTCTTATAGATTGGCATTTCTTACATGGTAAAAAATATGGTTTGCAAATATTTTTAGCATTAATTGTTGTGTATGTATCTCCATGAATAGGGCAGTGATAAACAAGGTTAATAGGTTTTTCTGAACCCATATATTCTCCAAGTATATCAACTAATCCATGATGATAATCTTGTACTTTCTTCTCAAACCATTCTTGAGATTTTCTTAAATGTCCTATAATTCATTCCTCCTTCATAAAACTAATTATTATGTTTCACTTATATATTCTCCAAATGAAATTTCTATTTACTCCACAAAATACACATCTACATATTTCATACCTTTTAACTTGGCGATACGATATGAAGTAAATCCATCGTGCAGCACAAAATCTTTATCAATAACAATAGGAGAGTAGAAACGTCCAGTCTTTTCAAAATAAGTCATTCTATCATTCATTTTCCATATTCTAATGTAATCCCATCCGTCCTGTATGATAATGTCATCAAGTTTTACTTTATACACATATCCAGTTTTATAGTGCTTTCTAAATAATTTAAATATCCTCATATACTTATGACTCCTTATTGTCAAATTTTTGATCTTCAAAATGCTTATTCCCAAACTCAAAACATTTCACATAATATTCAAATCTCTCAATGTATTCATCGAAAAATGTACTATTTGCAGCTTGCTCAATCATATTTCCAATATCATTCTGGATATTCTCTTTGTCACTTGTAATATACTGAGTATTTATTCCTTGACTTCCAATAGGTAGTCTGTCGCTAATATCAGAACGTCTTAACCACAGATTTACAGCATATTTGTTCATATGCTTGATAAATTTATAAGTACAATCAACAACATATCCTTTATACTGGTTTTCTGGTAACACAAATGAAATAGTAGTCCCTAAATAATTTCTTTTTAACATAATATTTTTCTCCTAGCACAAGCTTATCTTTCTAACCAAACTTCCCAATATCCATCACAATATTTTGTTTTTAAATCATTATAATGAAACTTAAGTAAATCCATAATTTGATAAATAAAATAGCAATAATCAACTTGTCCAGCTCTAATGTTTCTGAGCATATCATTAATAAAAGAGCAATATTCCTGCCAGTTAGTAGTGCCATGATATGTACCCATTGTTTCTTCGTTCCAATATCCTGTTTCTTTTGAATATTGCATATTCTGACCTAATTTTGTAATACCTGATACTGGTTTAACAAAGAGTCGTCTAATATTAAATTCTTTCTGCCACTTTTCATCAGTGAGAGTAGAAGATGGTCTACCATTCGTATTACCTATTAATCTCATTTCTCTAAGTTCCTCAAGTGTCATTGACTGATAATTTTTCATTTCTTTTTTCTGTCGCTCCTTTTCAATAATTGTTTTTTCGAGGTTATCTGCCTCTACATATTTATTTATTCTCTTTTTGTTTGGTGTTTCTGTAGAAAAATCATAAATATCAATTTCACCTGAAAATGTGTTATGGTTCTGTGTATAAATTTTTTCTTTTGACATATTTTAATAGTTCTCCTTTACTTTTAAAAAATAATTTGTTCATTGTAATCAGCTCCTTTGAGTGCTGCGTTTATTTGTTACATATGTTTATTCTCTGTTTTAGTTACGACTTATTGCCGTTTTTGATTTCTCCAAATGAGTCTACATTATAGATTTCCAACATCTTAGCAATAGCCCATTCAATTTCTTGCTCATATCCTTCTTTATTAAGCACATATATATTTGGTACATTTTGTGGTGGTTTCTTTGGATTAGGTTGAACACTACCAACTTCTTTTTTGATTAGGAGTGGTTCTTTGTCGCCAATAGAAGATGTGAGATATTGAATACATTGATTAATGGTATCTTTTGACATAGAGAGTTCTTTTGACATAGATTCTATACTTCGCCAAAAAGCTTCTGGTTTGATTTCGGGATTATACATAGTTTCTTCATTATCTTTATTTTTGGGGCGAATGAAAATATATGAATTAATATAAAGAAAAGCCATTAGTATATTCTCTTTATTGATGCTAGATTCATTCATCATAATAAAATCAAGCTGAGAAGATGTGATTTTTGAAAACTTGTCAACAGCATCAAAATTTTCAGGAATAATTTTAATCTCAATACCAGTATCATAAGTAATAGAATCAAGATCCTGTTGAACTTCAATCATTTTGTTGTTAATCATATATTCTAATACATCAAGAATTTCTTGGACTGCTTTTGGTCTACGTTTATGTGTTTTGTATCCATAGAAATTTAAAACCTTTCTAAGCGTAATCCAACTATAATCCTCATATGACCTATATTTATCAATAAGGATGTATGTAATATAGAATTTTCGACTAACTCCATATTTTGTTTTGATGTTCCCTTGAATATAATCATTTGGGAAGCGAGTAAAGTATTCTGTTTTCTGTTGCAATAAAAAATTCCTCCTTGTATGTGATATTTATTTATTCTCCATTTGAGATTAAGTGGACGATGAACTTACGAGCGTTCAGTAAAGTAGGTCTGAACCCCCACTTGTTTGTTTTATTTTTGAAATTGGTAGGGGTTGAAACCAACTTTGCCGAACTGAAAGAAGATATATAACATTATTAATAAGACAGACTATTCCGTTTGTATTTCGCTTACGCTACATACAAACTCCATAATTTTTTGGTTGATTGTTATTGGTTGGTTTAGATATATGGTGTTTTGAATTAATACTTTCATTTGGGTACATGTATGATGTACCTATAATTTTATTCTCCATCTGAAGTATTATTCTGTTCCAAATCAACATACTTCTCTGTGAAGATATTATCTACAAAAAATACTGGTAGCTTATCATGATACATTTTATAAATTTCTTCACCTGATATACTTATCCAAAAATTACTACCTATTTGTCTTTGTTTCTGCAATGTTTCAATCTCTTTCCGATATTTACTATTTTTAATTATTCCTCCAATTTTTCCACAGATAGTACAGTAACTGCATAATGATGTATGAATACGTTCTTTTTCTTCTTGAGTAAATGCATTACTTTTAAAATTCCATTTATATTGGATTAAACATTCTTCATAATGGTGTTTGTGCTTTGATTTTTTATTGGCTTTGGATATATTGCTTTCTCTCTGTTTAAGATATTTTGGTATCTCTATTTCATATTTGTTCATTTTGTTTTTTTATTCCTTTCTATGTTTGTGCTTATATATTCTCTGTTTGGAATTTTATTTTTGCGTATCCTTTTATTGGTAGTAATGGGATATGAGAGGGATTTATTATGTGGTTTTTACGTACCCCCTATGTATGGGGTTAAATTAAAGAAAATGAGTGTGATTTTCGATTTTAGATTGTTAGGTATGAATTTATCATTGAAGTGGTTTTGATTGAAATTTGAGTCGATTTCGTGCGATTTAGTCTAAAGATTGGGTATTGAAATTAGTTGGGTGAGTACTTAGTTATGATGTAAGAAATTAAATATGAGAGTTTTTATTTTTTGAATTAAATTTTGAATTAAATTTGGTCTGAGAATTTATATCACGATTATTGGATAATTTTTCATGAAAACTGGTTATCGGTGAAAATGCTTATATATAAGGAAGATTTTGAGATTGATGGTGTGATTTTAGTGTGATGGGATTTTGAAAATTAGGGGTTGAAGTGGATAAAAGGCTTGTAAAATAAGTGGATTGACGATATGGGGTACGATAAGTGGTTTGAATGATGAAATTTTGGATTTTGCTTGATTTTCTTGGGAATTTTGAGGTTGGAAATAAGGTTACATTTTTGAGTTAGTGTGTGGAATAACCAGCTATGCAGATGCTGCCAAAATGTGACTATCATTTTAGTTTTAAGTACCCCCATCATATAAAAACGATGGTTAATAGATATATATTGTCCATTGTTTTTACTATTACTTTTGAATGAATTGATGTAGTTTTTAAAACTATATGAGATTGTATTGATATTATTATCTGACATAGTTTAAAGCTATGTTTTATCGTTTATCATAGTTTTTAGCTATATCAAACAATTTATAATAAAATCATAAAAACGTGTTGACAATCATACAAACATATGATAAAGTATAGACAAGTCAAGAATGAACCACAAAAAACAACTGACTAGAAAAAAGTTCTTGACAATCACAAGTTCTTGTGATAAGATAATCTCAACAAAACAAAGAAAAGCAACAAAGTGCTAAGGCTCGGCAAACTCACATAGTTGCAATCAAAAGTTTTTGTTGACAATCACACAGACGTGTGATACAATCTAAGCAACAAATAAACAAGCACCAAGCAAGAAAGAAGGTTGATTCACTGAAAAATGTATAATCCAAAAGGGTACTATGTACCTAGTGGATACATGGGTTATGTATCAGAAGAAAAGAGTTATATACTCTTTTCAACTGAACAAGAATATCTTGATTACATAACCGACTAACTCACAAATGAATTGTATAGATAGTCCCTCAACAAGTCTATTCTATCACAATTCGTGAGTTAATTCCACACCAAAAATATAAACAGTTCTATTCATGTATAGGTACTGTTTGCAATTCCTAGAGTTGTAAGCAAAAGACTAGAAGTGCGTAGGGTTGCTAGTGGTTTTAATATCCAACGTTTCCACTATACAAAGCAGTCCCAAAAGGATGAATATAAAATGGTTATATGGTTTTACCTAGAAAAAACCTAGTCTGTCAGCTTATTACTTTGCGGACGAACCTACAATATTTTTGTAGGAATAGGGTAGTTCCCTTTAGTGGTATAGGGTTCACGTTCTTAGATTATTTTCTAGGAGTGGTCAACGATAGAACAAGCAACCGACACATAGATAAATAACTTACGCTAACAAATAAAAGCGTACTCTTATAAGGTTCAATTCAAAACTTACTTATAAGAAGAAATACATAAGAGACAGACACAAATACAAAGTGGCAGATAGTAGGGTAGCACCTACTATTCTTGATGTTGGGTAACTCCAACTCACATGACCGTTGTACCTCTGTGTTCTGTATAATTCAAGTTATACATAGTTAGAGGAGCAGATCAGCACTACCAGTCTGCTCTTTTATAGTGTGCATAACACTATGACAACAAATACAATAAACCCATGATAGCACCTATGCATTAAATAGGAGAATAGGAGATATTATGAAAACATTATCAATCAATTTTTATGCAAAGAACATCACAGAAGAGTCTAAGTCTGAACTTATGACAGCAGTACAGCACGAGTCTTGCAATATGAATATTCAGTTACTCGATGATACAATCGCTAAACTTGAGAAGAAGATTGCTAACGAGAACGGCAATTATTCAGCAGAAGAAGTACAAGCTTTCCAGGTACAATTAGATTCTGCAAATGAATCACGGACTAAGTTTGTGGAGACACAGACGGACACATTAGAAGTATACAATAAAGTTATTTCTACTATGTCACAAAAAAATGCTGACCACTTTGGCAACTCTGCTGATGTTGTAAGAACTGTACTTCGTGTACTTGGCTCATGGGATAACTCTAAACTTGTAAAATATGCAATTATTCCTGCTTTTGAATCACCTGAACTTTATGAAGCTTTACAGGCAATTCATATTAACTCCAAAGCGGGGGATGACGGAAATCTTGTAATAAGCAAAGAGGTAAAAGAAGCCTATAAAAAGGCAAGCGCAGAACTCGAAACAATCATCAAGAAAACTTTCTCTCTGCCTTTTGAAACTCCGTATACAGATAAGACAAGAGTGAAACTGACCGCAGAGGATAAGAAACTTTTAAACGATTGCTACATTAAGGGATTTTCTAACAAATTTGACGTAGACGATGAAAAGGGAACTGTATCATTTAAAAAGCGTCAGATTAACACGCTTGTAAAGGCAAAAAAGAACCGCAAAACAGGTGAAATTACTTATGATTATAGCGGACTTGCAAGCACTATCAGCAATATTATAATCAAGCATTACTTCGCATAAAAGCAACGTAAAATGTATAGTACGAAAGGCAGAATTTCGGTTCTGCCTTTTAATAGTGTGCATTTTATGTAAAGGAGAGTGAACGCAAAATGAAAGTGCGAATCAGACGAACACTTGGAAATGAACTTTACCACGGAAAGCAATTTCCGATCAATACAATTGTCTTGCGTAGTGAAAACGGAGTAGAGATTTTCTGCTCTGATTTTAGAATGAGAAAAGGCAAAATTACTGTGCTTATTCATATTCCAGGTAGAAAGAAATTTCTCAAAACTGAAATGCGTAATGAATATACAAAGGTAATGTATGACTATACGCAGCAATTCAAAGACGATTCAAAGCGTTTGAATTATAAGCAAATGATAGCACACGATCGAAAACGGAAATGCGGATCTAGTGGCGTGCGTTTAGGGAAATTCTGTGGTCAAGTAACTGACTATGAATGCACGAAAAATCCATTACATGATTTTAGAAGAGTGTATTGCTAATCACAAGATTTTGTGATAGAATGGAGGCGTATAAAATGGAGGTGAAGTAAATTGATAGTTTATTATAAATTGTCGAATATTTTAAAAGAACGTAATATGCAATGGAAAGACTTATGCGAAGCAGGCATTTCTGTAAACACACCAACAAAATTTTCGCAAAATAAAACTATGAATACGGAAATGATAGATAAAGTTTGTGCATTTCTAAAGGTTCAACCAGGGGATATAATGGAATGGGTAAATGAATCAGACCAAAAGGAAAGAGAAATCCAAGCGAAAATTGATGCTTTACAAAAGCAACTCGCAGATGTAAGAGCAAGTAAATCAAATTAAACAATCATAACCCAAAGCACCCACGTAGGCAAAACTACTAGGTGCTATTTTTATACCCAAAATTAAGGAGGCAAACCATGTCAGAAAAAGCAAAACAAATCCACAATGCCTATTGTGATTATGAAGTCGCAAAGGCAAAATCACCGTCACGGATTTATAGTGTCCGGGCAGAAATTAAAACTAAAAGCGGTGTCAAAACACACAACATGAGCAAAGCTATGTTAGCAAGACAGTTGGCTTTGCTTTATTAATGTGGTAGAAAAAAGAGCCGCCATTTTTTTTGACAGCTCACGTCCGATCATTCGACCATAAAGAGGGGAGGAGGAATGAGAGACGTTGTTATAATAACATATTGATTTATTAAAGGCAACTTACAATTTGTAGGTTGTCTTTTTTGTGTGCAAAAAAAGGAGAATAAGTAAATGAAAAAGGCAAGATATGATGCAATTCGTATTGCGAAAGAATTATGTTACAACGAAGACACAATCAGCAAAATTAAAGTAGCAACATCAGAAAGTGAAATTACACGAATTTTGCATGATGCAAGGGAGGCGATGGAATGATGCAGAAAGCAATTATGTTCCGTGCTTACAACGGAGTTGAAATCATAGACACTCGCCCAGAAGCTGAAATTTCATACTCAAATATGAAATATGCAGAGGAACTTGCGTCAAAGAGAAAACAAAAGAGAAACAAAGAACACAAAAGCTTTGCGGAAATATTATCTGCATTGCTTTAGATAAAATCAAGGAGGTAAAACATGAAAGGTTATGACACACCAGAAGGTTACAGAGGACTTGTAAAAGGCAAATATATACTCTTTGCAAGCGAAAGTGAATATTATGAATATATGTTGGAGAGAGAGGAAGTATGACTATGACTGAAAAACAGGCAAAAGAAATAAAACGTAACCTTTGTGTGAATTGCGGCGACAGAATTTGTTGCCACGGAATGCAGAGTTGTAAAGATGCAAATGAATATTTAAAGAAGGGAAGTGATTTGAATGGCAAATTTAATTCACTTATTTAAAGTTGGTCAGGAAGTCCGTTGCAATATGGACGGTACTTTTTATAAGGGGACTGTAAAAGAAACATATACAGATCATATTATTGTAGACATTCCAGAAATATCAGATCATTGTTGGTTTGAAAACAATCTTAATATGGATTGTGTATATCCAGAAAATAATTTTAGTAACTAAACGGCAAGCGAAACGCAAGCCGTTATTTTTATGCAAAAAAATGAAATTTAAGGAGGACACGAATATGTGCAAAAGAACATTTTTATTTCCAGAGGAAGCAGAAGCAGAGGTAAAAGCAATCAGAGAGGCAGAAGGTATTGATGAAAAAACAGAAAAATTATTTATCAAGGAAGTAATAAGGAATGCAAAAGCAAATTCACGGATAGGTGATAAGGTGCTTGTATGTATTGATCCAAAGTACATACATTATCCTGAATGGCAAAGGGAGATTAGGCTGCCAATGGCATTATCAATAGGTAACAATTATGATAGTGATTTATGGGGTTTGCCTATTTATTGGCACTATATGGGATTATTATGGGCGATTGAAGGACAACACAGAACTTATGGAGCTGTAAAGGCAAACAAAGATGCGGTTGTTGGACAAGTAATTGAATGTGATTTAGAAAAAGCGATAGCAATTTTTACAGGTCAGACAAAGGGCAGAACACAGATTAAACCAAAGGATACATATAAAGCAAAGATTGTTAGTGGAGATGAAGATTATCTAAATTTACGAGATATTTGTCACAAACATAACATTGCAGTAAAGGGAGATAGAAACAAGGAAAATGCAGTCGGCACACTTACATCTATTACAGATGGGATTGATCTGGTTCGTATGAATCCTGATTTACTGGATCATATTCTTAGTACAATTACTACACTTGGCTGGAATGGATATGCCGATTCCTATAATGGGAAGGCATATACTGCAAAAATCATCCGTGCATTAAAAGCATTATATGCATATACAGAAGGTAGAACAGATGAAATGGAAAAAGCCTTAATTAAACATTGCAAGGGAACAGAATATTTTGTTGAGAATATTATGGATAAGACTCAAGCACAGATTTTTGATTATCTGTCTGAAATTGTTCGTTATGAAATGGAAAGTCCATTCACAGAGAAAAATAAAACTGCAAAGAGAACATCAAAAGTAAAAGCAATGTAAGAGAGAATAAATAATTAGAAAGCGAGTGATAACATGAAACATCGGTAACAGAAAATATCAAAAAACAAACCAATACATACAACATATAAATACGAAGCTGAGATACCGGCTATACGGTCACATTATAATAAGGAAAGGATTGGTGTTAATGACATATAAAAGAACAAAACAGTTAAGAGAATTTGAACCAATTTTATATAGAAATGGTTATAGATTTGCACGGTGCAAAGGAAGTCATTTCATTTATATTAACAGGACTTCTCATAAAATCATCACAGTCAACAAGGACTTAAACAGAATGGTGAGGGAAAGACTTATAAAAGAAATGGAGTATGCAAAATAATATGACGAGAAAAGAATATGAAATTGCAAAAAACGAATTAATAAATAGTTTGGAATCAGAACTTGAAAGATTAGCAGACGCTACAAATGTTTCTTATGATAGTGAAGAAGACATTGAAAACATCATTGATAAGGCAGAATGTGATTTAGAATTGATTAACTCACAGATATATGATGTTAAAAATGCTTTATCTGAATTACGCAAAATGAGAAATACGAGAATAGAAGAGTAGGGAGGTGTAAAAGATGAAATGGACAGAGTTATTACGGAAAGATAAGTATGCATTATTACAAAGCGAAAGTGATACTCAGTATGTGGTTGCGAGTGGTTACGATCCTACACAGCCAGAGGATCAGCAGTGGAATCATGGAATGTATTTTACTTATTGGAATGACACAAAGAGAAAGGCAGATTGCTTGCAAAACGCTTTAGATTATTTCAGAAGCAGAACTGAAGAACACTATGTAACTAAAGGACAGAAATACCTTGAAATCTACAGAGAAGATTATACAGAAGGCACATTCAACGAAATTGTTACATCGCTTGGAGTTGATAATGACAGAGTTGAAGATGCACTTGGTTGTTACTGCATTGTAGATGAAGAGAGTTTATCAAAGGTAGAGTAAATTAGAAGGAGAGGTAAGACTATGAAAGAGTATGTGAATGTAAAAGAACTTCTTAAAGAAGTTGATGCAATGGCAAAAAGAGGTACACTGCTTGCAAGAGGTGAGGTAACACAGGAAGACTTAGCAATGCAGATTAGAGGTCTTATTGTTCATGTAGCAATGAAAGAAGAAACAGATTAAATGGATATTTCAAAATGAAAGGCAAGGTAAATATATGAGTAAACATACAATTACAATTGCAGAAGTAAACAAGCTTATGGAAAATGGAGTGTCAACATTCTCGCTAAAAGACGATTCACCGAGAGGATGTAAAACAGTGCCGGTAAGTGAAATCAAAGTTGGAGACAAAATAGTAATTGATAACTATTTTACGGAGGTTATAGAGTAACTGGATATCCCACAAGGAGGTAAGCAAAATGAAAGACGGAATCCACGGAAATAGAGAACAGGTTGAGAAATTATCAGCAAGCAGAATTTTAAGTGAATTATATGATAAGGCGAAAGCTGAAAATGATGGGAAAGTTCATATAAGAGAAATTGAGGACGGACATGTTGGAGAAATGATTGAAAAATATTAACAAATAAATGCGTGTTTCATTAGAATTGGAGGCAGAAAAATGGATAGAGTTGATGAAATTATTTATAAAGAGACACAGAAGGCAGCTTATGAAGAACAGTGTGAACAGGGATTTGTTCATCAGGAACAGCCAAACGAAGATTATTTTGAAGGCTTAAATGATTATTTGGATGGAACAATGAGTATTTGAAATTAAAATGTGTGTTGCTTATGAATTGGAGGTAAGAGAAATGAAAACAAGAAAAGATATTAAACTTGGGAAAGATGAAGAATTTGTAGAAGATATTAGAGAGTGCAATAATCGGTGTCCACAATGTGGAGGGCTTTTGATTGCAAATTTTGGGGCAGGAATTTCGGTTGAATTTTGTGCAGAAGATAATTGTGATTATGAAGATTACGATTATGATTTGTAATAAGAAATTCGCATTTCATTAGAAAGGAATGGTAAGCAAAATGGATTATTTATATGTTATAAGCAGAATAGAGTATGAAGATGCAATAGTTTTACAAGTAATGTGCAGAGATGGTGTACATACTTGTTATCACAGCAAAGTAAACTAAGATTTACAGGGAAAAGGAGCAAATTATGGATAGATACTTAGTTGTGTGGTTAAGAGAAGGCAGAGAGAATGTTGATGTCATTGATAATGCTATCACTCCGCATGAAGCAGCTAATAAGGTAAGAGAAGTGCATGTAAATGCTAACGTAATAGCAGTAGGCATTATGTTGGACAACGAACAGTGGAATTACCTGTAGTAGTTGAACCTAAGATGTCTTGGTATGATTGGAGGTAAAAATCAATGGAAAATAAGCCTTATGCAATAGCAGTACGGATTTATGAATCAAATGGAGTAACAATGGCAGACATTAAGACTTCTCCTTGTGATGGTTTGAGAACAGAAACAATCGTCTGGACAAAACCAAACGAAAGAGAAAGGTTTTATTATAATGGTTACACGTTGATTTATGATGAACGAATCAAAAATGTAAAACCTTTTGAAGAAATTAGATAAGGAGTGAGGCGAAAATGACAAGTATTGAAAAGTCAAAAGAAGATGAACGGAACTTAAATGAAATTACGGATCACTTGATTAAGCTGATTGAATCGGATGATAAGCGGTTCTCATTTGAATTTTGTGTAGGTGGCACAATGGAGATTTATGATAAAGAAAAAGAAATCGGGTATGCAGTTCACATTGCACCGATTGAATATGATGAAGATGGAAACGCAATAAATTTATAAAGGAGACGAAATGAATTAATTAGAATATACTATATATCATAATTGTGATAAAGGCAGAATCATAGTACGACACACAAAAAGATTTTTCACAAGTTATGAAGAAGCAAAAGCAAATGCAAAGCATTGGATAAAACAGAATTATCCGAATGAAGATGCAAACAGTTTTGAAATATATATTAAATAATCAAAGGCAGTTAGGAGAATAAATACCTAGCTGCCTATTTTATTACAAGAAAGAGAGGAACGAACATGAAACAATTTGATTTACCTGTAGTAAATGATATACGAAAATCATTTTACGGAAAAGCGAAAGTAACAGAGTTAGACAATGGAGACATTGAACTGACAAGCTACAATACAGTCGTTTGCAGAATACATAATGGAGTTTTCCAGAGATTGTGGAATGGGTATTCAGCAACGACAATGAGACATATCAATGCTTTTATTGGCTTCTATGGAATTGAAGGTGGAGGCAAAGCATGGTGGAACAGTTTAGAGATTGCATAAATTAAGGAGGAAACGAATTATGAGTAAATGGTTATATGATCCTGAAACGGATTCACGGAATGGGAAAGAGTTTACTTACAATTTGCCTATACATGAAAATGAGGACTTACTTTTAGGTTTTACATATAGGCAAATTATGGATGAAGTGATTGCAAATTACGGTCACAATGTAACAGAAAAAGAAATCAGAAAACAGGTAAACGAACATCTGGAAATGGTTAAAGAAAATATGGAAGAAAATTTAATATTGTGTATCGACAGTATGTTGAAAGAAATTAAGGAGGCGTAATTATGTATAAAATCATTAACCCATGTAAATGTAAGGTTTACACAAGAACAGGAAACGAAGTAGATAGAAATGCATTTGTGAGAATTGAATATAAAGATTCAAAATTAAGTATGTGTGGTGTAGTTGCGCCATTATCAAACGGAGATTGCTTTGGCTCTGCTGGTCAGTGTGTAGATGAAATTAGAAAAGGTTCACCAACAGATGAGTGGACAACGGAAATGCTTAACAAATTATGTGATATTTGGGATAGATGGCATTTGAATGATATGCGTCCTTATTGTGAACACATGAGAGAACTTGGATGGACAGAACACACTCAGGATAAAGTTAAAATTGAGAAATGGACTTTAACAAAAGAAGCTTGTCAGAAAAAAGATAACGCAAAGAAAAGAGCACTGGAATGTTTGAAAAATGGAGAACCATTTTATCCAACTAAAGAGGAAACAACATATGCAAATATGGAATATTCTATTGATGTTTATGATGGTGAAGAAGTCACTTATGGAGAAGCATACGAATTAAAAGAGAAGGATTGTTTAGGACATTCAAATACAGAATATAAGACAAGAGGTTGGATTTCTTATAAAGATCATAAACTCGGTTTTATTGGTAGAGAATGCCCAGTGTGCGGTTATAAATACGGAACTGCTTGGAAGATGGAAGAAGTACCACAGGATATAATTAAGTGGTTGGAAAGTTTACCAGAAACTAAAGTAAAGCCAGCGTGGGTATAGGAGGTAAAATGTTATGCTGAAAATTGAAATTAAAACAGGTGGTGCAGCTTATAGAGATGAAGATGGCGAACTTGACAGAAGTGCATATGAATTAAGGCGAAATTTAAAAGAAATTGAAGAAAAACTTGAATACGGGTGTCAAGCTGGTTACATAATGGACATCAATGGAAATAAAATTGGTAATTGGACACTTGAAGATTAGCAGGAAATTGTAATTTCTTGGTAGAATAATTACGAGATATAGTAGTAAATAAAACGAACGAACACAATATATAGTATAATAAAAGGAGATTAAAATTATGAGAGAAAACGAAGTAAAGGAAACAAGAGAAGTAGTAGTAAGAACAGAGTACGTTGCAGAGGATGGAACTGTATTTAGAAGCGAAGAAGAGTGCAAGAAATATGAGGAATCAGCACTTTTTGCAATTAGTAAAGAGTTAAAGAGACTGACAAAAGATAATACATCTCAAAGTGAAATCAATGATAATTTTTCATATGATGATACTGTAGAAATTTTTGATGTACAGACAGAAAGAGATTTAGAAAATCTTAGAAGATATTTATATCTTAAAGCAAGAAATAATGGAGCATCCGAAAGTAGTGTGAATGATTGTTTTAAGTCAACAGATGGAAAAAGAAACAATTATGTGTTTAGTAATGTAACATATGGACACGAAGTAATGATCTTTTGGGATTATGAAGAACAGTGGTTCTGGGTATATGGAGATGGTAGCATTGAGGCATTTTGCAATTTCCATAAGGATAGAATCACAAAGCTTATTACACCAAAGGAGGAAAATGCAGATGTTTAATATAACATTCAAATATAAAGATGCAATGAGTAATTGGGAATGGAGAACACAAAGTCGTACAGTGTCATCTGTTGAAGAATGTAAGCGAATTTACGGACTTGACAATGGTGATGTTGAATATGAGATTTTAGAAGTCAAAGAGGCATAATACAGAGAATAATAAGGCAGACGCAAACATATGTGTCTGTCTTATTTGTTGGAAAGGAGAATGCGAAATGATTACACGGAATTATTTTGGAAGCTTGAACCACGAAAATGCATGCACAAGATAGTGTAAATCATATTATGGAAAAGAGATTTGGTGCAAGAAAGTGAGGTTGAGCAATATGTATATAGAACATGATTATCATTATATAAATGCAAATGAAAATTTACTAATAGAAAAAGGTTACGGAAAAATCTCAATACATTCTATTCATTTTGATAAGCATTATTCAGAAGAGCAGAAGGAAAAGAATAGACAGATTGCAGAATCCATGACAAGTGAGCAATGGAGTAGACACTGCGAAGAGGTTGCAAAAGATTTTTCAAAACCAATGGAAAATATTTTGAAAATCTTTTTAAACAAATATTCCATATTCCAAGCATCAGAAAATGTTTCATATGATAGTGATTGGGATTTATATTTTTGGAGTAATAAAGGATGGAATGGGAAAGATTATATGGACTATTTCAAACTTGAGTTTAACACGAATAGAAGTGTAGAAAAGAATATGACTTTGTTAAATGAAATTATTCCACTCGTTGAGTCTATGGAATATGAAAACATAGGTTGCCGTATACAATATGATGCTGTCTTAGACAAAGAAAAAATAGAAAGAGAAGCGAAAGAAATTTGCGAAACTATTACGGGAAAATTTATAACATATTGTGGAATTGAAGGAAAAATCAAAGTTGTGGATGAAGTTAATAACTATAAAACTTATGGATTTTTTAGGAAAGGTGCAAGAAGTAAGTATTACAAAGTATCAAATGTAGAAATATTAGCAATGAAATTACAAGAGGCAATTTAATATGGAAGATAAGGAGATAACATAGATGAAAAAGTATGTAGTTTCAAAAGATACAAAATCTTGTTTATTGTATGCACATAGAGAAGATCTTCCACACGTTCCGATTAGTGGGAGCTTTAGCGAAAAGAAATCAGAATCAAAGGAATATGCAAAAATGTATATGGGTTTACAGAATAAAGTAGAACAGATTGAAGAACGTAGACGTGAAAAATTTATGAAGGAGATGGAATTAGTATGATGACAAGAGAAAGATTTGCAGAGACAAACTGGAAAATGAGTTATGAGGAATATCAGAAATGTGATTGTACTGAATGTAAAAAAGAAGAATGTCCACACAGAGGAGCATATAGAAGAGTACCTGAAATTGATGGTGGACTTGGTTTATGTCCTAATCTGAATGGAGAGTGATGAAAAATGTACAGAGTATATCAATTAACGGCTGAAGAAAAAGATAAAATTGTGCGATGTCGTTGGGGTGGAGATACACATTACTATGATGTATTTGAATCACAAGAAGAGTGTGATGAAGAACAGAAAAGATTAGACGAAATTGAAACAGAATATAGAAAAATGAAAGCTGATTATTTGAAAAATTTCAAAGGAGAGTGATCAAGATGTTCAAATATATTATCAGTTATGATGGTGGTCAGTTAAGAGACAGTGGAGATTTTGAATGGGGATTATTTAATTCCTATGGTGAAGCAGAAGAAGAAGCCTATAACGCAAAAGAAGAATACATGAATGACTGGGACATTGAAGGTAGTGAATATGATCCTGATGATTTCTGTATTGAGATTGTGGAGGTATGAGAATGATTAAAATCTATCAGAACAAGAGAAATAAACGAAAATACATTGAGGTACATAGTGACGGACATTATCACAATTCTGTTCGTCAGTATATACAGCACGATCAGAAAGTTGCAGGTCGTAAGGTTGGAGTTGTTAGAAATTACACTGGTGACGGAAAACTTCATCGGTGGAGAAAAGGCAACTTGAATGAATTGCTTGAAGATTACAAGGAGGCATGAGTATGTGTAGAATTTCAGGAATTGTAATCGAGCATGGCAAAAATGACTTTGGTTATTGGGGAGGATTTTGTCTTACAGAAGATGAAGAAAATGTAATTTGGGATATTTTGAGAAAGCATGATACTGAAGGTTGTTCAATTAGAGGAACACGAAAAGAAATTGCAGAAGAGATTGGAGGGTGATTGATATGAAGAGAACACAAAAAGAGATTAAGCAACAGACAGAAGAATGGTTAGATGAACGGTGGATAATTGCAAATATGGAAGACGCAAGACCACAGGATATGAGTTATTATAACGGAGCTTTAAAAGCACTTGAATTTGCCGGTTATGAATGGAAACGTGATGCAGATGGAAAGCATACATTATTTAAATAGATTGGAGTGATGGAAATGACAAAGCTAGAAGCTATGAAATGTGAAAAATTATTAAATGAAGCCATCAAAAATGCAGAAAATGCAAATAAAGATTGGGAAAAATATTTAGTAGCTGAGAAAAATAAAGTTGCGCTAGATATGGAAATCAATATGAGAAATTGTGACTATCATAGGGGTTATGCAGAGGGAATTAATCAGGCACTTGCGGTTATAGGTTTTAAACATGAACGGATGGCAGAGTTAGGGAAATTGATAAACTAAATGGATTGGAGTGATAGAAATGAAATGGAATATAGTACATGATTGTGATAACGACAATGGAGAACCTACACAATGGGCTTGCAAATTAACTGAAGATGGTCAGTTCGTATGGATTGATAAAATTGGCGAATGTGCTTATGGAATTACAAATAAGGCAAGCGGAGATGATTATTTGTATGTGGCAGGTTCATTACAAGGTGCTAAACGATGGGTAAACAGAAATTTAATTAAAGTATTATAGAAAAGTGAGGTTAAGTGATATGAGCAAATTAAGAGTATGGTGGATTCCACAAGCAGGTGCAACAGAGGAAGCATTTTATGTTCCTGTAGAAACAGTTGAAGAAGGCAGAAAGGTAATGGATTTATTGGCTGCATATGATGCATTTCAGTTACAGAATAGAATTAAGCCTGATTATTGTAATTGCGGTGGAGTTCAGAGATGGGATGAAGATTCTCAGGATTGGGAAGATTGGTATATGGAAACAGAAGATGACTACTTTGATGATGTGGATGATTATTGTGAACAGTGTGAAAAGGCAGATGAGTTGGAAGAGTTTAGAAGTGAGTTATTCAAACAGATTGATTGGGATAAAATTCACGAAATAACAATGTAAAGAAAGAAATAGCAATTTCAAAGGAGTTGGTTCGATGGAAATTAGAGTAATTGATTGTGATGCGATCGTAGGTTTTGTTGATTACGGAACTATTGATAGTGAAAAGAATGGTGGTTGGTCAACAAAAATGCGGTGTAAAAAATGTGGTGCAGCATGGCTTGCTGAAAATCATGCAAGTGGAATTGATAGTTGTCCTAAATGCGGAGCAACGGGTAAAAAATATATTATTTCAATAGAATAGAAAGGACGGTTGATGATTATGTTAAAAGCAATAAATATTAAATGGGACACAGACGGAGACGAAGAAGTGTTACAAGACTTACCAAAGGAAATGATTATTCCTGATGAGTTGGAAGAACTGTACAAGAAAGATAGAGAATACGCACTTGAAGAGATTTCAGATTGGTTATCAGATGAGACAGGATTTTGCCATGCTGGATTCGAAGTTGTGAAGGAAATCACAAGACAATCTGTTGAGAACGAATTGTTTGATTTCTTTAATGACAAAATGAAAACAGGCGATGCTCCTGATATTGAAAGAGTCAGAGTATTCAAAGACAATTTAGTAACAGTAGACAACGGAATCATCATTGATTGCGTTGGTGGAAAGCAAATTAGATTGATTATTCAAGTAGATTAAGGAGTGATTCAAATGTTACAACTAACAGAGGATGGATACAAATTTATAAGCGAGAATGGAATTGAGTATGATATTCTCGAAGGTGTGACAATTGGTGTTTCACCACGAAAGACAAGTGATATGATATTCATTCTGATAAACAATGCAGATTATAACGTAGAGGATCATTTTGTTGGATATTTATTTGGTGCATGTTTACTTTCTGAAAGAGAAACTGAATATGAAGAAAGCATTGCAGAACTCGTAGACAAATATGAAAAAGAAAATGGATTGGAGTGATAAATATGGATATTAAAAGATTATATGGTTATTCAGTTCAAGATTTAGCAACAGGAATTGTTTTGGCTGATAGTACGGAAGAAGCAAAAGAGAAAGTAAAAGCCGCATATAAAGCACATGTTACTGAATTTAATCCTGAGAGTGAATGGATTGAAACATGGAAATTGGATGAAAATTCATGGTTTGAGGATCATCCAGATGTGTTAGAAGTTATGGATTATTGAGATTGGAGGTATTAATATGAATATTCAAACTATATCAAAAGAAAAAAGGGAAGTAATGGTTGAATTAACGGCAAACGATTTAGCAATTATTTGCAATGCTTTGTACGCTCAACTTAGAGAAAAGAAGGAAAAAGAAAACTTCTTGCAACTTTACAGTGACGCAATGATGGCAAGAGATTTATGTCAATATGGTCATGTGGATAATTTCTGTCTGCGAAATATTGTTAAATGTCGCAATAATATAGGAAAAGGCTTGGATGGTGTTTTATCCGATGACGATATTGACACATTTAATTCATATCTTGAAGGAAATGATATGCCAACAGCATTTGGAAATACAGATTGGAGAAGTATTTACAATAAGATCGTTGGATATAGAAGAAGTGAAAAGCTGAAACAGTGGATGGAAAATAAAGCGGATTAAACAAGAGTTTCTTTAGAAGAATGGAGAAAAATAATGAATGATGAATATAGAATTGAGGTAGATACAGGAAATGGTGGTTATGGTTTTACAGATACGTTAGCAGAACTTCTTGCAGATGTCGAACGTGAATATGGAAAGAAAGAAGTAGAAAAAGTGTCTATATGGACTAAATCCTCGAAAGAGGGCGATGAATATGTAAGTGAAGATAAAAGAATGCATATTTGGAATATTGGGGAAAGTTAATGAAATGAGGATTTACTAGAAAGATTGGAGGTAGTAAGAATGTCGGATATTACAGAAATTGTTAATATTATAGAAAAATCATGGGGAGTGAATTCTATTGGTTGCCCTTTTGGCTCATGCACAGAGGAATTTGCGAATAAAAAGATGCTAGAAATTGCCAATAAAAATAATTTTCCTGATGATGTACTTGAATTGATAAAAGCTAATCCGATTAAGTTTCATAAATATCAGAAATTTGATAATGGGCGAGGCATAGGTAGATACTATGCAAACTTGATAAGACAAATGAAACGATGATTTCTTGACAGAATGGAGGCTTAGAATATGACAAGAGAAAAAGCCACGAGAATTGTAAATGGATTTTTTAATGATATGAATCCTGCTTTATGGAATGGAGAAGGTAATAAACCCGAAAGTTTTGATGAACGACCTTGGCAATGCAAAATAGTCGATGGTATAAATCTTGAAATTACTTTTGCTTATGATGAAGAAGATGGATGGCATCATTATTGCGATTTAGTTTATACCAAAGATAACAGTTCTTTTGACTTAATGAGTGGTTATGGAATTGATTCTAAACTAAATGTGATAGATACAGTAATGGATATATGTAGAAACTATGAGTAAGTATTGGAATTGTGATTTAGATAGGAGTGATTGGAATGGATTATAAAATAGGTGACACAGTAAAAATATCTGTTTATGTAACAGAAAAATGGAGCAGATTAGTTACTTGTAAAATCACCAATAAGTATATAAGAAATAATACTACTTATTATTCTTTGCAAGAGATAAATGGAATTTATAGAGTAAGTAACGTAAAAGAAAACCGATTCATACTTGATTAACATGAAACGGAAATTTCAAAAGGATGGTGATTAAATGATTTTATTATTAGGTAAAAATAATGCGGTTGAAAGGTATGCAAAAGAGATACTGAACATTGATATGGATGATGATATTGTTTATTATCCAGATGTAACAACACATTATACAGATTTGCCGAAATGGGTTGAATTAGCGAGAGAAGAGAAACCCTATGTAGTGACAACACAGAGACTAGACATGATTGATGCATTTCTTCATTCTGATTTGGAATTTAAAGTGATAACAGCTTTTGAAGTAAATGATAATATTAAAGGAAGAGTTCTTGAAAATAAAGAAAAAGCTATATACGTAAAAGAAATACTTGGATTAGAACTACGATGAAAAGCACTTCTAGTCTTTTTAATAGGACACAACACATGATATAATTAAAGAAAAACGGAGGTAATTGATATGGCATATTTAATAGCATTTATTATCGTATTTGGTATTCCTTACCATCTTAATAAAAAGGAAGAATCTCGTAAGAGACGAGACATGTATAATAACTTAAACAAGAAGTCTGTAGACGAAATGGAAAAGTGGAGAAGGTAGTAATATAAAATAAGAAAGATGGTTGATGATTATGTTCGGAGGACTATTAGCATTCTTAGGAATTTATGCAGGAAGTGCTGCAAAGGCAGCTTATGATAATTATGATATGAAGAAGACAACTCGTACAGTTGATAAAGATGGAAATGTACATTACATGGACAGGCTTTGCAATGATTACATCAATGGAGAACGAGTAAAAAGAGTTGAAACTACTGATAGAAACGGAGTTAAGTTATATTCTACGGTTGGAGTGAATAGTAGTAAGGTGTATGATACTTCTTACGGAAGAGGTACACAGCAGTTATTTGAAATGAGTGAACATGATAAACAGGAAAATCTAAAATACGGAAAAAATGTATATAGTCAATACAATCCATATTTCGGAAAAACTGTTACAACTGAAATTAGTTCAGGCAGAACAATTACTTGTTTGTTTAACGGTAAAAATAGTAAGACTGGTAAAGAGTTCTATAGAGTATGGTATTTCCGTCCAGAATGTCAAGGAAAGCTTGATTACAATACTACTGTTGATGGCGATATGGGAATTGAAATTACAAAAGAAGAATTTAATAAGTTGAATTTTGGAGCTTTGACATGTACATGTATGCCAAGTGATTATGATGTAGTCCATGCATTATGGGGGGATAGGTAATGAATAAGCAGAGAAGAGAAAAGATAAGGCAACTCAAAACTCAAATTGATTTGTTTAAAACCGATTTGAAGAAAGCTTCAAGTGAGTTATCTTCTATATTGAATGAAGAACAGGATGCATTTGATAATATGCCGGAAGGATTACAGAGCAGTTATAGAGGAATGTGTTCGGAAGATGCTATTGATTCTATGGAAGAAGCAAGCGAAAAATTAGACGATGCGATTGAACTGTTAAATGATATTGTGTAAAATAATAAAAAGGAGAATATATGGATATAGCTACATATCAAATAACAAATGAAGTACATGGGAATGGAACTTATTTCTTTACAGATTGTGGTCATCAAATGTATTCAGTTAGAGATAGAATGGCATATCATGGATGTTTATGTCCAGGCTGTTTATATAATGGCAAACAGACTATGCTATATATTCGTGGAAGCAAAGAGGCAAATGAATATTGGGATAAAAAGCTGTGTAAGAAATAATAGATTCATTGGGAATTTGGAAAGGAGAATATAGATATGGATAATAAAAATATAAGAATGAATATGATAAAAATATTTGGACTGGGAATAAAGTATGCAAACGCAGGTATTATTGGCGATGATTTCTTTTATTCAAATGTATTTGAAGATTTATTTGATGATGGAGATGAGCCAGCAACAACTGAACAAATAATGAAACGATTAGACAACATATCGTGTAGTTATATTGAAGAGAAACGGCAAACGTCAAGAATAGCGTCTACGATCAGGAAAAATAACGAAGTAATTGAATTGTTGCAAAATAAACTTCCTGAATTAAGTAAGATCGAAAGTTAATACTATGAAAGTATAGGTAGTAAAGCTGCAATGTATTTTGAGAAAACGATTGGTTTGGAATAGATTCTTTAGAAGAATGGAGTGAGATTTATATGTTTAAGTGGAAAGATTACGAAGAGAATACTGCGCTATTCATTGATGGAATTAGTGAAAATGTAGCAATTTTAAGATACAAAGATTTTCAGTTGACAGATGCAGCCACAGGATTAAAAGTTAAAATGAAATCGTCCAATATTGATGAGGCGAAAGTTGATGCTGAAAATTTTTTGAAAGAATTTTGGAACAGAGTAGAGAATAATTATAAGAGAAACTTAGATGCATTAAATTAATATATTTTTTGGAGGAATGCACATGTCTTTTTGGATTGAATTTTTTATGGACAAAAGATTTTCACTAGATTTTAAAATTGCAAATTTAATTATGAGAGATTCTTTAAGAAATTATCTTGCGACAGATCTGATTGACCTTGAGAAAATTGATGATAAACACGCTAGAAGAGTAGAAAAAGATATTCGTAAATTATTTAATTGGAAAAATGCTTAATGAAACCAAGTTTTCTTGTGATAGAGGTGTTAATATGAAAATTAAAAAAATAGCGTATTATTCAGTACCAAGATCAGAATCAAGCACTTGTTCTTGTTGTGGTAAATCTATTCAGAATATATGTAGCATTGAAACCGTAGAAGGAGAACGTTTTAACTTTGGAACAACATGTTTTGATAAGCTGATAAAAGATAAACTTCGGTCGTTCCAGAGAAAAGAATACAATCAAGCGATAAAATTTTTGAAGGGATATTATAAACAACAAAAAGTATGGGAAAATATGACAAAAGAAGAATATCTTAATTCAGAAATGTATAGAACTGCTTGTATATGTGATGGTGGTGCTCCGTGGGAAACAAAAGAAGATCTTGACTCATTTGAAGACTATAAAAATTGGATGGTAAATGATTTCTTCCCATACAGAATTGCACAAGAAGAAAAGGTAATTGAGAAATACAGTAGAATTGATTTTTGAATAACAATTTGAAATCTAAGTTTACTATGAAAGGATGATATTTTATGGAAAAATCAAAAACGCCAACATTGGATAAAATGGTAGAAATTCAAGAACAGTCACAATTATGCGGAGAATTTTTAGATTGGTTTTTAGGTAAATATACTGTATTTGACAGAAAACAAAAGAGGGAAAATCCATTTGCTAATGTTATGGGAAATGGAGATTATATTGACAAAGAAAAATTGCTTGCTGAGTTTTTTGATATTGATTTAGACGAAGCAGAAAGAGAAAAAGATATACTACTTCAAATAGAACAAAATAAACATAAAGCACATCATTGTAAGTTATGTGGCAATTATATTGAAGAAGATAACCTTAGTGTATGTGACAAGTGTGCATCTGAATATCAGATATAAAAGCTAAGAAAATTAAGTTTACTATGGGTTTAAGAATGTAGGTAATAGTATGAAGATAACAAGAGAAATGGTAATAGAATTGAATAACGAATTAGCGGTTAAGGGTTGTCCATTCAGATATGAGTATGAGGGGAAAACAGAATATTCACGTATTCCACATATGGAAATTGCATTGCCAAATATGAATTGTGTTAGTAGCTACATTATTAATGTTACAAAAGACTTCCTTGAATGGCTTGACATATGGTTTAAAACAAAATATGGGATTGAATTAACCTGCAACAATGACGGGAGTATTTTGTGGGCTAAAAATTTTTGTGAGTAAAAGGCAAAGAAATTTAACTTTATTTTGGAATAGTATGTAATGTATTTGGAGATTAAATATTATGGATAAAATAGATGACATCAAAAATGATTTGAAAAATGTAAACGAATTGAGAGATATAAAAGGCAATCCAATTGTACAATCAGTTCTTCTATCATCGTTAAAATCAATCCCAGTCATAGGCGATATGATTGATTCTACAACAGAAGTTTTATTAAACGAATTTCAAGAAAAGAAGCAACAAGAACTGATAGATATAATTTTTTCAGATACAAATAATATTACAACAGAAATGGTAAATGATGTAGAGTTCATTGTTAATTTTAATAAAACATTGGAAGCAGTAAGAAGACTTGCAACTAACGATAAAGTAAAATTTTTTGGCAATCTCATGAAAAATGGATATTTAATGGATGAACGTATTGAGAACAGTGTATTTGAAGAATATCTAGATATATTAAATACTTTATCGTATAGAGAAATATGTTTTCTAATTGACTATAAAAAATGGTTAGATAAACATGATCCATTTTTAAAAATAAATAGTTGGAAAAAATTTAAAGAATATTATATACATCAATGTAAATTTAATATTACTTATCAATTAATGGAAAACATATTTTGTAAATTAGCTAATATGGGGTTTGCAAGACTCATATACAGAAAAGAAGAACTTGTTGCATGTGATCGAAATAAGAAAAAACGAAAAAAGAGACAAAAGAAAATAGATAAAAAACCAATATCCGAAGTTTATGATATAAGACTTTCTGTATATTTTTATAGATTTTGTCGCTATATTTTAGATAAAGCAGAACAATAAAACGATATTAGAATATAGTAATTTTATGTGAAATAATATTTAGTTAAATAAGTGCTTGTTTATTTATAGAATAAAATATGTGGGAATAAGGATATTGAGATACATAATAATTTATTATATAAAGGGAGGATATTATGGATAAGCTGGTACAGAAAGTGAATTATAATTTACCAAATTCACCTGCACAGCAATTATATATGTATGGCGAAGCAAGTGTAGAAGCCAATCATGCAATGCAAGAACCACTACAAAAGCTATATCAGTATGAAAATCAACCAGATATGAGAGAAAAAATAAGAGAATATATTGATGAGCTTGATACAGAAATCAAGAGATGTGAGAGTGAACTTATTCTTATTAATTCATCGTATACTCAATCATGTGAACCAAAAAATCCACAAGTGGGGGAAGTTTGGATAGGTCATTCAGATAATAAATATGAGTTACAAAGCAGAATTAATGCGTTAATCGAAGTAAAGAATGATTTACTTGGAAGATTGGAAGAGGTAATATAAATGGATAGAAAACGAAATAATCCTACATGGTGTTGTGATCAAATTGAAGAGAAAATTAAAGATTATAAAATATCTCTTACAGAAATTAAAGGAGAAGAAGTAAAAAGACAGATGGAAATTGTGATTAATGATTTGGAAACAATTCTATACAGGTAGATTAGAGGGGAGGGTGATATAAAATGACTAATGGCATTAAAGAGAAAGACATTCGTAATATGCAAAAATGCTTTGATAAAATGAGATATATTCTAAAAAGGATTCAGGTATATAATCCTGAAGCACAAATTATTTGTATTGAAAGTGATACAATAGCTCTAGTTAATTTCAATGGTGAGTTTATTGATTCAGCTCCACAAATAAAAGATGAACATATTGTTGCAAGTCAAGACATACCAGCAATGGATAACTATTGTTAAAAGAAATGACGATTTCTTATGGAAATTTGGAGGTAATAATATGAAGGTACTTGGAAGCTTTGTAGATTGTGTTTATGAGCCACATTTATATAAAGAGGATATTGGAGATATTAGAACAAAACTTATAAGTAGATTGCCAGATAAAAGAATCTGTGAAATGGCAAGTGTGCTTATAATCGACACAAAATATGATATGTATGTTGTAAAAATACGAAGACCTGAACTGAATAGTAGTGGATGTGTTGATATAAAAAAGACTCATAAGAAAATTTACGAAACTGATTTTATCGAAATTTCAAAAAGAGATTATGAAGGATTAGATTGGAGAGAAGCTACTAAGAAAACGGATGAATTAATGAAGTCAGGATCGTTTGTTATTTTTAAAACAAATATTGATGTAGATACATTAATCAAATGAAAAATTGCTTTCATTGAATGTTAATTAAAATAAACAAAAAACGGTAATTATGTTAATAATAGCAAACATACCGAATCTGAAATAAAAATTGTCGAGGTGACTGCATGAAGAAGCATGAGACTGAACTAGAAACGAAATGTACTGGAAACACATATGATGGGAATCAGTTCAATTGTGATGCATATGATTTTTGATATTGTTGCATTTTAGGACGACCGTTAACAGAGGAAGAGGACGAACTGTGTGAAGACCATTGTATTATTAAGAAAATTAAAAAAGATATTTAGGAGATTCTAGGAATGAAAGCAAAATTTATCGGAATAAGTTCGATGGGATTTAAAACTGGTATTATATACCATGTTAAAATAAGAACGTATAACAGTATGATTTATATTTATGATATAGATAGTGATGCATGGTGTCCATACCAAAGTATGAATGCAGTGATGAGGAACTGGGAGTTTTATTAGAAGCAGAAAATAATCTGCTTCTTTTTTATTGCAGAAAATGAGGTGATGAATATGAATTATGGAAATCCAAAACGCAGTAGTCAATTTATTTGTTTGAATTGCATGAAAATAAATCAACTTGGATCTGGTATACAACGTGGCTGTCACACAAGAGAAAAAGGTCATATAAAAGATTTGTCATGTTTTAACAATGGTTGCAATGGTCAAGTGACAAAGAACTTAGAAGTGAGATGGTGTGATGATTTATTAAGTGCATACGACAAAGCGAAAACTATAAGAAGTCAATACTATAATACGAGAATAAATAAGTAGAAAGTGAGGTTGAGGTTATGTGTTATAAGATAAAAGTACAAAACAAAAATGCTGAAAAGCTTGATAGGAAGTTGGATGAGTTAAATGCACCACAGTTTTTAAGAGATTACTTGAATGAGTTGGAAAGCAAGAACGGAGCGTTAAATTATTTAGTGGCAATTAAAGATTTTTTACAGTGGTTGATTGAAAGTAATATCATTAATAAGAAATCAATTTCTGAAATAGAAGTTTCTGATTTTAGTGACTTGCGACCACAAAATATTAGTTCATACCTTAGATATAAGGAAACAAATGGAATGTCTCCAACCACAACGGAGACAAGAAAAAATATTATAAAAAGTTTTATAAAAAATGTATATTCATATAGAGAATGTTTATTGAGAGAACTCTATAACAGTATGGAAGATTTTAGTAAACAAATAAAATATAAAGGGATATCTTCTAAAAACAACTTAACACAAAAACTTCCAACAGAAAATCAGCTTAATGATATGGAAGAAAAAATAATGTGGAAAAAGGATGAATGTGTAAGGAATAGAAATATTGCTATCTTTCGTGTATTAAGAGGAACTGGAATAAGAGAGTCTGAACTTGCTGGTTTGGATTTATCAGACTTGCATTTAGATGAAAATAATGAATATATTGATCTTGATGATATGTCACATATTATGGTTTTACCAAAAGGATATCAAAGAGAAACTGAAAAAAGACCTGTATATCTTACTAGATCTGCTTTAAAAGCATTAAGAGAATGGCTAGAATACAGAAGCACCTTAGATAATATTGTAGATACGGAAGCTGTGTTCGTAAATAAAAATGGTACACGTACAACAGAGAGAAATATCAAACAGATATTTGAGAATTATGGAAATGGTATTACTCCACATATGATGAGACATTATTATGCTAGTGTAATGAATCAGAATGGAAATCTTGCATTTGTTCAGCAGCAGTTGGGGCATAGTAGTGTGAATACAACAGTTAATAACTATGCAAACGGAGCTGTGGGAATGAAAGCAGTTTTGGAGAATATGTAATGAAAGTAATAAGCACAAGAGAAATGATAGAGACGCTGCAAAAATACGAAAAGAATTACGGTGTAGGCATAATAATTGGGTTCAGCAACGATATAGTTGAACCCAATTATACCATTAAAATAGCTAATAGAAATGAATTTGGATTAATTAAAAATCCACAATATCAACCATTGGAAATACCAATTTCTATGGTTAGCTTAAATGAAATATTCATTTAATTTTTTTGGATAAGAGATTGCATCCTGATATTTGACGACTTGAAAAGTTCATTAGGAGAACATTCTAACGCAATGCAAATCTTTTCGAGCGTGTCAAATCGTATGTTGGTTGTCTCGCAATTATATATTTTATTTATTGCGTTCGGTGCTATACCAGTTTCTTTTGCAAGCCAATATTGTGTTTTATTTTTATTTATAAGAATGGATTTTATGTCTAGCTGTAACATATTTTACCTCCTATATATTTTGTAAATAGATTATCATAAAATATTATATTTTACAATAATATATCTTGACATATATCATTTACGGGTATATAATGCATAGTATCAAAGGTAATCCATTACATAAATAGAAGAGAGGAGGATACATATGGATTTACAAAGATACGATATAATTAAGGCAAATGTAAAATATGAAGGTGGATCAGTCCAAACAAAAGAACGTCCATATGTAATTGTTAGCAATCCTATTGGGACAAAATATGCGACAATAATCACGGTGATGCCTTTGACTTCAAAAATAAAGAAATTGAATATGCCAGTCCACGGTTGCATTAATGCAGATGATAAAAATGGATTGACAGAATATTCTATGCTACTTGGTGAACAGTTAATTACTATTTCCAAAGAAGAAGTAATTAATAAACTAGGATCTGTTACAGATGAAAAAGAGAAAAAATTAATTGATAAAGTTTGTTTCAATTCTTTATTTTTTGGAACAGAATATAGACTAGAGGAGGTAACTGTGTAATGTATGTAAGCAAAGAAATGGCAAAAAAAATTATTGATGAAGCTCCCGGAAAAATTTGGATTGATTCATTTAATGGACTTACATTTATTCATACAAAACCAAGACAAATCAGTATTGATGAAGGAAAGAATATGATAAATAATGCGTCTACAGTTGATTATCAAGACAATGAAATTTTCGGAAGATTGTGTTTAGAAGGAATTCAGGAGTTAATGATACACAATATAAATTTTCCACTTAAGCTTAGAGAATAAATGTCCATTTTATCGGACTGAAAATGTGATAAATATATTTACAGAACAAAAAACAAACACACGTTCGAAAAAACAGTTGACAAAAACAAACATACGTTCTAATATTGTTCTTGTAAAACAAAAAAGATAGAGTTAAGCGGTGCTGGAACACCAAATGCTCAACTCTATCCAACCAATACATACAACAGCATAAGCTATCGTAAGGCAGAACAAAAGTTCTACGTTAAATTATAATACATAGATTTTCTTTGAAAGTCAAGTAGTTCGAGTATTTCTGCTTTAAAAATCCAATTTTTTACAATTGAATATTGAGAATAACCTATAGGGCATTCGCCAAGCGGAGAAGGCATTGCACTTTGACTGCAAAAATCACCAGTTCGAATCTGGTATGCCCTGCTATGTAACATTCCACCCGGTATGTTTCAGAACGCAGATTTAAAATCTGTAAGCGCAGACTGTAAGCTGCGTAAGTTCTTATGGAGAATAACTCACTAAAGAGTTACATAGCCAACAGTTCGTTTCTTGATTTAAATTTTGTTGGCAAGCCTAGCGGTCGGCTAGTTGTGGATTACAGGTCACATTAATTCTTGTAAAGCTTTGTCCACTTACGGATGTATCCAATGTCAATACCCGTCAGTCTTGACATTGGTTATGGATCATTAGCTCAGTTGGTCAGAGCAACCGGCTCATACCCGGTAAGTCGTAGGTTCGAGTCCTATATGATCCATTACAAAATAATAGTAGAAGGGAGATGAATGTATTGGCTCAATATGTTATTACTGATGGAACTCGCTGGGTTATGCGTGACAGAAATAATAAATACGTCCCAACATCTAATGAAGCACTTGCTGATGTATTTGGAAACAAAGAAGCTAATTCTGTGTATCAAAATAATTTACCAAAGGCATTGAAATCGGTCTTTCATATTCAGAAAATCGACACGCCACCAAAGTTGGTAAAACAAATCACACATGCAGAAGTGCAAGAGAATACAGAAACGGTGTCAGTTGCAGAAAATATCCAATATTGGGTAGATAAGATATCTGGATTAAACGGACTTGCTTCTGAAGCATTACATAGAAAAGAAGAATTGATTAATCAGTTAAGCGAAGTTGATAAGGAACTTTGTGACATAAACCATTACATAGAATTCTGTAACCTTAATGCAGCACAAGGCTATAAGGCATACAAAATGATAAAAGATAGGAGAGTGAAAAGGAGAAGTATTAAGAATGAGTTAGATGTTCTAAATGTTATTCTTGGAAAGAAGATATCTGAATCGGTAAGTGATGAATTACAAAAGATGATTAACGGATTAGATGGAAGAAAATATGAACCAAGAGTTATGAATGAACTGTTCGATTTTTAAGCGAGGTGATGAAAATGATTATTTGTAGAAATTGTAACACTCCAATGGAAAATGTAATGTCATTCTCGAAAGATAAGAATGAGAAATTTTCACGATGTCCCAAATGCTTTAGTGAAACAAAGTACACAAATATACAAGTTAGTGAATTGACTTTTGGAGAGTATTTACATAGAGAATTAAATAAGAAGGGACATATAAAATGATAACAAAAGAAACTATGTTAATCATTAAATCCAATCAAAAAATGTTGGACATCATTAATACATACATGCAGGATGATATGAAAAAGTTAAAACCAATATGTCATAAGGTTTGGGAAGGGAAAGTTAGCACAAGCGAATACGAAGATTTATACGATGTAGCAACGGATTGTCTTATAGAATCAGTTGTTCAATATGATCATTCAAAGTCTTCTTTTAAGACTTTTCTTACTGGAAATATTATGCGAAAGACAAGCACATGGATAAGAGATAATAAATATACTCTTAAATCAAGTAATCTGGAAAGAGATAAAAATGGAAAGATTCTACGGGATGAGGATGATATTCATAAAAGACCTAAAAGAATTGAGAATATATCACTAGATGCTCCAATGGAAGATGGTGGAGACTTAAAAGAAATGATACCTGGTACATTTAAAAATTTGTATGATGAACTATTTTATGAAGATTTAAGTGATATTAAGATTCGAAATTATCTAAGTAAACTATCAGATATACAAAGAGAAATTTTATCATATATGATAAAAGGTTATGAAACTAAAGACATACAAGAGTTATTACATATTTCTAAAAAAGATTATGGTAATCATATAGCAGCTATTCAGGCTTATGAAAACGTTAGAGAATTAATGTAAAAATGGGAGGAATTTATTATGGCAAAGAAAGTAAGGGAACAAGCAATCGCATTATCTTCATATTTAAAAAGTGTAAATAGTGAAGATATATCGGAGAATCAGGATGTACAGAGAATGTTTTGCTGGGACAACCCGGCGATAAATGAGCTTATTGTTACTGTACTTACAGAAGATTATATTCCTCCTATTATTCTTGGTGAAGAGGAATTAGGTGGAGATTTAACACAGCAATATATCGTTGATGGTATTCAAAGAACTACAGCTTTAAATAAGTTCCGTCATATGAACTGGAAAACAACTAAATCTTTTGAGAATAGCGTTATTCAGTATCAAGCGAAAATGAGGGATGATGAAGGACATCTTATCAAAGATAAAGATGGTAGTATTCTTTGGGAAAATCGGGAGTTTGATATTAAAAATAAAACTTTCGAACAGTTGCCAGATGAACTTAAGAAGAAATTCGATGATTATCAGATTCGTATTGTAATTCATCAAAATTGCACTATGCAGGAAATAAGCAAGCTTGTAAGACGTTATAACCGCAACAAGAGTATGGGTTCAAACCAGAAGGCTCTAACATGGATTCCTACATATGCAAGAAAAATTAAGAACATTGCTAATAACGAGTTTTACAAAAATTGTGTTTCTTACTCAAAGTCAATGCGTAAGAACGGTACATACGAGCAAACAGTTGCAAATTCTGTAATGGCTACGTTCCATCTTAATGATTGGAAGAAGACACCAAATGATAGAAATGAATATCTTGAAGAAAACTCTTCATTTGATGAATTTGAAAAGGTCAATGAATACGGAAATCGTATTGCAAAAGTTTGTGGAAACAAATTTCAGAATATATTCGTATTTAAAGATATTCTTTGCTGGATAGCTACATTTGATAAATTCACAAAGCTTGGTGTTAAAGATAATAAATTTGCAGAGTTTGTAAATGCTCTTGTAAATGACTTGCATGATAAAGTTATTGGCGAGTGGAGTTATGATCTGCTTGATAAAGAAGCTGGCACATCTGACAAAAAGATTATTCAAGCTAAAATTGATATATATACTGCTTTGATGATGGATTATTTACATATTGACACAGAAACATTAACAATAAATCCAGAAGAAACAACTCTTTCCTTTGTTCAGGAAAATGCAAATCCTGATGCTACAGAAGAGGATATTGAGTTTTACAGGGATATGGTTGAGGATTGCGTAAGAGTGGACGAGCCTGTATATCAGCAGTGTGAAAGAGCTGTAATTGCTATTATGGCTTATGCCTGTATGAAAGAGCAGGATGAGGAATTTGAAAAGTGGATTCAGAAATATAAAAACCAGACAAATTTCAGTCCTTCACAGAAAGCAAATTTTACATATATGAAAAATAGTTTTGATAAATATGTTCAGAAAGGAGCTAGTGGAAAATAAAAGATGGCACAATTTATGTAGATGAAATGAGCATTTAGATAGGAGTGATTATATGCGTATAAAAGATCTTATAGATAAGTCAAAACACATTCAGTTTATTTGGATTCATAATCATGGTGAATCGAAGTTAGCTGAGATTAATGAACTTACTGAAAAAGATTTATCTTATAAATTTGAATGGTTTGAAATTACAGAATATCATGGGAAACCTTGTATTGAATTTAATTTGTAATAGGAATAGGAAATTTATTATCAAGATGTTGGGAGAAATATTATGTCAGATAAAGAAAGTTTAGAATCAATTTTGAATGATTTTGATTCACTATTATTAAAAGATGTTGAAAAGGAATTATATTGTGATCGAATGACTTTTCAAGAACTTAGGGAATGGCAGAAAAACATTCAAGAAATTAATATTAGGCTTCATAAGTTATGATAATCAGAAAATTTGGAGGAAAAGAAAATGATTCAGTTAAAAGATATGAACGAAACTTTATCAACAAAAACAGCCAATTAGACTGGTTTATCCTACAGGTGAAAGTAATATAGCGAATATTTGGAATTTTGAAAATTAGAATTTAAGGAGGATGAAAAATGAAATACAGTATTGAGACAACAGAAAATGGTGTAAATGAAATATTAGAGGTAGATGGAAATTTATATAAAAAAGAGTGGTGCAGAGAGGAAAGCGGTATTTTTAGATGCAAACAAAAAAACTTTGCAGATCAAATGGAAAATGATGGATATGATAACGAACCATTACTTGAAAAAATTGATGAAGTTTTTGATAGCTTCCTTGCTAGTTCAGTTGACGATATAAGAGACTACTTAGATTAATAAATTTCAGAGGCAAAGAAAACATGGCATGGTATGCGCTTTATAAATGGTATAGGGATTGGAGCAGAATAGGATACCCTAATATGATTAGATGGTATTCCGAAAAGTTGAATCCACCAAAATTTACAATATTAAAATTCAAGTGAGGTAGAAGTAAATGGAAGTGTCGGAAAAATTTGAAAATATCATTTGTCCTGTATGTTCCGGGAATGGAAAAATACAACATTCAAGTCAAATAACATTTGATGAAGATGAATATTGGGAAGAAAAATGTAGTTATTGTAATGGAAAAAGAATAGTAAAGAGAAGAACTTTAATAGAAGATTTGCAAGTAGAAGAGTTGATAATAGATACAAATATCCATGTTTGCTAGAATAATGAGTCACTTTTTCTTTGCATAAAGGAAAGAGAACATTTATTGCTCACATGAACTTTGCGATGAGGTGAAAAATGAGAACGCAAGATATTATAAATAAAATTAATTCAAATCAACAATTAAATCAAGACGAGCTTCAATTTATTGCGATGATGTGGAGTTCAACTTCATTAATCAGAAATGAAAAATATAATTCAAATAGATGCCCAAAATGTAACGAGGTAATAATGTATAGAAGTTACCATTATTGCCCAAACTGCGGAAAGAAAGTAAAAATAGTCGTGTAACAGGCGAAGAACTTGAGAGATGATTAAGAGGTGAAAATATGTCAAAATTAAAAGACATATCAAATTATGAAGACGATATATTAGAAATATTTCATACAAAATTTAGCGATCTACCTTCAAAATATTTATCTGATGATGGAAGCGCATTGTTTACAAGCACTGAAGCATTGATGGTATTGGAAGATACATTGAATTGTATTTTTAAAGATAAATAAATTCTCTTTCTTTGGATTGTGAGGTGAAAATATGCAAATAAATATTAGTTATACATTATATACAGACGGGGATTACAGTTTAATGAATGCCGAAGATTTTGGTTGTACTAATAGAGATGTAGTAGTTAATGATTTTGAATATTATGATTATGTTGGCTCTATGGAATTTAAATATGAAGAAGAGTGGCGTTGTAAAAGCGAAGCAAAAAATTTTCTTTGGAGATTTTTATGTGATGGAATTCATATATCTTATACACATCCTTGGTTGCTTAAAGACTTTTATGACATTATGGAATCTTTAGAGAATGTTATTAATGAATATCAAGAGGGAATATCTGTAGTCAAAAGGCATATAACAGGTAACTATGAGGGAACAGAAATTAAAATAGAAATATCGAAGTAAAGTTCTTTGGATTGTGAGGTGAAATAAGACATGGATAACAATAAAGATTTTGATGAGCTTTTATATTTATTGGATAAATATAAAGATAAAATCACAATAAAAGTTCATCATTATATTCAAGGAAATATTAATAGTGGAATTATAGGACATAGGAGTGATTGTCCAGATTATGAAGACATAGAAAAAGTTGGCAAAGATAAAGATGGGAATATTGAATTATCAATTTGTGTAATGGATTGAATCCGAATAAAGTTCGATTTCTTAGGAAGATTTAGAAAAGAGGAAATTATGGATAAAAAAGAATTAAATATCTTTGGGAGATATTTATATAAAGGATATTTTGAAGAAGATTTAGACATACCAATTGAAGTAAATAATCGTCTAAAAAGAACACATGCATGGTTTGTGTCAGATGACGATCCATATATAGAGGTATCCAAACATTTGATTCAACAAAATATCTATATTATTGCAGATATTTTATCTCATGAGCTAACCCATTATTATTTGTATAAACATGACAAACCATATGATGATAAAGATATTGAATTTTATGCTCTTACTTATAAAAATGGCATAAGTAGAACAGAATCAACGATAATCGAAAATGGTATTTTAAAATATGAATATTTTAAGAATGAATCAAAATGTGACTGTGGATTTAAAATAGAAAGCTATTTTCCAGTTATAGATAATGAATTTAGACCTGTTTTAATGTGTCCTAAATGCAATAAGCCATTAGTTTATAATGCGATTGGTGCTATTTATAGGGATTTTATGCCAGGATTTAAATTAAAAATGACATGTGATTGGTACGAGAGAGAAAAATCTAAGTAAAACTTCGTTTCATTGTAAAAAATTTCTGAGCGATTCAGCTCAATAAAATTCCCAAATTAAAAAGAGAATATAGATATGTAACCAATTAACATTCATATATAAAAATTATAGAAAAGGAGAGTAAAACAGATGAATGGATTGAGTAGTAAAGAAGTTCTCAAAAGTAGAGAGCTTCATGGAAGTAATAAGCTTCCTGAACCAAAGTTGGACAAGTGGTATGACTTCGCAAAGGAGGCATTAAGTGAGAAAATCACAATGATTCTTATTGCAATTGCAGTATTGCAGTTATTCCTTGGAATCATGGGAGTAATGGATTTATCAGATCCAATTATGATTCTTGTTGTATTAGCAATTGTAACATGTATTGCTGTTAAGACTGGACTTGGTGTTCAAAAATCAGCAGCAGAGTTAAGAGCCAAAACATCAGTCAGGTATTGTGACGTAATTCGTGATGGCAAAGTTCAAACAATTAACAAGGATGAATTGGTAGTTGGTGATCTCGTTTGTGTAGGAATGGGACAAGAGATTTTTGCAGATGGATATCTCCTTGAAGGTAAGATTTCTGTAAACAATGCAGCTATTAATGGAGAAACAAAAGAGTGTAAGAAAACACCAGTTGAAGGATACGTTCATAAGAAAACTACTTCAACAGATGCTTATACGAATCAGAATTGCTTATTTGCTGGTACAACAGTAATGTCAGGCGAAGGAAAAATGATTGTTACTGATGTAGGTGTGAATACAGTAAATGGTGATACACTTGTTAAAATGCAAACACTTGAAGCACCAAAGACAGCACTTGATATTGCACTTGATAATCTGAGTGATTTCATTTCTAAGTGGGGAACAATCGCAGCAGTTATTACATTTGCGGTGCTTACAATTTCAGGAATTGTACAGGTTGGATTTGGAGAATATTTTAGCGGTGGCGTTCTGAATATTATTCAGAAAATCGCACAGAACTTCTCAGTAGCATTAACAATTATTGTAGCTGCTGTTCCCGAAGGATTGCCTCTTATTGTAAAGCTTGTAACAAAACAGAATGTAAAGACAATGGAGAAATTCAATATTCTTGCTAAGAATCCTGGTAAAATTCCAGAGTTAGCATATGTTGATATTATCTGTACTGATAAGACAGGTACTCTTACGACAGGTATTATGACTCCAAAGAAGATTATTGATGGCTTTGGTAATGATGTAAATAAGGATTCAGTTCTTTGGAATAATATCAAGGCAAACATTTCTTTAAATAATAGTGCAACATTTGATTCAGAAAACAATATTACAGGTGGTAATTCAATTGATAGAGCAGTTCTTAGCCTTGTAAATCCTGAAACATATGCTGACATTCAGAAAAAATATCCAGTTAAGTTAAAGCAGGTATTTAATAGTAGCAATAAGTATTCAGCTTTTACGACAAAGGATGGAGTTACATACTATAAGGGCGCACCTGAGAAACTGATTGAGCATTGTACAAAAGTAATGGACTCAAATGGTGAAATTGTAGAGAATAACGACAATGACACATTAAGTAATGCAATTACAGCACTGACAAGTAATGCGATGAGATGCATTGCAGTTACAATGGCAGATGGTGATTTAGTAGAGAATGAAATACCAAATGACATGACATTCCTTGGAATTATTGGTGTTGTAGATCCTGTAAGAGATGAAGTACCGAGTGCAGTAAAAACAGCACATAAGGCTGGTATTCAAGTTATTGAAATTACAGGCGATTGTATTGAGACAGCAGTGGCAGTTGCTACAGAGTGTGGAATTTACAAAGATGGAGATTTAGCACTTACAAATGATGAATTTGAAGCGATGTCAGATGATGAAGTAAAGAGTATAATTCCTCGATTGAGAGTTATTTCAAGATGTTCACCAAACACAAAACTCAGACTTGTCACATTAGCACAAGAGATTGGAAAGTCAGTTGCAATGACAGGTGATGGTGTAAATGATAGTCCTGCTTTAAAGAGAGCTGATGTTGGTTTTGGTATGCAAGGTGGATCAGATGTAGCAAAAGAAGCTTCAGACATTGTATTAACAGATGATAACTTTGCAAGCGTTGTAAAGGCAGTAGAACTTGGAAGAACATTTATGCATAATATTATGATGTTCCTTGAATTCCAGTTACCTATCAATATTTCACTTCTAATTCTCAGCGTTATCTATCCAATGATTGCAACAGGTGCATTACTCGCTTCAGTTCAGATTCTGATTGTAAATATCATTATGGATTCCCTTAATTCATTATCATTCGGTGGCGAACCTCCAAAGGATGAATACATGACAGAGAAACCTATTAAAAAGGGTTCTGGTTTATTCATCAGAGGAGCAAAGAAACGTATTGCAATAAGTACAGTAGCTTTTATTGCACTCTATGGAATTATTACATTTAGCCCAATTGCTAATATGTTTGCGACTGAGACAGAAGCTATGACAGCTAGATTCGCATTGTTATGTTTCATGGCTGTATTTAATGGATTTAACATTCGTACAGAGCATATTAATTTATTCAATGGTATTGGAAAGAACAAGTTATTTTCAGCCATTGCAATCGGAATTTTTGTAATGACGTTTGCTCTTTGTAGCTTTGCGGAAAATCTTATCAAGGTCACAGCTTTAGATTTCAAACATTGGGTAGTAGTTGTAATTTTAGCATTTATGGTTATTCCAACTGATCTTATCAGAAAGATCATTGAGAAGAAAAGAGAGAATAAGTAATTGAGGAGATGAGAACATGGTAAGGAGAGATAAAAGTTATAAAAAAGTAGAGATTATTACTCTTATATGCTTTTCAATTAGTGTTATTACAGTATGTATTACACGCTTTATTCCATTTATTTTTCTGACGTTACTCACATTCCCAATTTCTTTTAAATTATTAAAAGGGAAGGTTGACAGCCTTCCCAAGAATAAGGAGGATAAACAATATGTCAATTAGTTTAGTTAAAGGTCAGAAGATTGACCTTACAAAAGGCAATGCAGGTTTAAACAAAGTCGTATTTGGTCTTGGATGGGATACAAATAGATACGATGGTAATGCAGATTTCGATTTGGATGTATCAGCATTTTTTACTGATGATTCAGGAAAGGTAACAGGCGAACAGGATTTTGTATTTTATGGTCAGCCACAGCATCCAAGCGGAGCATTGATTTATTCTGGCGATAATAGAACAGGTGTAGGTGATGGCGATGACGAGACAATGATTGTTGAGTTAAATAAGATTCCATCTAATATTACAAAGATTAGCTTCTCAGCGACAATTTATGACGCAGAAAATCGTTTACAGAATTTCGGAATGGTTGATAATTCGTACATTAGAGCATACAACGCTGATACAAATGAGGAACTTTTCAAATATGAACTTAATGAGGATTTCTCATTAGAGACAGGTGTTATTGCAGGTGAGTTGTATCGTAAGAACGGTGAATGGAAGTTTAATGCAGTTGGTTCAGGTTACAATGGTGGTTTAGCTGCTATTGGTAGAAATTTTGGTTTGGATTTATAAAATGGAAGGAGAATATATATGTCAGTAAATTTAGTCAAAGGACAGAAAATTAATTTATCTAAGGAAGTAGCAGGTGGTCTTACAAAGATTATGGTAGGACTTGGATGGGATGCTGTTAAGAAAGGATTATTTGGCTCTAAGCCAAACATTGATTGCGATGCTTCGGCAATTATTTTGGGAAAAGATGATAAGTATCGTACATGTGTTTATTATGGTGACAGATCAGCGGAAGACAGATGTGTGTATCATCATGGTGACAACCTCACAGGAGATGGAGACGGTGATGATGAGCAGATTACAGTTGACCTTGCGAATATTACAAATAAGGTTGAGAAGATTGTATTTGTAGTAAATATCTATGATTGTATTTCAAGAAAGCAGGATTTTGGACTTATCAAGAATGCATACATTAGACTTGTTGATGAGTCAACTGGTAAGGAAATTTGTAAATATAATCTTTCAGATGATTATGCTGGCAAGACAGCAATGGTATTTGCAGAGGTTTATAAGAAAGACGGAGAGTGGAAGTTTAATGCTATCGGTCAGGGAACAAATGATTCAAGTGTTAGCGAATTAACAAGAAGATACAAGTAGGAGGATTTAATTACGTCAGTTTCGTTAAGTAAAGGACAGAGAGTAGATTTAACAAAGGGTAGACCGTCATTAAAAAACATTCTTGTTGCACTTGGATGGGATATTAATCATTATGACGGAGAAGCAGATTTTGATCTCGATGCCTCTGTGTTTATGACAAAAGAGAATGGCAAGGTTGGCAAGGATGAGGATTTCATTTTCTATGGTAATCTTGAACATAGTTCAAAGAGTGTAAAGCATATGGGAGATAACCGTACAGGTGAGGGAGATGGAGATGATGAGGTTATTAAGATTAAACTTGATAAAATTCCATCAGACTACGAGACTCTTGTTGTGACGGTAACAATTTATGATGCTGAGAGTAGACTTCAGAATTTCGGTATGGTTGGAAATGCATATGTGCGTGTAGTAGACGAAGAGACAGGCGAGGAACTTATTCGTTTCGATTTAAGCGAAGACTTCTCTACGGAGACTGCGTTAGTCGTAGCTGAAATTTATAAACATAATGGCGAATGGAAGTTTAAGGCTGTAGGAAGTGGCTATAATGGTGGATTAAAAGCATTATGTAATCAGTATGGAATTGATGCAGAGTAGGAGGACTGTATGACAAATTTTATGTTTATTGTAATTGTGGCGATTGTATTAATTGCACTGGTTCTTTTCTTTACTCCTTTTGGTAAACAGCTTCGAGTAAAGTTTAAAGGAAGAACGGATGAAGTAATGCGTCAGGATGCACAGACACCAGAAGGTGCTAGAGATTATTACAACGCAGCTATTAGAGAAAAGGAAGATTTTTATAATAAGGCATCTGCTACATATGCTGAAATCTCAGGAAAACGTGATACAGCAGAAAAAGACTTGTATCAGGCAAATAAAGATATTATGCGTGTTACACAGCAGATTAACGCTTGTCTTGATGAAAACAAAGAGGATGAGGCAATGCAGTATGCAATGAAGAAGTCTACTTTGGAGAATAAGATTAATGTATTAAAAGATACAATCGAAGAGATGAAAGAAGCACAGATTCACCAGAAAGATATTCGTGATCAGGCAGCCGAAGAATTGCAGAAACTTAAAGAGGAAAAGGAACAGGTTCTTTTCCAGATGGAAGCTGATAGTCAGATTATCGAACTTCATCAGAGTATGGATAGTCTTAATACGAATAATGAGAGCGATAGAATGCTTGAAAGAGTTCGTGAAGGAGCAAGAAAGACAAGAGAACGTGCAGAAGGAAGTAGAATTGCATATGATTCTAGCGCACAGGCTAATGAGAGAAGACTTGCTAATTCTGAAAGAGAACGCAATGCCCGTCAGATCCTTGATGATATGAAGAGACAGAGAGGTAATAAGTAATGATTGTATTAAATATTGGAGTTTTCTTAATCTGTCTTGGCGTATGCTTTGGAGCAGGTTTTATTGTAGGAAAACGTAAAAAGAATAAATAATTCAAGAGCTAGTAGGTGTCATAGCCTACTAACTCATTCAAAGGGTAATAAAATAAACCTTTTAATTTATAAAACGGAGAATATAACAGTAGAAACAATTAACAAAAATAAATATAAGAAAGAAGAGGTACAAAACATGGATGGATTTATGATGTTTAAGAAGGCTTTACAGAGACACTTCGATGAAATGCAGAAAGAGGCAACACATTTATTTGAGGTAAATGTAGATAAGGATGAATTATGGAATACATATCTTAATAGCTTCCCTGCTGGTACAAATGAGATTTTCAGAGAGCGTAGAGAGCATGATTGCAGTTGTTGTAGACAGTTTATCAAGAATATTGGTTCTGCTGTCACTATTAAGGACAACCAGATTCATACGATTTGGGAACTGAATCTTGGCGATACAACATATCAGCCAGTATGTGATGCACTTGATGCTTTTGTAAAAGCTCATACAGTTACAGATATTTATACAACTAAGTTCCCTAAGATTGGTACAGATTTTAACTTTGAGGAAATCAATGGAAAGTCTCATCAGTGGGATCATTTCTTCTTAAAGCTTCCAAATAAGTTTGTAAATAGAAGTAGTCGTTCTAATGAGGAAGTTAAAGGACAGTTCAGAGACACAAGAAATGTATTTAAGCGTTCTCTTGATGAGATTACTATGGAAGCACTTGATACAATTCTTGAACTTATCAATTCAAATACACTTTACAAGGGCGAAGAGTGGAAAGGCGTACTCACAGACTTCAAGAAGTATAAGAAGGAATATGATAAGCTGACTTCTGATACCGAAAAGGACTTATATGCTTGGGAAAAATCAGTAACAGTAGGTATGGCTATCGGTAGAATTAGAAATCATTCTATTGGAACACTTCTTATCAATGTAAGTGAGGATATGGATCTTGACACAGCAGTTAAGAAGTATGAACAGATTGTTGCTCCAAGCAATTATAAGCGTCCAAAGGCTATTTTTACAAAGAAAATGCTTGAGGATGCAAAGAAGACCATCACAGAACTTGGATATATGGATTCATTACAGAGAAGATTTGCTAATCTGAATGATATTACTGTAAATAATGTACTGTTCTCAAATAAGAGTGCTGCAAGAAGAATGGTTGGCGCAGATGATATTTTTGGTCAGATGGAAAAGGATGTTGTTGTAAGTCCTAAGAAATTCTCTAAGGTTGAAGAGATTTCAGCACAGGATTTCGTTGATAAGGTACTTCCAACTGCAAAGGAGATTGAAGCTTTTGTAGAGAATAAACATGAGAAGAACTTTGTTTCTATGATTGCACCTGTTAATTCAGACGCTAAGGCAATGTTCAAATGGAATAATGGATTATCTTGGGCTTATTCAGGAAACATTACTGACTCTGATATGAAGCAGAATGTAAAAGCTGCTGGCGGTAATGTCGATGGTATACTTAGATTTTCAATTCAGTGGAACGAAGATGGACATGACAATTATGATCTTGATGCTCATTGCGTTGAACCAAACGGAACAGAAATCTATTATGGTAGTTACAAAGCACCAAGAATTACTTCTATGGGTGGTCAGTTAGATGTTGATGTAATTGATCCATATGGAAAAGTTGCAGTAGAGAATATTACTTGGCAGGATTTATCAAGAATGAGATCAGGAACATATAGATTTTTTGTACATCAGTATTCAGGTGCAGTAAGACATGGATTCAGAGCAGAAGTTGAGTTCAATGGAGAGATTTATTCATTTGATTATAGCAATCCTATGAGAACTGGTGAGAAAGTTCAGGTGGCAGAGGTAACACTTGACGAGAATGGCAACTTCTCAATTAAGGAAAAGCTGTCTGGAAGTTCATCTATCTCAAGTCGTGAGATTTGGGGTGTAAATACAAATCAGTTTGTTCCTGTATCAGTAATTAGTTACAGTCCAAACTATTTTGACGAGCAGGATGGAATTGGTCATAGACATTTATTCTTCTTCCTGAAGGATTGTGTGAACAACGAAGAGCCTAATGGATTCTATCTTGAGTTCCTTGATAATGATTTAATGAAGCATAAGAGAGTGTTCGAAGCTTTAGGTGCTAAGTGCCATGTAGAAGATACTGATGATCAGCTTTCAGGAATTGGATTCTCTATGACAAAGAGAGCAGATTTAGTTGTCAAGGTTAAGGGTGCAACAGAGCGTGTAATGAAGATTAAGTTTTAATTAGAAAAGGAGATTATTATTATGACAAACAACGAATTATTTATTAATGCAACAAGAAATAACTATCAGTTTCCGTTCAGAGGAATGATTAACGTAATTGATTTGTGGGATTTATCTCTCACAAATCTGGATTCAGTATTTAAGACACTCAATGCGGAAGTAAAAAAGTCTGAGGAAGAGAGTCTTCTGAATACTAAGTCAAAGGAAGACGAGGAGATTTCTAACAAGATTGAAATTGTTAAGTATATTGTTGGCGTGAAGTTGGATGAGAAAAAGAAGAGAGAAGACGCTAAGAAAAATGCTGAGATGAGACAGAGATTACTTGAAATCAAAGCCAAGAGACAGGATGCAGCACTTGAGAACATGTCTGATGAGGATCTGGATAAGGCACTTGCAGAATTAAGTGAGTAATTGTTACAAACATACCATATATAGTATTGAAAATAAATGATATATACTATATATGGTATATATTTTATATTAGAAAGAAACGCACATTTCTTGCGGAATTTTTGGAGGTGAAATATGAATATTTTAAACATTATTTTATTGATTATAGGAATTTTCAATCTAATTGTTGGGATAACATGGACGAAAAAGAATGTTGTCAACTTTGTATTCAAATTATTATTCTTTGCAGGTGGTGGCTATTTAGTATTCTACGCTTTATATCTGAGTAACATTTTGATTGTTTTGAATAAGTAAGGAGAATAATACAATGTCAAACTTATATGTATATCTAATGCGTTCTCGAAATAAGGATAATAAGGATATCCCAAACTTTAAGCAACGAGTTGAAACAGATATATAAAATTTTGGAGGTTAAAATAATGACAATTGAACAGATTAAGGATAAATTAAAATCAAAAGAGTATGACTTCCTGAGAACAGATAAGAATTTGGGTAACAATATCATTATCTTAACTCTTGGTGGAAGTCATGCATATGGAATGGATAAAGAAGGATCTGATTTAGATGTGAGAGGTATTGCATTAAATGGTAAGTCTGATATTTTACTTGGAACAGACTTTGAACAGGTCGTAGATGTTGATACAGATACAACTATGTATTCGTTTAATAAAATGATACAGCTTTTAGCATCAAGTAATCCTAATACAATTGAACAACTTGGCTGTTTGCCTGAGCATTATTTGCATTTATCTAAAATTGGTAAAGAATTATTGGATAATAGAAAAATGTTTCTTTCGCAGATTTGTGTTCATACCTTTGGAGGATATGCGGGTTCTCAGCTAAGACGTATGGAAAACAAGGCTGCGAGATTGGTTGGTCAGGCAGAAAATGAAGCCTACATTTTAAAAAGCATCAACAATGCAAGATATGAATTTAAAAACAGATATTATCCTCATGAAAATAGTGATGTGAAACTATATATTGATAAGGCTGTTCAAGAAGGATATGATAGTGAAATTTTTATGGATGTAAACTTGCAACATTATCCGTTAAGAGATTGGGCTGGCATGTGGAACGAAATGAAGTCCATTGTTAGTAGTTACAGTAAATTTGGTAAAAGAAATGAAAAGGCTGTAGCCCATGATAAATTAGGAAAACATATGGCTCATTTGATTCGATTATATATAATGGGTATTGATATTCTGGAAAAGGAAGAGATTATCACTTATAGAACAGACGAACACGATTTACTTATGAGTATTAGAAATGGAGAATATTTAGACGAGAATAGACAGCCTATTTCTGAATTCTATGATTTATTAAATGAATATGAAAAACGTTTTGAATATGCAAAAGAAAATACATCTTTGCCTGATAAACCTGATTATAAAAAAATCAATGAATTTAAGATGTATGTAAATGAGAGAATTGTGAAAGGAGATATCTGATGGAAATATCAAATAGAGCAAAAGAAAGATTCTGTAAGGATTGCAATATACCAATTAGATTATTCCAAGAGCCATATTTTTTAGATAGAATTAAGCTTTTTGATAAGTTCTATGGAACTGTTGACAAGTGGATTAGATTTACAAGCGAATTACAGGGGTATAATTGTGAGCAGGATTATTTTGAAGAATATAATCATGTAAAGGATGCAGCTATTACAAGTATCAAAGAGTCAGAGGCATATCAGAGATTTAATGCGGAAGATATGAACAAATTCACTGTGATTCATAAAAATTTATCTAATAAAGATATATTTAAGCCAACTAATGATGGAAGAGTTTTTATCAGTATTGATATGAGAAAGGCTAATTTTTCATCTTTACACGAATACGATAGGAATATGTTTCGTGGAACTGATACATGGGAAGATTTTATTTCTCAATTCACAAATAACGAACATATTATGAATAGTAAATATATTCGTCAGGTAATTTTGGGTAATTGCAATCCCAAAAGACACATCACATATGAAAAGTACCTTATGGATCAGACATTATCGTTATTATATGACATCGTTGGCGAAGAGAGAATTGTATTCTTTTCAAATGATGAGATTGTTTATGATATGACAACGGCAAGTAATTTGCACATGTTAAGTCTTGTGAGAAATTGTGTTGAAGAAAGATTAAGTACAAAATCTGATATTCCATTCAGAGTTGAATTATTTTCGCTCCACAAAATTAATGGTACTGACGGATACTGTAAAAAAATCTACAAAGAAAATGGAGAATATAGTATTGAGTTTAAGTGTTTAGATAATTATATGATGCCGTTTGTACTTAGATATTTCTTAGGAGAAGAAATTACTGAAAGTGACAAGGTGTTCTACCATGAAGGGCTGTTGGCAAAGTTTATTGATGAACCGAAAATTGAGGTGAATTTGGATGAAAAGATTGAAAATTAAAATTCCATCTGGTGCAAATGAAATTATTCATACTTTACAGAATAATGGATATGAGGCATTTTTATGTGGCGGTGCAGTGAGAGATAGTATTCTTGGCAGAACAATTCACGATTATGACATTACAACTTCTGCCACACCAGATGAAATGATGGAAGTATTCAAGGATAAAAGAATTATTGAAACTGGATTACAACATGGAACTATTACCATTGTAATTGACGGTGAAGGATATGAATGTACCACTTACAGAATTGACGGTAATTACTCAGATAGTCGTAGACCTGATAGCGTAACATTTACACGAAATCTTAAAGAAGATTTAAAGCGTAGAGATTTTACAATCAATGCGATGGCATACAATGATGAAGTTGGACTTGTAGATCCGTTTAATGGCATGGAAGATATTGAGCATTATAAAATCAGATGTGTTGGTAGAGCAGAGGATAGATTTTCAGAAGATGCTTTAAGGATTTTACGTGCTATTCGGTTTGCTTCACAACTGGGATTTGTGGTTGATTCTGATGTAAGTTTGAATATTCATAAAATGTATAAGAATTTAGAGAATATATCTATTGAGAGAATCAACAGTGAGTTCTGTAAGATTGCATTATCAAGCGAGTTTTATATACAGATAGGATTATTCCGTGAAGTATTCTCGTTGTTCATTCCTGAAATTAAAGATATGCTTGGTTTTCAACAGAATAATCCATATCACATGTATGATGTATGGAATCATACCGTACATGCAATAGAATATTGTGAATCCGATGATTTAGTAACAAGATTGACTGTATTTTTTCATGATATAGGAAAGCCACATTGTTATCAAGATGGCGAGGATGGCATTAGACATTTCAAAGGTCACGGAAGAGTAAGTGCTGATATGACCAATGAAATAATGAAGCGATTAAGATTTGACAATGATACAAGAGAAAAGGTCGTTGAATTAGTCTATTATCATGATGCTACTTTTGAGGTGGGAAAGAAATATATCAAGAGATGGCTTAATAAAATCGGAGAAGAACAGTTCAGAAGATTACTGAATGTTCGTAGAGCAGATATTAAAGCACAAGCAGACATTAATCAGGAAACAAGATTGCAAAAGATTGATAACATTGAATATATTTTAGAAGAAGTCTTACAAGATGATGAATGTTTTTCTCTAAAGGATTTAGCAGTTAATGGAAAAGATGTAATGGATACAATGCTTATTAAAAGTGGAAAAGAAGTTGGCTGCTGGCTCAATGAAATCTTAACTCGTGTAATAGATGGAAGATTAAAAAATGATAGAGAAGATCTTATTTATTGGATGACAGGTATTACAGATGGTTGGATCAAATATTAGAGTGAGGTGAAAGAATAATTGGAGTGGATTAAATGTGTTGAAGGAAAAATGCCAGAAGATGATAAAAGATACGAAGGTAAGAAAGTAATCAATGTACTTGTTACCACAAATCGAGGAATTGTAACAAAAGTGCAAAGGCAATGCTATGATGGGACATGGTTTTAGGGAAGAATTACTGGCGGTATGAGAGCTTGGATGCCGTTGCCTGAACCATATAGAGAGTAAGCGAGGTGAAATAAATGACGTATAGAGAAGATCGCAAAGACTTATTTACAGTTCCAGAAGATTATTATTTAGCACATTGTATTAGTGCAGATTTTGGAATGGGTAAAGGAATTGTAGTTGAGTTCAATAAAAGGTTTGATATGAAACGAAAATTACAGACAAAATATCCAGATTATCTTAATCAGTACACTCATAAAAGAATTGGTGGTGACTGTCTATTAGAAGGTAGAGTATTAAATCTTATTACAAAAGAGAGATACTTTCACAAGCCAACAATAATTACAATGAGACTTGCACTCGAAAAGATGAAACAGATTTGTTTAGAAAATGATATTAAGAAGATTGCAATGCCTGTAATTGGTTGTGGTTTAGATAGGCTGGACTGGAATGATGTCTCAGAACAGATAAAAAGTGTTTTTACAAATACAGAAGTTGAAATTTTAGAGTGTAAGAGGTGAGAGAGTGAAATTAACGATTGATATTCCTGGAAGATATGAACAAGATTTTATAAGAGATAAATTCAAGGATTTCTTTTCAAGAGTAATTGCAGATATAGATTATAGTGGACTTTGTGGCAACTATGAAAAGGAAATTGCAGAAATATTTATAAAAGCATTCGATGAAGCTATTGTTGGAGATGTTAATCTAAATGCAAATGTTATTCCGGTTGCAAATATATCTTTTGACAAAGAAGATATACAGAAAATGATTCAAGACGAATTTAAGAAGTTTCAAGTAGAGAATAATCTAATATAGAAGTAATTCTATTCAAAGGCTAATCAGCCAAATTAAGCGAGGTGATAAAGTGAAGAAATATTGGGAAACAGGTGAAAAGAATGACTTTGGTAAGGAATGTTATAAATTACATTTTAGTCAATTTTATGAAGAAGATGATGAAAATGTAGTAGCTGGTTTTGTACAAGATGAGACAGACGAAAACATATTTATATATGTATCAAAAGAACTAAATGTTGAATATGATACATTATTTGCAGATAGTATAGAAGATGCAAAGCATCAAATCGAAGACATGCTAATAGACCATTGGAATGACAAGATTGATTATTTAGAAAATCGAATTAAATCATTTCAAGACGAAGAATAATCATATATAGAAATTTCTATCTTGGCGATTCAGCCAAATTTTCCAAATAAAAGTAACAAGAAATATTTTTTTCATTCGATTAGGCAGACGTGTCTATTTTCGAGTGATTTTATAACAAAATAATATTAAAAATGAAAGGATTTAACAGTAACTCCTGGGTAAAAATGATTGCGCAATCTCTGTAGATTAAAGGATTTTGACAGAGAATAAAGAAAAAAATAATTATTGTGAGTTAAGTGTAATTGAGCTTTGCAGTGGTATTGGTGCGCAGATGAAGGGAATTGATAATACTCATCTCTTCAATGCAAATATGATTGCAACAGCAGATTTAGACAAAGAAGTAGTAGTTAGTTATGCTGCAATTCATTGTGGATTAACTAATGAGATGATTGAAAATTATGAAGACTATCCAAGTAAAGAAGAAATGGTAAAACAGCTTACAGACAAGAGACTTGGATATGATTTTAAGAAAGATGTCCCGTATGATTGGGAGAAGCTTTCACGAAAGAAAGATAAAAGAAAAGGTATTGAGAAATATTGGTTAGCAGACCACATTTCGCATAATCTTGGTGATATGATGCAGATTGAGTCATTGCCATATAGTGATTTACTTACATACTCGACTCCATGTACAGATTTGTCAATCGCCGGTAAACAGGAAGGATTAAAGTGGACATGTCATGATTGTGGTTGTGAATATGATCCATCAGAATTAGATGTAGATACTCGTTATACCTGCCCTAATTGTGGCAGTCACAACATTAAATCAACTCGTTCAGGTTTATTGTATGAAGTTGAGAGACTTCTTGTAAAAGCAAAAGAGAATAACACATTGCCAAAGTATTTGCTTATGGAGAATGTAGATGCTCTTGTATCAAAGAAGTATATTGACAGTTTTAAGGATTGGCTGATTCGGCTTGATAACTTGGGATATAACTCATATTATCAGACAATCAATGCAAAGAACACAGGTGTTCCACAGAATCGTAATAGAATCTTCTGTATCTCTATTCGTAAGGATATTGATACCAAGTCTTTTGAATTTCCACAGCCTTTTGACACAGGAATCAGATTAAAGGATTTATTAGAAACAGATAGCAGTGTTTTGGAGAAATATTTCTTATCTGATGAAGTACAGAAAAGACTTCAGATAACAGATCCAAAATTTAAAAAAAATATTGTTGGCACTACAAAACCTGAATTCAGAACTATCGGTCAGAGAGATTTAGTTTATCAGCAGGATTCAGTAATGGGTACTTTAGTGGCAACTGATTATAAACAGCCAAAACAGATTCTTGCAGATTCAAATAATATAAAAAGACTTTTTAATATTTATGGTGAAAATAAAGGAACTGGATTCGCAGGAAATGTTTGGGACAAAGATTATATTTCTCCAACAATAACAACATGCCAGGGAGGAAATCGGCAACCAATGGTCGAAGAAGATAGAGACAATTTAAGAGTTGTGAGAAAGCTCACACCAAAAGAGTGCCACAGGCTCATGGGATTCGATGATATTGATTATGAGAACTGTAAAGCAGTTGGAATGTCTGATACCCAGGGATATAAACAAAGCGGTAACAGTATAGTGACAACTTGCATCTCTTTGTTGATTGAGCATTTATATAAGGCTCAGTATGACAATACATATATTTGTACAGATGAGAAGATGGCAAATTTTCATCAGCCACAAGTGGATTAAGTTCTGCTTGTGGTGATAAGCCACAGTTAGTTGGAGGTATTGGTGAGATAAATTTTGGAAAGCAATTTCGCCAGGGTAATAGGGTATATGATTCAGACCATGTAGCAATGTGTTTATTAGCACAGCCTGTAGGTAATGCTGGTGGATTTAGTTATTTATATGTGGTTAGAAAATAAAATGGAGAATAATACAATAAGTAGTTCAAAACAAAATAGCATATACAATATATAGTATTAAGAAATTATAACAAATACTATATATTGTACAAAAATCAAGACCGAAAGAAAGCGGAATTTCTTCTGAGTTTTCAGAGAATAAATACATATAAAAACAAAGAAAAGAGGTAACAAAATGAGTAAAACACTAATTGTAATTGATATGCAGAATGATTTTATTGATGGCTCACTCGGTACAAAGGAAGCACAGGCAATTGTATCGAATGTAGCAAAGAAAATTAAGGAGTATAAGGATCGTGGAGATAAAATCATCTTCACTAGAGATACACATGATACAAATTATCTAAATACACCAGAAGGAAAGAAACTTCCAGTAGAACATTGTATCTATGGTACTCATGGTTGGAAAATTGCAGACGGATTAGAAGTAGAGAATTGTTATTATGTTGATAAGCCTACATTTGGATGGACGCATTGGAATGATTTAATTTTTGAAGACGAGATAGAACTTGTTGGACTCTGTACGGACATTTGTGTAGTGTCAAATGCTTTAATCTTAAAGGCAATGTTCCCTGATGCAGATATTACAGTAGATGCAAGTTGCTGTGCAGGTGTCACACCTGATACTCACAAGGCTGCATTAGCAACTATGAATATGTGTCAGATCGAAGTGATTGGAGAGTAGAATATGATTAAAATTAATGGCGAAATTGTAACAATCAACAAGTTTCCAGATGGAACACCAAGAGTAAATATTGATATAAACAACATTGAGGAAGACTCTTATGATGGCTCTTCTTGTATTTGGATTGAATGGATTTATGAGAGTAACGATGAGATATTTTATCTGATGCTAGTAAAGAAACATCTTGAAAGATTTTTTACTAATGTGGATTATTATTTGTCTCTTCCATATATTCCTAATGCACGAATGGATAGAGTAAAAAATGATGATGAAGTATTCACATTGAAGTATTTTTGCGATTTTATCAATTGGTTAGGATTTTCATCAGTTTATGTTTTAGATGCTCATAGCGATGTTTCTACTGCATTACTCAATAATTGTGTAAAAGAAAATCCAAAAGAGTACGTTGATAAAGCTATTTCAAAGATTGGTATGAGAAATCTTGTACTTTATTTCCCAGACGCAGGTGCAGCTAAGAGATATTCAGATTTATTCCCCGAGTTACCGTATTGTTATGGTGAAAAGAAAAGAGATTGGAAGACTGGCAAAATCCTTGGATTAGACATTAGAACAAATGGTATTGATTTGAAGGATAAAGCTGTGTTAATGATTGATGATATTATCGCATATGGCGGTTCACTTTATTATAGTGCAGAAGAATTGAAGAAACATGGTGTAACTGAGATTTATGTGTATGCCACTCATACAGAGAATTCAATTCTTGATAAAGAAAAAGGAACATTAATCAAGTCTTTGGAGAATAATACAGTGAACAGATTATTTACTACAAACAGTTTGTTTAATGGTAAGCATGAAAAGATTACAGTTATGGAGGTTTAAAATTATGGATAACACAATGGCTTTATTACTTAGTGATACTTATAAGCAGTGTCATGATCGTATGTATCCAAAGGGATTAACTAAGTTAGTTTCATATTGGGTGCCCCGTAAATCAATGTTAGAGAATCAGAATCATATGGTTTTCTTCGGATTACAGGCTTTTATTAAAGAATATCTAATGGGATATTTTCAGAAGAATTTCTTTGAATTATCAGAAGATGAGATATTATCTCTTTATACAGATTCAATGGACGTACAGATTGGTAGAGATAATTACGATTTAGAAAAGATTGTGGAACTTCACAGACTTGGTTATCTTCCACTTGAGATTAGAGCTTTACCAGAAGGAACACTTGTACCAATGGGAGTTCCTTGTATTGAAATTACCAATACAGATGACAAGTTTGCATGGCTTGTTCAGTGGATTGAATGTATTCTTCAGGTTGAGTTATGGAAACCTTGTTGTCATGCAACTATTGGTCATATGTATCGTGAGATTGCAGATTATTGGTATGACAAAACAACAGACGGTTTACCTGGTAATATGGCTTGTGCTGATTTCGGTATGAGAGGTATGTCTTGTATGGATGAAGCTACAAGATGTTCTGCTTCATGGTTATTGTCTTTTAATAAGACTTCAACCATTCCTGCCATTGCATATATTGATAGATATTACAATGCCGATTGTAAGAATAATGGTATTGGAATCGGCGCTGTCTCAACCGAGCATTCTGTAATGGGTGCTAATTTCTCAATTGATGGAGATGAGATTACGTTCGTTAAGAGACTTTTAACAGAGTTATATCCAAACACATCATTTAGTATGGTTTCAGATACTTATGATTATTGGAATATGGTAAATAATATTCTTCCACAGTGTAAAGAAGAGATTATGAATCATAATGGAAAGCTCTTGGTTCGTCCTGATAGCGGTGATATTGTAGAGATTTCAGTCAAGACAGTAGAAAGACTATGGGATATTTTTGGTGGTTCTATCAACGGTAAGGGTTATAAGGTGTTAGATCCTCATATTGGCATTATCTATGGAGATGGATGTACTCTTTCTAATGTAGAAACTATTTGGAAAGAATTAGAAAAGCGTGGTTTCGCAGCTAATAATATTGCTTATGGTGTAGGAGCTTTTTGCTTCACTGCAATCGTTGAAAACGGCAAGATGATTGTTGTTACAAGAGATACTTTTGGTATTGCAATGAAAGCTACATATGGAGTAATTGATGGCAAGAAGTTAATGATTTTCAAAGATCCTAAGACAGATACAAGTCACTTAAAGAAATCTCATAAAGGATGTTGTAGAGTATACGATGATAACGGTGAATTAAAGTGTCAAGATCAGTTACTTGAAATGAGTGATAACAGTTTACTTACTACCGTATTTAAAGATGGAGAATTAGTAAGAGAAGATACATTTGCGGATATTAGAAACAGAATGTACGGAGGTAAGTAATGATTAAAATTATTGATGGAGACTTACTCACTTCGAACACTGATATTATTGCACACCAGGTTAATTGCAAAGGTGCTTTTAATTCTGGTGTTGCAAAAGCGATCCGTGATTATGATGTGCAAGTATATAAAGATTATCATAGTTTTTGTTCGATTAATACACCTGAACAATTATTGGGTTCTGTTAGATATTTTCAGTCTAATATTGACGCAAGAATATATGCAAATTTATTTGCACAAAAATCATATGGCTATGACGGAAAACAGTATACAGATATTGACGCTTTAAGAAAATGTTTTGAAAATTTGAGATCATATGCAGTTTTGGAAAATATGAGTATTGCAATGCCATATAAAATTGGATGTGTTCGTGGCGGTGCAAATTGGGAAGAAGTGTATCAAATGATAAATGATATATTTGAAAATTGTAATATTGAATTATGGAGGTTAGATAAAGGATGAGTAATTTTGATGCTAAGAAAGTAAAGAATGAGATCGTAGAGTGGATTAGAGATTGGTTTGAACAGAATGGTAAAGATTGTATGGCAGTAGTTGGAATTTCTGGCGGTAAGGATTCAAGCGTTGTTGCTGGCTTATGTTGTGAAGCTCTTGGAAAAGATAGAGTTTTTGGTGTAATGATGCCACAGGGAGAACAGCCAGATATTGATTATTCTCGAATGCTTATAGACCATCTTGGAATCGACAGTTGTGTTGTAAATATAGGCAATACAGTTCGCACTTTAAAGCATGAGATTAAACCACAGTTGGGAGATCATTGGTCAAAGCAGACTTCTACAAATCTCCCTGCTCGTATTCGTATGACTACGCTTTATGCAGTATCGCAGACAGTAAATGGTCGTGTCGCTAATACGTGCAATCTTTCAGAAACATTACTATCTTGGGAAACCAGATGGGGTGATGCAGTTGGAGATTTTGCACCAATTAGCGACTTAACAGTAAAAGAAGTGAAAGCTATTGGATATGAACTTGGATTGCCAAATGAATTAATCGAAAAAATTCCGTCTGATGGACTGTGTGGAAGTACAGATGAAGATGCATTGGGATTTAAATACTCTGTTATGGATAGATATATTAGAACAGGCGAGATTGACGACAAAGATATTAAAAAGAAAATTGATAATCGAGTAGAAAAATATCGGTTTAAGAGAATGCCTATTCCTTATTATAAAACAGGTATGGAAAGATATGTAGACTAAAATGGCAGAAGACTTAACTAATTTACAATTTGGAAAATTAACAGTCATCAAACGTGGAGACAACGATAAAAGCGGACATGTGAGATGGTGGTGTAAATGTGACTGTGGCAACCCTAAATTGATTTTAGTTGCCGCAGGACATTTAAAATCAGGACATACTCAATCATGTGGATGTATAAGAAGAGATAATATTAAACCACAAAAGAATTTAGAAGGAAAAAGATTTGGGAAATTAATTGTAAAAGAATTTCTTGGTATAAAAAATCATAGATCATTATGGAGTTGTGATTGTGATTGTGGTAAGAAAATTAACGCTTTATCATCGTCTTTAACTTCTGGAAAACTTAAGTCATGTGGATGTTTATCTTCTGTAGCTGAGTTCGAATTAAGCCAGTTCTTGACAGATGAACAAATTATATTTGATACGCAATATAAGTTTGATGATTGTAAATATAAAAGAAGATTGCCATTCGATTTTGCAATTTTTCATCCACAAAATAAGAAACTCTTATTTTTAATTGAACTACATGGAGAACAGCATTATTTTCCGTTTACATTTAATAGTGAGTCTGATATGCAAAAGAAGGAAAATTTTTTGCATAGAAAACATTTGGATAAATTAAAAGAAGATTATTGTAGTGAAAATAATATTCCATTGTTAATTATTAGATATACAAATTTTCAAACAAAAGAAAAAATTGTAAAAGGGTTTTATGAAAAGCTCTTGCAAAAGAATATTACATTTGATGATTATATATTTTCATCAAAACAAATAAAGGATGATTTACAAGTAAAGCATAAACGTGTCTATAAAAGAAAAGTAGTCCAAATAGATATACCCAACAAGAATATTATAAGAGAATATAATAGTATGGAAGAGGCATATAAGATAACTGGAATATCATCTGGACAGATTTCGGATTGTTGTAAGGGTAATTGTAAAACAGCAGGTGGATATGCTTGGGCATATAATAACGGAAACGTTAATATTGAAGAAGTAATTAAACGTGCAACAATTCCAAATAGAACAAATGCAGTTGTGATTTTCCAAAAAGATAAAAATGGAAATATTATAAAAGAGTGGCAAAGTATAACAGAAGCAGCACATTCTTTGGGAGTAAGTCATCAAGGTATTCAAGCGTGTTGTTCAGGAAAGCAGAAAACTTGTAAAGGATTTGTTTGGAATTATAAGAAAGATTGATTCAATGCATGAGAAAAATCTGTTTAAATTACAGCCAATGCCAAGTTTTGTGTATCAGGCGTAAATGAAATACTATATATAGTGTTTATAGAAAATATAGGCACTATATATAGTGGTATTTTTACCAAGAAACATAGATTTCATTTGAGACGAAAAGAGGTGAAGTTTTTGAAAATCGTACAGAATAAATCGCATTGCGATTTTAGAATAAAAATCGGAAATAACTATGTAACTGTTGCAACGCTTCATCCGTGGTTATTTAGTAAACATAATCATAAATACAATCTGTATTTTTATTACTATGGAGCTGAATATGAGGAAGGAACGTATGCTTGCTGTCATAGAAATGGAAATGAAAAGATGGTGGTGTATGAGCAGGAAGATGAACTTCATAAAGAATTCCTTGAAAGAGTAAGAAGAATAATTTCAAAGAAGTTGTATGTAATAGGAAGTTCGATCCTGGAAGAAATAAAATACATTGAAGATGAAGATTAGGAGGCAATAATGGCAGGATTCGTATCAAAACAGCCAAACGGATTATATTGTAGATTTTCAACCGTCACAGATTGCCCTACGGCATGGAACATGACCAGAGAAGATTATATCAATATGAAAATGCAGGAAGCAAAAGAAGATGCTGAAGATGTGTTGGATAATTATTTGAAGCCATTTGATATGGTGGTGGATATGTATTATCCAAACAATATGACAAAAGAGGAATTTGATAAATTTCTTGAAGAGACTGGATATAGAAAAGGAGAATAAACAACATGAAGAAGAAAATTTTAGCAGTTGTATTAGGATTAACATTATGTTTTGGAATGACTGGATGCCAGTCTGTTACAAAAGATTTTGGTGGATCAACAACAATTGAGCTTGAACCAAACCAGAAACTTGAAGAGATTACATGGAAAGATGATTCATTATGGTATCTTACAAGACCTATGACAGATGACGACATTGCGGAGACACATACATTTCAACAGTCATCAAATTTTGGAGTGTTTGAGGGTACTGTAACTATTATTGAGAAGAAGGAATAATATGATAGACAACGAATTACGTCAGCAATATAGACAAGCTGTTGATGATTTGAAAATAGCATTTAAGAAGACTTGTTTGTATATATTTTGCGAAGAAGTTGTGAAGAGATTAAGTAAGATTTTGAGATAGTAAGGAGTAAATTATATGAAAAAGAAAATTTTAGTAGTAATGTTAGCCGTTGGAATGGTAGCAACATCATTAACTGGGTGTGCTTTTGAAACTGAATCAAAAAAGGTTACATACAATATGAAACAGGAAGCTGAGAACTTTAATGTTCTTAGAAGATTTGCAGTAATTAACACTCGTACTGATAAGGTTGAGTTTGAAATGATTGGTGCATTTAGTAGAGAGGATGCGACAAATGATCAGGTGACGCTTGTTGTAGAGATGGAAGATGGTACATATAAGAGACATATTATTGGGCTGAATGAAGATACAATGTATGTCATTGAGGATTTGGGTGGTGCTGAAGTGAATAAGTACAAGTATGAGGTTAATTATATTCCAGAGTCAATTGTACCATTTGAGATTACAGATAAAAAGTAAGCGCAAGAATCCGAAATTTTTTGTGGTCGTAGGGAGGTAAAGCAGTGAAAATTAAAGATAAGATACGAGACAAGTTAAGACAGTGGTTATTGGCAGATGAGTTATTAAAATTTGATTTAGCCGAAGATAAATATAAAGAAGCCAGAAAATTACTTACATATTCTAATGCCGAATTATCAAGAGCAATAGACCAGCATAGTGCTTCATTTAAATTAGTCGATGATTGTCATCAGCTTATGAATTCTATGATGGACGTTGGGACAGATGTAGGATTTCATTCTGATGACCATTCGTGGGCAGTTATATGTATTAAAGGTCATCCAGAATATTTGAAATTTATTCCATTGTCGCATAAAGACGCACGAGATGTATTAGATTTTCTGAAACGATTTAGATATTCAGACAGAGTTGTAGATTCTCCATTTGCGTTTAGAGATATGATTGATCATTGTATTATGGAAAATTCATTTTTTGAAAAATAAAGTTATAATGAAATTTTGGTTTCGGATGGTTAGTCCAAATATCTGTAGGCTTCATCCGAGTATCACCGTATTTACAATATGTAACCGTATATCGTGGAAGGTCTTGCATCCAAGTCATCTTTCTCATACCACCACGAGGATTTTCAATAAAATAATAAGTTGGGTTTAATTCTTTGATTAAAGAAACGACATGCTGATCAGTTGCATCACAGAATTTTGCATAATCACTGATTGGATCAAGATTACCAGTCTCAGGATTCTTTCTTCTATGATGACTTATTGCAGCAATACTGAACGTTGTACAGTCAGGCGATGCCCAGATAACATCGGGATGACCAAACTTTTCTAAGATATCTTGTGCAGTTACTTGACTAATATCTGCATATAAATCAATGTTTTCAAAATCTTTATTCCATTCTACGCTGTACACTTCATGACCTCTTGCTTCAAAAGCTTTGCCAATTGAACGTGTGCCAGCAAATAACTCTAATACTTTAATAGTCTCTTACCGATAGTGGTGCGCACCTTTAACTCATGAGACTATATTTTCCTTTCTTATAAAATTATATCTACATTGTTACTTAGTTTCGTGACAAGCCAAGAAACCAAAATTTCTGCCTATGTGTAAGAATGGAGATCCATGTCATGTATCAGCTCCAAGAGGAAGTAGAACAGGCACACAAGGATTAAAAGGAGCAAAAGAAAGAAGTGTAATACCACAGAAATTGTGTGAACACATTGTAGATATTTGCGAAGAAGGACTTGCTGAAAATAATTTACATGACAAGTGTAAGTCGTGTGATAACAAGTGGTCTTCATTTGAATGTGATATGTGTGAAAATTTCGACATGTATGAGAACAAAAAAGAGAATAATGAGGTGTAACTGATAATTTGTAAAACTCCAACCTCTGAAATGCCCTAAAATCAAGGCTTTCAGAGGTTGAAAAAGCCAAGGAAAACCACGTTTCATGTGGTCATGAAAGTAGGTGAGAAATTGAAAAACACACTATTAGATGTAGCTCAGAACTTTGATAAGATGAGTGATACTGAAAAAGCAGAAGTAAATGATAATATCAGAAAACAATTTGACAATATCATTCATGGCAAACCTCCGAAAACGGAACGAGAAAAAGAGATTGACAAACTTGCAAGAGAAGAATTAGAAGAGTACAGACGAAAGAAGAAAGCTTTTTATGACAATCCTATCCATTGGAATAACAACAAGCGTAGAAGACATGGACTTCCTGTATTAAGAGGTAGCGTTAATAAATGCCGTTTGAAAGAATATCCAGGATTTCATCCGTCTGTACGATTCTTTTGTATGATGGAAGATTTATTTGATGAGATATTGATTACAACTATGGAAGATAATCTAAATTCTTTTGTAGAAGTAAAAGATTTGGCAGTTGGTGATGCAAATGTATTTGGAGTCAGTGAATAGGAGAAAAGTAGGAATGAAGCATTTCAAATGATTTTATCTAAGAGCGTTTCTGCTCACAATTTCCAAATAAAAGAGAGAATAATTAAATATAAGGAGGTATAAAACTTGCAGATAAGAATTGTTGGTTTTAGTGACAGATATGATGATTATAAGCTTCTTGGATACACAGAAGCAGAGAATATATCAGAAGTTTTTAAGACACTAGATTACATGAGAAAGAATGAAATTCCGCTAATAATCAACACAAACGATATCATTGATACAGATGGAGAAGAATATTACATAGATAGTATTACAATGGTATTTCCAAAAGTGAGTGGTGAGATTGGAAGTTGTATTACTGTTTATGTAGAAGATGTTTAGGAGAATAAATATGTGTAACCGTTGTAATTATGACTCGCCTGACAATCGGATATATTTAGATCCACTGACGAATGAATATTATTTAGACATAGAAACTTCTGAATGGGATGAATATGATGACGGATTTGTTCATCAGCGAGAATATATTGCATATTGTCCTTGGTGTGGAAGAAAATTAGAAGAATAAAATACAAGAGGTGATTTGATGAGATGCAGAGATTGTCCTTATGGGATTGAAGATTTTACATTAAGAACAGAAATGTATAAATCTGTATATGGTGAATATCCAGATGAAGATAGAGCCAATCAATCAGAACAGTTTGTTTGGTGTGATAAAGTTGGTGGTAAAGTATATTCTTTTGGTCATTGTAGTGATTGGTATGAACAAGACGAAGAAAATTATAAGAATCATTCTAAGAAAAAGAGAATAAATAAACGTGAGAGATATTTGAAACATCAGAATCACCTCAGATATTTATATGAAACTGTTGGTGGTTATTATCCAACGCCTGTTAGATATGTGGATGAAATATGGATTAAGGGTATTGGTTATATTAAAAATCCAAAGCCATATTATCAGAGATTGTATCGTGGTAAGAAAAGTAAATATTTAAAACAGTTATCTAATAGGAAAATACGTAAATATAAAGGTAAGTTGCATAATGGCTATCAGCACGTCCATAAAATTTTTGATTGGTGGAATGAATTTTGTTAGGAGAATAAATATATGAAGATAGAGTTAATCAAATTAAAATTCAATGATACTTGTGCATATAAGTATAAGCCATTTAAGTATTGTTGTGATGAAATTCAAAATGATAAAGCTATTGTATTTACAGGTGAAGATTTGGTATGCAACGATACATTTGGATTAGTAGTAAGAGATTCAGATGACAATATAATTCCTCAATTTTGTAATTCATACACAGAAACATTTAACTCTTGGGGTGATGAGTATGAGCAGATAGATAATTATCCAATTCAATTTTGCCCTCACTGCGGAGAGAAGATTGAGATTTCAGTCGTAGATGAGATAGATGTATCTGATAAGTATAATGAATTATCTAAGCAGCGTGAGGAATTGTGGAAGAAATGTCAGAAAACAGATAGTAAAAAGAGAGAATCTGAGTTAAGAGAACAGGTTAGAAAGCTTGATAATCAGATTGACAGTTTCTATTGGTTAGATGAGTGGAAAGGAGAATATTAAGATGGCAGACAGACTATTACATGAGAGCGATGTGATTAGAGTAATTGACAAACATACAAATGATGAAGGTAAACTAGATAATGATATTAGTTGCATTCTCGAAGAATTATATCCTATATCTTTGCAAATGGTATTGGACAGAATAGAGGATAAACCAGTGCAGAAACAGAAACGAGTTCAGTTATTCGAGAATGAAGATGTCGTTTTAGAGCAGCGTGGCAACAGATATTATTTATCTCTGTACGATGATAAAGGAAAATTCCAGAGAGAAGTAACTATTGATGTGAAAGACGATTACAAAGTTGGACTTGGGAATGGCAAGTAAATTCAGGTTTCCTTTGGTAACAAAGAGAGAATATTAAAGCAAGGAGGTAAGAAAAATTGAAGAGACAGATTCGTAGAGGTGTTTTCGAGACAAATTCAAGTAGTCAACATTCGCTTTGTATTATGAAAAATAATGAGCGTTATACACCAGATGAGATTGCAAGGGACTTTTATTTGTGGGATGACAAAGAAACTGGCGAGAAAGATTGCGAATGGCATATTTGGGATCATGATATGGAGTTTGGCAGAAGTCCATTTAGAGCATTAGGTAATTTTCATGACAAGTGGTTGTATGCTTGTGCTTCATTGGTGCATGAGTATAATGATGAGAATTATAAGAAACTTGAAGCACTTGCATTAAAATATGTTCCTGGTCTTAAAAAGATTATTATTCCGATGATTTCAGATTCAGTCGCTGATAAAAATCATCCAGAAAATAAAGATAGTGATTATGCACAGGAATATGGTAAGACAGAGGATGAGCTTAACGAATGGCTTGAACAGAAAGAAAAGGATTGGGGAATTGACACAATCGAATATTGGGAAACCGACAATGGATATTTTCATTTTGAGAAACCATGTACAGGATATGTTGATGTAGATATACTTAGTGGTTTCCTTAAAAAAGAGAATATATCATTAGAGGAATATCTAACAAATAAGAAATATGTTGTTATTCAAGATGGTGACGAATATGGATATTTTGGAGATATGAAACGTAGTGGTTTGATTAATTTGGATGCTATTGATCATGAGTATCCAAGAGCATATGGAACGGAGGATTAATTTATGAAGAGACAGATTAGACGTGGAGTTTATGAAACTAATTCATCAAGCACACATTCACTTACAATGTGTAGTGAGGAAGAATTTGAACAGTGGAAGAATGGTGAACTTCTTTTTGATGAATGGGGTTATGAGTCATTTGTAAAAGCAAATAGTTTATCAGATGATGATAAGAAATATGCAGCACAAGACTATGAAAATCACAAAGATGATTTTTCTAAAGATTGGTCAGACTTGTCAGAATCTGCGAAAGAAAAGTATTATAGCAAATACGCAAAAGAGAACAATATTGTAGACGAGGATGCTAAAACCTATGAGGAGTGGCAGCACGATGATCTTGAAACATTTGTAAATAGATATACAAGTAAAAGTGGAGATAAAATTGTTGCGTTTGGTAAGTATGGATACGATGGTTGATTTAATTTAGGAGGATTTTAAGAATGGAATTATTAGGAAGATACATAAATGGTAACTTTAAAACCACAATTTTGAGCGATGGAACAAAGATCAGAGAAACAGAAGATGATGAGTTTTTGCCAACTTTTGCAGAGAATATGGATATAAAAATTTGTAATTTTTGCGATATGGGATGTCCATTCTGCCATGAAGGTAGCACAACAGATGGAAAATTTGGAGATATTTTGAATGAGAAATTCATTAACACACTTCATCCGTATCAGGAAGTTGCTCTTGGTGGCGGAGATGCTACAAGTCATCCTGACTTAATTCCATTTTTACAGAAACTCAAAGATAGAAAAGTTATTGTAAACATGACGGTAAATCAGATTCATTTTGAGAAAAAACAAGAACTTATTAAAAAGCTTGTTGATGAAAAACTTATCTATGGTCTTGGTGTATCACTTGTAAATCCCACAGAAAAATTTATCGAACTTATTAAGAAATATCCAAATGCGGTTATTCATGTAATCAACGGGGTATTAAAGCCATCAGACGTAGAAGCTTTGGAGAATAATAATCTGAAGATGCTGATTCTTGGTTATAAACATTTAAGACGTGGTGATGATTTTTATTCAGAAGATCATGAAAACATTATTGTAAAGCAGAATTGGCTATATGAAAATCTTGCAGATATTATTGAGAAATTTAAGGTAGTTAGCTTTGATAATCTTGCCATCGACCAATTGAATGTTAGAAGATTGATGTCTGATGATGAATGGAATGAGTTCTATATGGGCGATGATGGAACAATGACTTACTACATCGACATGGTTGAGCGTAAATTTGCAAAAAGCTCAACGGCGGCATTTGATAAGAGATATGACTTATTGGATTCAGTAGATGATATGTTCCAGAAGATTTTATCTGAGTAACTTCACAGGAAAGCAACATATCCTTGGATTTTAAGAGAATAATACATTGGAGGTGAAAATATGTATCAGAATTGTTGTAAGAAATGTGGAAGCATTTCACTACATACAGAAGTAAAAGGCAATAACACAGGACTTTATTGTGATGATTGCGGCGCATGGATCAAATGGCTTGGTAAAGATGAATTGAGAGCTTTTGAACATTCTATGAGAGAAGCAACAAAAGAAGAAAACGAAGCTGTTGATAAGTATTTAGAAAGCATATCAGAACCAACAGGTTACAATATATATGAAGATTCAACAATTATTGAAAGACTTAACAGGTTTATAGATGGTATTGATGAAGCTATTGATAGCGTATACGACAATCCAACGGCAGAACACGACAAACTTATCTATAATAACGCATATGCTTTTGCTTTAGAAAAATGTAAAACAGGTATTCAGAATATCATTGAAGGTAGAGAATTTAATGATTCAGAAGAGTCGCAGTAAACCAATCTTTCATTGGAAAATTTTTAATCATATCTAAGCCATTCGGCTATGGGAATCCCAGTAAATAAGAGAATAAAATATCAGAAAGGTGGTGAAAAGTAGTGCATCCAAGTGATTTTTTTGAAAATTGCTCATTGAGGACTGGAATTGATACATTTGAAATTTTTGATGAAGATTTGAAACAAAAATTAAAAAGTATTCATCCTAAAAATTTCTTAAAAACAAAAATTACCCTACCAGTTTATAAGATAAATCTATCTTATGTGACAGAAAAAGGAAATTACAAGACAGTTGATAGATATACTGTAATGGATTCGGAGTCAGATGATGAGTATGTAGATTTTTGGATAGATATGTTTATTCAGGATTATAACAAAGATAATCCAAATCATAAAATGACAAAATGCGAAGTCAACAGTATTGAACGAATCTGCGAGGCTGTGCTGCCACTTGGTTAGCTTTTCACCATATGTATTTAATGCCTTTGATTAGCAAAGGTTGTCACAATGATTCATAAAACGGATCATTGGTTTATATGAATCGAAAAAGTAATGTGATAGTGACGTAAAAAGACACTCACTAAGTATGGCTTTACCTCATTGAAATGAAATTAATTTCAGTGAGGAAAGTACATATTGGTACAGAAAGCTAATACAATTGAAGAATTATTACAGGATTGTCCTGTAAACTCAATAATAGGAGACAATTTAATAAGAGCGTGGTCAAAAATTAACAGCCACAAATATTTATATATACTATGTTCTATTTCAGGTGGATCAGATAGTGATGATATGTTGGATATTGTTTATAGATGCGATAAAAGCAATAAAGTGAAGTATGTCTGGTTTGATACTGGATTAGAATATTCTGCAACAAAAGAGCATCTCAAATATTTAGAAAATAAATATGATATAACAATTGATTCATATAAAGCAATTAAGCCAATTCCACTATCGTGTAAACGATATGGACAACCATTTCTATCTAAGCAAGTCAGTGAATTTATCCAAAGATTACAAAAACATAACTTCCAATGGGAAGACGAGGATTTTGATACGCTATATAAGAAGTATCCGAAGTGCAAATCTGCATTGGAATGGTGGTGTGGAATAAAAGGTAATGGTAGTCAATTTAATATCACTCATAATAAATGGCTAAAAGAATTTATGATTGAAAACCCACCAACATTTAAAATTTCTAACAAATGCTGTCAATATGCGAAGAAAGATGTCTCACATAAGCTTTTAAGAGAAGGTGTATATGGCGATGGAAAAATACCATTTGACCTAAATATTGTAGGTGTAAGAAAAGCCGAAGGTGGAGCAAGAGCAACTGCATATAAAAGTTGTTTTGATGAAAATGATTCTGGTTGTGATAATTATAGACCTTTATTTTGGTATAAAGACTCAGACAAAATAGACTATGAAAATTCTTATGACATTGAGCACAGCAAGTGTTATACAGAATATGGACTGAAAAGAACTGGTTGTGCAGGTTGCCCATTTGGTAGAGATTTTGAATACGAATTAGAAGTAATTCAAAAGTATGAACCGAAACTTTATAAGGCTGTTAATAATATTTTTGGAGATTCTTACGAATATACAAGGAAGTATCGTGAATTTGTAAAGAATATGAATAAAAAGTAGAGAATAACAAATTGAGAGGTTACGAAAGCCTTGAAAAATAAGGCTTTTAGAACCTCAAAATATAAAAATATTACATATAAAGGAGATTTTAAATTAGGATTTTTTCTTTCAAGTGAGGTTAGAGGATATAATGACAAAGAAACAATTATTAAAAGAAAAAGAAAATTTAGAGTACAAATTATCAATTATAAATAAGGCGTTGAACCAAGATAATATAGAAAATCCAAAATGTTTTATTCTTGATACAATTCCTTGGCGTCATGATATTTTGTGGCTAATTGCAGATATTGTCAGAACATCTCCGATAGTTAATAAAAATTATCCTTATGGATATGATTGTAACATTTGTGAAGAATGTGGAAATGAATGTTCTACGGATGGAGATGGCATAGATTGTAATTGGGCATTTGTAGAATATTTTGAAAAAGAACTTCGTGAACGAGGCTATTACGAAAGCAGAGCATGAAGAATTTAGCAGATGTAATACTGATTGGAGTGGTCTTCGAGGTGGATTTTGATTTAAAGGAGAGAATAAATGAGCAGTAGTAGTATTTATGGAATAAGAAAAGATTATACAGGAGAAGAAATATTTGAATATAAAAACTCATGGTGGTTTTCTCCTATAATTTGGGGCGTCTTACCAGATAAATATATTCATGATTACATTCAAACACCATTTGGTTTTAAAAAGGGAATTATTGGAATGGACGGAAACGATGTATGGACAAGAACTAACAAATTCATTAATGAGTGCGATAACACACCTGATAGGGTTTGTTGGGAGATGTCAAATCAACAGATTTTTCATACTTGTGATAAACAGATTATTTCAAATTCTATTATGCAATTCTTAAAACAAAATGATACTTATGATGTATCAGAAGAAGATAATATCCCAGTTTTAAAAAGAGAACATATTATTGAAAGATTTACCGAAATAGCAAATGATATTTTGTCAATTGACGAAAATGAATTTCCATATTTTGTTTTTAAAAATACAACAGTTGATGATGGCGTTGAGAGATGGTTTGAAAAATATGATGAAGAATCTGATGAGTATGTTTCATATGCAATGTCAGAAAATACAGATGATTTTTATGCAGAATTTGTATTTTTCAAAGATGGAAAAATTGACAAATTTGTAAGTAACAAAAATTATCAGTTTGAATCATAGCAAGAAATTTTTCTTTCCTTTGGACAGATTGGAGGTGTGAAATGAAAAAGTATTATAGACAAGCAATCGCATTTCTTTTGGTATGGTTCTGTAGTGGTGTAACGATGTATTCATATCAAGCAGAAAATAAGATACTTGGAATCATTTTTACACTTTTAAGTTTCTTATATTGGTTCATTATAGACAAGGATGATTAGGAGAATAACATCATGAAAGGTAAATATAAAGGCTGTGACATAGAAGTAGGACTAGATAGCTCAGGTTTCTTAACCTTTGCAGTGTTCGATAATGGATACGAAGTGACAAGTGGATTTTCTGATAGTAGTGATTCTGTAAGAGATTATTTTAGTTATATGAAAAGCGTGGTAGATAACTATAAAGAACATCCAGAAGATTACAAATAGGAGAAATAAAATGTGATTAATTGATGCAGATAAGTTGAGTTTTTATGCAACTATGAAGGTGATTGTTCAGGAGATATATCACACTGCCAAGAGTGTAGTAATTATGTGTTAGATTATAGAGACATAAAAGACCAACCGATAGTTTATGATATTGATGGTGTTGTGGAACAGTTGAAACGATGTTATGGAATCGTAAGAAGCACTAGCGTTGACTATGCTGAAGGCTTAAAAGATGCATATGAAAGAGCTATTGGTATTGTGAAAATAGGTGGAAGAAATGAAATTGATTAACAAATATGCGAATTCAAGATATTCAAAAATGAATGAATATTATTATGAAATCACAACAGAGCTTGATAAACTTGCTGGACTTGATCCTAATAGACATTGGAAACATTATGTGCTTTGTGATTATGAGGATGGTTGTTTGCCTATCAGAATTCCAGGTGGAACACTTGGAAGTATTGAATATGATGAGAACAAGATTATTACAAAAATTCATGTTTGCACTGATTATGTTGTGAAAACTTATCCTGATGATGTAAATGAACAGCTTCAGAAGTTTATCGGTCAAAAGATAGAAATGGGAGACTAATATGGAAGATAGACAGACCAAAACCATACAGTGGATAATAAATCTACCAATGGATTTTCCTTCAGATTGGGATGACGATATGATTGAATTTCATCTTAATGAATCAAGTTGGTGTTGTAGTAATCTCATTAATGAACTTGAAAAGTATGATAAGAAAAATGGTTGTATCTGTGGAATATGTGAAGCAAAAGTAGCTGAGAAGATTGGAGATGTGAATATGTATCAAGAATTAAAAGGTAATGAAAATTTTTCAGATAAATACGCAACATGGGTTATAGCATATTGTTTAGATACAGATTCGTTTTTTGCAACGAATCAAAGACATTTCTTTTGGGAATATAATGATGAATTCCAATGCGAAAACGATGCGGTTAATTATTTCAGAAACCATTTGGACGAATTTAGAAATGCTAGGAAAGAAATATTGAGTCATTGTGGTGGATGGAGCATTGATAAGGATTTATTTTTAGAAAATACGAAAGAAAGTTTTTCAAATGCAAATAGGAGAATAACGATATGAAAGCATATTTAGTAGAACGACCTGCAAGAGATTGGTGTCAAGATTATGCAATGGTGATTATAGCAGAAGATGAACTACACGCTGAAAGAAAAGCAAGAGTAAGTTCAGATGACTTTAAGAAATGTCAAGAGATTACTGTTACAGAAATTGATATGAACGAGGAGCAGTGTGTTTTGACAGCAAACACAGGAGCGTAAAATCTAATAAAACGAAAGTTTCAAGGCTTTCACAAAAAAATAAAATATAAAAAGAAGGAGAACGAGATTATGGAGACAATTTTAAGATTATTAATGGAGAACCCTGAGAATTTAGGAGAGGTAGTAAAGAGTTACATTACAAAGTACAAAGAGCCTGTATATGATGTTTTGAAGGAGCTTATGGTAATTATGAAAGATTATTCTGAGAACACTGAGTATCCTGCTATTTGTGCAAAGATTAAGAAGAATACATATGATGCATATGTAAATGTTGGTTTTACAGAGGATCAGGCATTAGCACTTATGATTAACGACAACATCCGATTAATGGAGAATATTAAGAAGTCAAGCAATAGAGTTTCTGCAAAGAAGGACAAATAAATGTCAATAGGTGATGGAAGAAAAACATATTCCGACAGTACATTAAAATCTATGACAAAAGACGAACTGATTGATATTATTCGCTGCTTAGAAAGTAATCTCAGAAATGCTTATGAGACAAATGATATTCAGTATGAGCATTGTAAGAGGTTACTGAATGAAAATGGGATAATTCAAGACGAATCTTTTGATAAGAAGAAGATAGAAGAACAAACAGTAACTTGGATAAAACTAGGATTAGCATTATCAGAAGAAGAAAAGGAAGAATTAACGAAACTATGTGAGCAATATGCAAGATTGTAATCGTAGGAAAGATTCGTTTCTTTTGAAAATTTTTACAGAGAATATAAGAACAGGAGGTACAAATGGGAACACGAAATTTAACAATTGTATATAGTAATGGCGAATATAAAGTTGCACAGTATGGACAGTGGGATGGGTATCCTGAAGGTTTAGGTGTACAGTTGCTTAAATATCTTAAAGGGATAAATATTAACGAATTAAGAAATGCAGTGAATGATTGTACATATTTGTCTAAGGAAGATTTTGATGAGATAAATAAGAATATTGATGAAGCAAAGAAGGATAATCCAAGATTTTCTTGGCAGAAGTTTTATCCAGAATTATCAAGAGATACAGGTGGAGATATTTTAGAGCTAATTATGTTTAAGAATAAAACAAAGTTGCAAAACTCATTAAACTTTGCAGCAGATAGTCTTTTCTGTGAGTGGGCTTATGTTATTGATTTGGATAAGAATACTTATGAAGTATACGAAGGTTTTAATAAAGAGCCACTAGATGAATCTGAAAGGTTTTATTTTTTAACACCGATTGCAGAGAAAGAGTATAGAGAAAATCCCAAAGAATATTATCCTGTTAAATTTGTTACAGTATATAGTCTTGGTGGTCTTCCTGACGAAAAAGATTTCCTCGAAGATATTAGTAAAATCTGTGGTTTTGATGGGGAAGAGTAGACTTGGCATATCGGTTTTTCTTGCGAAAATTTAAAAGGAGAATATAAGAGTAGGAGGTAAAATTAAATGCATTATTGCGTTCATTTACTCACAAAAGAATTACCAAGTGAGAATAAAATTGCAGCAATTATGAAGCCATACAATTCAGAACTTGTATATGGCTCAGATGAAGAAGACAAGCAGATTGATTATCCAGTTTTTACATGGGATTACTATCAAATCGGTGGCAGGTACAAGGCTGAATTAAAACTAAAAGTAGATGAAGAAGGATCTGCAAATAGAGAATATTATAATTGGGGCTATTATGACAGACAAGATAGAAACGGCAGATTATTTTTGTCAAGTCTTTTATCAACATTAAAAGAGAATATTACACCTAAATGGATGTACCATGAGGAAGATTGGTTTATGAATATGGGTTTTGGCGATGGATATATTCTTGTTGATGGAGCAAAACAAAGCGATGTTTTAAATATTAACAAGCTTGGATGTTACATATGTATTCTTCCTGACGGTTCAGCTATTGCAAGAGATTCATGGAATGGTAAAGATATTATCAAAGATGAAAAATTCGATGAAAAATATAAACAGGCTATAACAGATAATATGGATGGATTTATTACAGTGCTTGATATTCATGATTAAGAAGAATTATCGGTTTCATGTGGAGGTAAAAAGATGACAATAGATGAGAGAATAGAGTTCTTGAAAACATATATCAATGAGTTTGAAAAGACTAGCCAATATGGTTATGGATATAGAGCAAATGAATATTTAAAGACTTGTGAAAAGCTAAAAGCGTTGGGATTCAATTGGGGAGATAAAATTGATTTTGAAGATTTTAGAATCTACAAAGGTCATAATATCTCAAATTCATCTACTAACTATAAAGGTAATGACGATGATTATTATATTCATTGGGATAATGGCAATGTTGGTTGTCTGATGTTTGTTAATAGTGAAAATTGGGATTTAGCACAGGATGATTACAATGAGTTTTTAGAGAAATTAAGATCTTATGGTGCTGTAGATTGGGATGATTTTAATGCACATATTATTTTTGACATTGAACATGGTAAAAAATTACTTGAAGACTATCCAAAAATCAGACAAGAGACTGCTGATAAAATAAAAAAGAAGTTGAAAAATGAAGAGTTAGCCAAAGCAAAAAGAAAGTATGAGCAACTTTTAGCTGAGTCAGGAGGTGAAATTTCAAATGACTTGTAAGTATCTAATAACTAGTAGAAGTTATAAATTTTGTATAGGCTGTAGTGATATAGGTTGTTGCGAAGATGCTGTTACTTCTAATATACCTATGCCAGAAGTTCAGCCACCAAAGAATGTTATTCCGTCTGCATCCGAAGCAAATAAGATGACAAACAATGTAATTGATAGTTGCACTACACAGCAATTAGCAGAATTATCTAAATTAATTAGAGATGCAATTGCAGATGGCAAATTTTCAATCAGTGAAGATGGTTGTTTAAAACCTGAAACACGAAAGAAATTAGAGGAACTTGGTTATAAAGTCGAGACTGGTACTCAGTACAATGAGCCATATTACAGTATCAGTTGGAAGGAGTAAATATGGCATACGGAGTAAAAGTAGGAATTAAAGCAAAAGATATTTATGATAGATTAACACTTGCTGAAAAAGAAAGATTTGAAGAGGTCATTATTTCAGACGTGAACAAAACAGAAGATGAAGTAATTATTACTGCAATTGCTATTGAAAAACATAATTATGATGAAAATAAATATAAGGAACTTGTAAAAAAGGAGTCTTGGGCTATGCAAAACATTGGAAAAATGAGTAGTTGTCCAAAGAGATCTTTGTAAAAATCGCAGTAAATTTCGATTTCTTGCGAATGAAAGGAGAATATACATATGAATGAAGAAATTAAGAATGACGAAGTAGAAGAAGTTAATCCAGTAGATGAGTATTTAAATGATTATAAAGAACAGAAACTTGCTGAATTTTGTGTTCAGAAAGATAAAGAGATTGCAAACCGTAAGGAAGAAAGACAGAAACTCATGGAACAGATTTCAGATATGAAAGTTACGGTTAAGCAGCATGACGAAACATGGAATAATATGGATAGTTTGTATGCCAAGATTAAGAAATTATCTGTAAATGATTATTTGAAGTTATATCATATGATGAATAACGATATTGCAGGAAATTACTCAACAATTACAACTGTACTTCCTGGTTATGTTGGTATCAATGGTAATCGGTAAAGTAAGAGTACATGAAACTGACATTTCTTGGTGCAATTTAAAGGAGAATTATAAAATGAGCGATATTTGTAAAGATAGAGAAGCTTTAAGACCTGAATACGAACATTTTATTCAGACTGAGAGAGGTAAAGAATGGAAGCATTTTTGGCAGAGTCAAATAAATTCAGATATAGGTGGAGATTTTGGAGATTATTTGTATGACTTTTATCCAGAAATGTTGCAGTAAACAGAGATACATGATTAGAGGTAAAGAATATGAGATTTGAAAAAGAGACAGAGAATAAAATTAGAGAAGCATTTCGTCAGGAAGATTTTCAGAACTTTATGTTTGAAGCAGTTTTTGGTGAATCAAAAGACGAATTTGATGAGTTATACAGGAATGTATATAAATGGGAACTTAAAGAGATAGAAGATAGATTAGTCTATTTAGTAAGATCTCATATTCATCACAATGTTCCTATTAACAGAAATGCTATTGTCACTTTTATTATTGAAAATATAGCAGAAGATCTTGGTAGTGATAATTTGGATTGTAAAAATATTAAGTTCTTTGCTTTCTGTAATCATCTCTACTACATAATTTTTGATATTGTCACTAAGCCATATTTTATGAAAGATGTAATGGATAAGGACAAAAAGATAGAATTGAAATAAAACAGAGAATATATAGTTGGAGGTGAGAATGTGATATATACAAGTTATTTTGCAAAACTTAAATCGTTACCAGATAATATAATTCCAATTTCAATTTGTGGAAAAGCACCTGATTGGTATACAGGCTTACAGTATAAAAAACTTGCACCAAAATACAACTTTTTTATGAAATGGAAAGAAAATCATGATAATGATTATTATATAAAGTGCTTTAATGAGCAGGTATTAAATAAATTAAACGCTATTGATGTTGTCTTAGATTTTTCAAGAATTTGCTATGAATATAATGTTGGAGAAAATGATATTGCTTTGATTTGCTATGAAAAGCCTACAGATTTTTGTCATCGTCATTTAGTATCCGATTGGTTAAATAAAAACGGCTTTAAATGTGATGAATATTTATTTAGCAAGTAAATCTAACTTATCTATGATTCATTCGAATCACAATTTCCAATAAAAATGAAAATCGAACAGAGAATAAGTAAGAGGTGGATATGGATAATCGAATATATAACGCTTGCCGTTGTTTTATTAGTAGTATTGATTCAATAAGCAGTAATGCAAAAATTGTTATTGATAACATTAAATCTTACAACAATGATACTGATTCATCGGCAAAATTATTTATTCATTCAAAATGCTCAAATACGGAGAATATATTATCAGAAGATGAGGTTAATCTAGTGATTTCGTTGATATTAAAAAAATATAAGAAAAGTATTGAGCGATATCAAAAGGAATTGAATGAATGTATTAACGAAGAAGTTTTAAAAATAACGGAAACATTAAAAGAGTTGGATAATAAGAGTAAAACAGAGAATAAGTAAGTGAAGCAGTCACAGTAATTCACTGTTTCATTCGGATTTTGAGGAGGTGAGAAATGGATACACAGCTATGTAAAGCAAAGAGCATTAGTAGTGGTCAATGGGTTTGTGGATATTATGTAAAAGGTTTAGATATGTATGACAAAGAAGTTCATCTAATATTTGAACCTGCCACGATATTTTATTCTAGTGGTGAAACTGATGGTTTTGAAGAAATAGATCCAAAGACATTGTGTAGATGTACAGGTAGCCATGATAAAAATGGCAAGCTAATCTTTGAAAACGACATTCTAAACGGAGAATTATATAATGTAGTCTCTTATGGAAATGGTGAGAATGAATTTCTCGGAATGAATGTTGGTTGGTATGTTCAGAGAGATAACTTCGAATCATGGTGTGAATTAAATGATTTGGAAATATATGAAGTAACAGGAAATATCTTAGATAATATCTAATCAGTCTTGAACGATTCAGTTCAAAAATTCCAAAACAAAAATGTCTCGAAAATTATATAAAAATCGAGACAAAACAAGAGAATAAATAAATGCGGATAGCATTCATATTTGGGTGGAAGAACAGCATACCCTTGGGTTTTTATACTCAAAAATCACTGATTATACATAGATGTTTACATAAATTAACTTCTGTGTTCCGTCCATTTGGGCGTTTAGATAGATTGTTTTATTAACAATATTTATATAAATTTTTTAATTTTAAGGAGGACATTTTTAAATGGCAGAGACAACAACAAAGGAAACAAATTTAAGACAGGCAAATGCAAAGGCAACAGCAGTAGGTGTAGTTAGTGAGAAGGATCTGAAGATTGTAACAGAGGATGGAAAGAATAAGGTAACAGGTCATATTACAGTTAAGACTTCTGATGTGAATTTCGTTAAGTACAACGTCAATGTAAATGAGAAGACTAAGGCAGGTGCTGATAACAAGACTTATGCAGGTATTCAGACAGTAATGAATGAGTACAAGTCTATTGCAGAAGTTGGCGAGGAAGAGGCTACAAAGGTTAAAGTAACTGGTGATATTAGCCCATTCACAGGTAAGAATGGTGAGAAGATTGTATCTTACAAGAGCAATTTCTTCAATAGATTAAAGGCTGATGAGGATTACGAGCCACACGCAGAGTTCGCAGTCGAGGTATTCATTTCTGGTATCAATCCTGAGCTTGATGCTGATGGTGTTGAGACAGGAAGAATCGTAGTAAGTGGATGGATGCCTACATATAACGGAATTGAGCCAATCGACCTTGTGGCAGAGGGTGAAGTAGGACAGGCTGTTGATTCAGGATTCGAGGTAGGACAGACAGTAGAGTTCTATGGAGATATTATCAATAACAGAATTGAGACTGTTACAGAGATTCCAGTTAAGATTGGTAAGCCAAGAAAGAAGGTATCTGTAGAGATTAAGAGTGATCTTCTTATCACAGGTGCTTCTGAAGCATATGAGGAGGGCATTACACCAGAGCTTCCATATGTCGCTGAAACAATTCAGGCTGCAATTCAGGAGAGAGCAAATCGTCTTGAGGAAGCAAAAGCTAAAGCTCAGAGTGGCGCAAGGGCATCTACTGCAAAGCCAAGTGGTGCAGCACATGGTAGAAGTTTAGGTTTCTAATCTAACGTTGTTGTAGGTACGAATGAAATAGTTTGAAATATGTACCATTTTTATTAAGAAAATATTTTTGAAAATAAAGGAGAATTACATGAACGAATTAGATATTTTTAATCCACAGGTCAGCACAGTAGCAAAAGGTTTAGAAGGCAAGGTTATTCTTGTCTATGGTGGAAATAACTTAGGAAAGACTAAGCAGGCAACTCGTATGAAGAAGCCATTCTATCTTCCATTCGAGGCAGGTCTTAATGCCATTCCTGGTGTTCCATATTGTCCTATTACAAAGTGGTCTGACTTCATTAAGATTAACAAGCAGCTTACAGATCCTGCAACAGTAGAGAAGGCAAGAGAAATGTATTCAACAATTATCTTTGATGAGATTGAAGCGGCTGCAAATTACTGTCAGGAATTTATTTGCCAGAAGTATAAAGCTCCTTCAATCGGAGAAGGAAACGGTGGATATGGACTTTGGAAAGAGTATGAGACTGAGTTCTGGAAACAGATTAACAAGTTACTTGGTGCTGGATATTGCTGCTACTTTATTGCACATGCACAGGAGAAGGATGGATACATTTCACCAAAGGCTGATAAAAGAGCGTTAGCACCTATCATCAATAATACAGACTTATGTGTTTATGTTCGTTCTAACGGTGTTGATAAAGACGGTAAGGTTGTTAAGTCTTCTGGTTTCTTAGCACAGACAGATGAGTTCTTTGCTCGTTCTCGTTTCGATTATCTTCCTACTACTTATATTGAGGAGTTCACTGCTGAAGCTCTTGAAGATGTAATTATTAAGGCTATTGAGATTCAGGAGAGAGAAGAGGGAATCACAGCAGTTACATACGAGGAGCAGAAAGCACAGAGAACAGTTGATGTTAAATCATATGATGACCTCATGGACGAGTTACAGAAACTTGGCGAGAAGCTTGCTGATAATGGATATCTTGAGGATTTACAGACAATCGTTGCAAATCAGTTAGGCGAAGGCAAGAAGGCTAGTGATCTGAAGAAAGGTCAGGAACAGCTTATTGAAGCAATCATTTATGATATTGAGAGTTTCATTGAGGAGAATAACTTATAAGAGGTTGATACATGGCAGCTCGAAGAAAATGCGTAATATGCAATGAGCCAATTGTAGATGAGGATGGCGTTCCATACAAGGGACGCTATGCTCATAAAAAATGTTTTAATATTGCAATCAAGACATTGCAGAAAGATAAAACTGAACAGATAGATAAAGTTGCTACAAAGAAAAAAGTCGGTAGAAAGGCTAGACCTCAAGCTGAATTGAAAGAAGCATTGTCCGAAGAGGAATATGCAAAAAAGCAACAGTATTATAAGTATTTAAGAAGTCTCATCGAAGGAGAAGAATTAAGTACAAAAGTATATGCCCTAACAGAAGATTATATCAAGCGTTATGGATTTACATATGAAAGCATGTATAAGACTCTGGTTTATCTGCATGAAATCATTGAAAAAGATTTAACTGGTGATGTAATTGGTATTATTCCATATTATCACACAGAAGCAATGCAGTATTATGAGTCGGTTGATAAACTGGAAGAACATAATGAAAGTATGGATATTTCGAATATGTACAAAGAAAAGACCATTATCGTTCAACCTAAAAGGAGAAAAATAAAACAGATTGATATTCAGTCAATTGGGAAAGAGGTGAAATAATGGCACACGAAGGACTTGTAGATAAAAGAGCATATTTGAATACGATTGGTTGTTTAATACAAGATTCTTCCTTAATAGATGATATTGATAGACCATTAGATAGAACTGATTTTAATACAGAGAACTTCTATGAATTGCTATTTGTTGCAATTTACAATCTACATATGCAAGGTTGTACCACAATTGATGAATTTAGTATAGATTCATATCTAAGCAATTACAAAGAACAGTATTCAATTTTTCAGGAGAATCAAGGTATAGAATATCTTTCAAATGCGAGAGATATGGCTACCATTGAGAACTATGATTATTATTATCACAGATTAAGAAAATACGCATTGCTTAGATATTATGAACAAAAAGGTCTTGATACAAGATTTATTTTCGACAGTACCATTGCAGACACTTCAAAGATGGAAGCAGAACAAATCAAGTTTGACAATTATACTGAACAAGACATTATTGAAATGGTTGAAGCAACTTTTGTTATTAATCCCAATATGAAATATTGTACCAATACACTAAGTACAGATGTTCAAGCTGGTGACGGTATGACAGATTTGGTAAATGAATTGATGGAAGTTCCTGATGTTGGTTTGGCTTTGAATAACGAAGGATTGAACACTGTATCAAGGGGTGCGAGATTAGGATGTTTATTTATGAGATCGTGTCCTCAAGGTGGTGGTAAAACTCGTATGGCTGCTGGTGATGCTTGCAAAATTGCTGTTCCGTATTTTTATGATGTTGTATCAAAACAGTATGTGTATACAGGAAATTGTGAGCCAACTACTATTTTCTCAACTGAGATGCCAGTAGATGAGATACAGACATTGTTAATTGCAGCCGTTAGCAAAGTAAACGAGGAGCATATTCTATATGGTACATATGAGCAAGGAGAATTAGAAAGAGTTCAACAAGCCATTTCTTATATCGAATCTAGTCCGTTATATATCGTACATATTCCTGATTTTTCCATTGAAGATATTAAAAACCAGATAAAGAAATATAATAGAGAATTTTCTGTTAGATATTTTTTCTTTGACTATATTCACACTTCATTACGTTTGATGGCAGAAGTAAATAGTAAATCTGGAATGGGATTGAAAGAGCATCAGTTATTATTGGTGTTTGCAACCGAGTTAAAGACAATCGCTCAACAGTTAGATGTATTTATTTATACGGCTTCTCAGTTAAATGGTGAAGCACAAAATGCACAGTATAAGGATCAGAACTTGTTAGCTGGTTCAAAAGCATTAGCGAATAAATTGGATATGGGTGTTATTTCAATGGCTCCCACCAAAGCAGAGAAAAAGAAAATTGAATCAGTGTTACATAAAATGGTTAATATGCCTGTACCTAATATGTGTCATTGGGTATATAAAGTTAGACGAGGAAGATTAACACGAATCATTATTTGGACAAAAATTGATTTGGGTACTATGACAGAACAGTGTTTGTTTGTAACGAATTATGATTTTGAGTTAATTGATATGGATTTTACAAAAATTGAGCAGGTAGAAGAAAAGATTAAGGAACATTCTGTATTGCTATCTCAAGTACCTGATAATCCGATTGATGAAGAACAGGAAGAAGAACCAACTGATAAGAAGAGTTGGGGAAATTGGTAAGTGAGGTGAGGGTATGTATTTAGACAAGGATGCAATTCTTAACTCACTTACTAAGGAAGATATAATAAAAATTGTTACTTATTTTGGCTCTAGTTATCCAAAAACAGATAGTAATGGCGATTTAATATTCCAGTCGGTATGTCACGGATCAGATTCGTGGAAATTGTATTATTATCACGAACCAAATGAGGATAAGGGGTACAAAGGAAGAACTTTTCATTGTTACTCTAAATGTTCAGATAGTTTTAATGTTGTTGAATTAGTAATTAGAGCCAATAGAGTTAAAGGTAAAAATTTGACATGGTATAAGGCGTTGCGTTTCGTGGGGGAACTCACAGGAAAGTTGGCTGTTACAAGTGCTGATGAGATTGAGAAAGAAAAGAATCGTATTAATGATTTTGAATGGATTAATCGTTTGAAGTCAGTAAAAAAGAATAGACGTGAAGTACCTACATTGTCTGAAATTAGTGAAAATATCTTAGACACATTCTACTATGCACCTCATGAAGATTGGTTAAATGACAACATTTCTCGTGAAGCTTTGAGCAGATATGAGATTGGTTATTATGGATTGACCAACCAAATCGTAATTCCACATCGAGATAAAGACAATCGGTTGATTGGAATTAGAGGTCGTTATCTTGATGAATCTGATATTGAAAGAGTAGGAAAGTATGTTCCGCTTCAAATAAGTGGGAAGTTTCTTAGTCATCAATTAGGTTCAAATCTATACGGAATCAATGTTACCCAAAACAAAATTAAATCAATACGAAAAGCAATGCTGCTTGAATCAGAAAAAGGATGTATGCAAAATTATTCGTACTTTGGAGAAGATTCATTTGCAGTAGCAACTTGCGGAAGTAATATTACTGTCACTCAGCAAAAAATATTATTGCAATATCTCAAATGTGAAGAAGTGATTGTGGCTTTTGATAGAGAATACCAGGATGCACATTCTTTTGAGGCAGAGATTTATTATAACAAACTTGTAAAAAAAGTAGCAGGATTAGTGCCATATTGCAAAGTTTGTTTGTTGTTAGACAGTGAGAATAGATTGCCTTATAAAGCCAGTCCTACAGATATGGGGAAAGAAACATTGTTGGAATTATTAGATGAGAAGATTGTTATCACAATGGATGAAGTTAATAGAGTGTTGAAAGAATCAAAGAAGGAGAAGTAATTGCAAGAATTAAAAGATAGAGTAAGACCTATAACTGATAAGGACAAAGGTTTACCTACATTTTCATATAGTAAAATTGAGGTTTTTAAAAATTGTCCTCTTCAGTATAAGTTTAAATATATGGATAAGAAGTATTCACAGGATACTTCAATTGCACTTGAGTTGGGTAGTCTGTGTCATTATGTTTTGGAACAGAAGGGCAGGATGATTGCTTCTGGTCAAGCAGTAGATTATGATAAGTTAAATAATATTCTACAGAATGGAGTGACCGAAACAGACGAAAAAACAAAAGAAGAATTATTAGGTGTAGCACAGCTAAGAAGAAAATATTTTGAAGTATGGCACGAAGCTGATAATGCGAGTGGTGCTTCATATGAAGAAAAAATAAAACTATTTGATAAAGTGTTACACGAAGAAATGGAAGATACTACTTGGCAGCCTACATATTTTGAAAAACCTTTTGAATTTGTATGGGATAACAAAGTTATTTTAAAAGGTTTTATTGATCGAATTGATGTAAAAGATGGTCAGTATAGAACTGTTGATTATAAGACTTCCAAGAAAATATACGATCAGAGTAAATTGGCAACCTCATTACAGTTTGGAATTTATGCCCTGGCAATTTTAAACGAATTTGGTGAATTGCCTATTGAATCGCAGTATAGATTCATCCTTATAGACGATGAACAATATGCTCTTACAAAAGGATGGGAAAAGCGTTTAATTAAAGCACTTGATAAAGTGTTTGGTGATATTGAAGCAAGTGAGAATAAAAATCTGTTTATTCCGAAGCCCACGCCATTATGTCATTGGTGCACGTTCTGCACAACAAATCCAGAAGCAACTATTTATAAAAATGAATGTGAATATTATTCAAAGTGGACACCAACTCAAAAGACATTTGAAGTTAATAAAAAGTGGAATGCTTTGGAGAATAATAATACAGAGAAGAAAAGAAAGTTGGTATTTTAATGACAGAAGAGTGGAGAGTTGTTGAAGAATTCCCACTGTATAGCGTATCAAATTATGGAAGAGTCAAAAATAATTCTAGCAATCATATACTTGTTGGTGGAAAAGATAGAGATGGATATAGACAAGTAACTTTACAAGGAAAAGATAAACAATATAACAGGCGTGTTTGCCGTTTAGTTGCGATTGCGTTTATTCCAAATCCGCTAAAATTACCACAAGTGAATCATAGAGATGAAAACAAACAAAATGACTATGTGTGCAATTTAGAGTGGTGTACCGCTTTGTACAATAATAACTATGGTACAAAAACTGACAGTACGAAGAAGAAGGTTCGATGTATAGAAACTCAAGTTGTATATAGCGGATTGAGAGAAGCTGCACGAAACAATGGTGTATCACATAGCACCATAAGACGAGCTTGCTTAAAAAAATATAAGGTTGTTGGATATCATTGGGAATTTGTATAAGGAGAAAATATGGACAAAGTAAAAGTTTTTGAAGAATTATTAAATAAGTTTGAGACAGATGAGATTCGAGAATATTGTACAGATATGATTAAAGAAATTCCAGATTATATCTTCACAATTCCAAGTAGTACATCTTTTAAGTATCACAATAAAACACAGTGTCAGCCGCATGGTCAGATTTTTCATATTTTAATGTTTGCAGAAGTAATGAATTATGTTCTTGGATTAGAGTATGTAAAAGAAAAGACCAATGAGCGACAGCGAGATTGTTTACGCTGCACACCAATTTTTCATGATGCAATTAAATGTGGGCTAAATGGTTCTCAATATACGGTACACGAACATCCGATGCTTGCAGGTGAGTGGGTGAGAAATACATCTGTTGAACATGATGTAGACGCTGATACAAAAGCATATATTGCAAGATTATGTGAGAGTCATTCGGGTGAATGGACTTCTACAAAGAGAAGTAAGACGGTATTACCAAAGCCTGAAAATGATGAGCAGTTCTTTGTACATATGTGTGATTATTTAGCAAGTAGGTCAAATCTTGATATGACATATTCTGATGATGTAGTTTCTGCATTAGGTGGTGTTGATATTCCAAAGGAAGAGTTACCAGATGTTGATTCTTATGTAATTACATTTGGAAAATATTCAGGAAAGACACTTCCACAAATTAAAGAAATTGATCCTGGTTATATCTCATGGGCAAAAGAAAATATGAGTAGAGAACCAGTCAGAAGCTTATTAAAACAGTTATAAGAGGAGGATTTGAGTGAGTTTTTTTGGAGTACATAACCATAGTGCAGAGGGAAGTAATTTAAGACTTCGAGATTCTATAAATAAAGTGCCTGAAATGATTGAGTATGCTCACTCATTAGGTCATGCTGGCATTTGCTTTACGGAACATGAGTCTATCACTTCCTCTTTAGATGCACTTAAATACTATGATAGTCACAAGGATTTAGAAGGATGGGAGAATTTTAAAGTTGTTCTTGGTAATGAGATATATTTGTGTACAGAAGATGTAACTGCCGAGAATAAATTTAATAATAGATATCCTCATTTTATCTTAGTAGCATTAAATGCTCATGGGCATCAAGGCATTAGAGAATTAAGTACAAAAGCTTGGACTAAGAACTCTTTTATGCATGTCATGATGCGAGTTCCTACCTATTATAATGACCTTGAAGAAATGATGGCAAGCTATAAAGGAGATATTGTCGGAAGCTCGGCTTGTCTTGGAGGAGCTTTACCGCATAGAATTTTACAGTTTCAGGATTTAGAAAGAGCAAATCCAAAGGAATATGAAAAAATATGGCAGTCTTGTAAAGATTGGATCGCATATATGAATGAGATATTTGGTGAAGGATATTTCTTTTTAGAGTTGCAGCCATCTCATATGATGGAGCAAATCTATGTCAATCATAAATTAATTCAATTATCAGAAGAAACAGAAACACCATATATTATTACAACGGATGCACACTATCTTAAAAAAGAAGATAGACAGATACATAAAATCTTTTTGGAGTCTCAAGAGGGCGATAGAGAAGTAGATGATTTTTATTCTACCACTTATATCATGAGTGAAGAAGAAATTCATGAATATATGGACGAATACTATGGTCATGATGTAGTCCAAAAGGGATTAGACAATACAATGCTTATATATGAAAAAGCAGAGTATTATAAACTCACAAAAGACCTTGATATTCCGTATATTCCATTAAATACTTCTGAACCAAACAAAGAATTGTATGAAAAGTTTAAGAATCAAATCCCTTTATTAAGTGAGTTTTATCGTTCTGAATACGATTGTGATAGGCATTTAGTAAGAGATATTGTTGCTTATATTGACACAGATCCTTATTACCAAACAGACGAAGCTTATGAAAAAATAAACGAATGTCTTCATTATATAAAGGATTCATCCGAAAAAATGAAGGTTCGTTGGTCTAAATATCTTCTTCAGATTGCTATTGATGTACAGATTGCTTGGAGTGCAGGTACATTAGTAGGGGCTGGTCGAGGTTCTGGTGTAGGTTTCTGTCTATTAAATATTCTTGGTATCACACAGATTAATCCATTAAGAGAAAAAACAAAGACGTATCCTTGGAGATTCTTGAATCCAGAACGTGCTTCTGTTTTGGATATTGATATTGATATATGCGGTTCAAAGCGTGAAGCGGTTATTCAGGCTATGAAAGATACATATGGAGAAGATAGAGTTAGTAAGGTTATGACGCTATCAACTGAAAAGAGTAGAAGTGCTATTTTAACAGCAGCTCGTGGTTTGAAGATTGATAATGACATAGCTCAGTATATTAGTTCATTGATTGTAGCCGATAGAGGTCAATTAAGAACTTTATCACAAATGTATTATGGTGATGATGATAACCCATCTGTACAAGAATTTGTTACAGAAATGAATAAATATCCTGAATTATGGGAAGCAGCACAGAAGATAGAAGGACTTGTCAATGGTGTAGGTTCACATGCAGGTGGAATTATCTTGGTTGATAGACCATTTACAGATACAACAGCACTTATGAAAACAAATTCAGGTGATGTTATTACTCAGTTTGATTTACATATGTGTGAAGATTGTTCTCTTATTAAGGTCGATCTGCTTTGTATTGATGCTTTGGATAAAATGCAAGCAGAGTTGGAATTGCTTTTGGAGAATAATGTAATAGAGTGGCAAGGTTCATTGAAAGCTACTTATGAAAAATATATTGGCGTATATACTTTGGAACGTAACGCTAAAGATATGTGGGAAATGCTTTGGAATCACAAAGTAATGTCATTCTTTCAGATGGAGAAAGAGAGTGGTGTACAGGCGGTTGCATTAGCAAAACCTTCTTCTGTCGATGAATTAGCAACCATCAACTCAGTATTGCGACTTATGGCACAGGAAAAAGGTGCTGAAACACCGTTACAGAAATATGCTCGTTTTAGAGAAAATATCCAGTATTGGTATGATGAAATGACTGAATATGGTCTGACACAAGAAGAACAAGATATTCTGAAAGATATTATTGGAGTATCATTTGGTATCTGTGAAGCCCAGGAGTATTTGGTACTTTTAACAATGCATCCGAAGATTGGTGGTTTCTCACTAGCTTGGGGTGATAGGTTAAGAAAAGCGGTTGCAAAGAAGAAACCAAAAGAGTTCTTGCAATTACAAGAAGAGTTCTTTGCTAATGCGAAAGAGAAGAATTTATCAAAGAATTTAACAAACTATGTGTGGAATGTGCTTATTTGTACCCAGCGAGGGTATGGATTCAATAAAAGTCATACACTAGCCTACTCGATTATAGGTCTTCAAGAGCTGAATTTATGTTATAAATACAGTCCGATTTACTGGCAGACAGCGAATTTAATTGTAGATTCTGGCGCAGTAGATGAAAATGCAGGTGATTCTACCAATTATGGAAAGATGGCAGTAGCAATAGCGGCTGTTCAAAAAGAGAATGTTAAAGTAGAACTTCCACTTATCAACTCAGCAGACTTTGGTTTTAAAGCAGATGTTGAGAACAATCGTATCATTTTTGGACTAAAGGGTATTAATGGTATAGGCGATGATATTGTACAAGCAATTATTCAGAACAGACCATTTAATTCTATGGAAGATTTCGCTTGTAAAATGCTTGATACAAAGCTTATTACTAAGTCAAAAATGGTTCAATTAATTAAAGCTGGTTGCTTTACAGAATTGCACTCATCAGATAGAAAAGAAACAATGCGTTGGTATTTAAAAAACTATGCTTTTACTCCAAGTGACAAAATTACAATGCAACAGTTCGCAAAAATGACAGAATTGGGTATTATTCCTGAATCATTAGATTTAGCAAAACGTATGGTTAATTTCAAAAAATATGTTTTAGATGATGAAGGATTGTATGAAAAGCATATAGAGGAAGGAAAGAAAGTACCAAAAAGAGGATATCATGATGGCTATTATATTCTCGACAACAATTCTCAGCCTTTCTTCAAGGCACATTTCACAGAAGACTCAGTAGTTAAAATAAAAGGAGAATATTATATCGTATCAGAAAAATTGTTTACTAAAGAGGTTGATAAATACATTCAGCCATTAAAGGATTGGTTTGACAATTCTGATATATTAAATCTCTATAATGAAGCTTTATTTAAAACTATTTGGAATCAATATGCTGACGGCACATTACCTTCTTGGTCTATGCAAGCATTAAGTTTCTATGATGGTGAGCATGAATTGGAGAATATTAATGAAGAACTATATGGAATAGTTAATTTCTTTGATTTACCAGAAGAACCAGAACCTTACGATTATTACACTCGCTATATTGATGGTTCACCAAAGAAAATGCCTAAATTTAAGATTTCAAGAATAGCAGGAACAGTTATCAATGCTGATAACTTGCATTGTATGGTTACACTTCTTACAAAATATGGTGCAGTACATGTGAAGTTTAATAAAGGTCACTATGCATTTTATAATAAGCAAATTTCAGCAAAGCTTGATCCAAATAGTGATAAGAAGACTGTACTTGAAAGAAGTTGGCTAAGTAGAGGTTCAAAGATTGTTGTGGCAGGAATCAGAAGAGATGATAGTTTCAGACCAATGATTTACAAAGACACAATTTACCAACATACAGTAAATAAAGTTCAAGAGATACATTTAGATGGTACATTGCTACTTCAATCTGAAAGAACAAAAGTTGATTAAAAGGAAAGTGAGGACTAATGGCATCAGAAAATAGAATAAAAATTATATGTAGTGTAGAACATTTACGATACTATAAGAATGGATTTGGAATAGCTTCTGTTTCAATAGATAAAATAAAAGAAGGAAAGCCTAAGACGAACAAATACAACGAAATTACCATTAAAGGAGAAATGCCGTGGCTAAATGAAGGCGATTCGTATGTATTAGCGGCTGATTATGTAGAAGATCCCAAATGGGGAGGACAATACAATATCATTTCAATCTATAGTGCTATTACCTTTAACGAGAATGACAAAGTTGGACAGAAGAAATTCTTGTCCACTTTGTTCACACCACTTCAGATTAAAAATATGTATGATGCATTGGATGATCCGTTTGATTCTTTGAAGAATAACAAAGCAGAAGATTTGGTAAAGGTCAGAGGTTGTGGACTAGACACGGCTGCACGATGGATTGAAAGATTTAATCGGAATATACATTTAGCAAAAATCTTCTCAGAGTTGGAACAGTATAATCTTACGAACAATATGGTGAATAGATTAATGGAACGATATAATTCACCTGATTTAGTTGTTGAAAAGGTTAAAAATAATCCATATATCTTATGTAACGAAGTAAAAGGAATCGGTTGGAAAACGGCAGATAAAATAGCACTTGATAGTGGAATGGAAGAATTTTGTTCTCAACGTATTAGTGCTTTTATTTACAAATATCTTGAAGATTCTGGTCAGGATGGTTGTTCATGGATTACACCTGATGAGTTAATGGGGGCAATTATTGATGAACTTGGCGAAGATGTTCCTGATATGAATATTACAGAAGCAATTCATGATATGGGTGATGAGCTGTGGTGGAATGAAGATAAGACACAGATTGGTCTTAGAAAATTCTACAATATTGAAGATAAAATTGCCAAAGAATTAATCCGATTAAGAGATGCAAAATCAGAGATTACATATGGCGATTGGGAAGATACAATCAAACATGTCGAGCATAAGAATGGTTGGCAGTTTACAGAAGAACAGCGAATGGGTGTAAAAGAAGCACTTGAAAACAATGTAGTTGTTATTCATGGTGAAGCTGGAACAGGTAAGAGTTCATCCGTGTCTGCTTTTCTTGAAGCATTGAAAGATTATGTATATGTACAGTGTGCTTTATCTGGTCGTGCAAGTTCTCGAATGACTGAAATCACAGGAGAAGAAGGATATACAATTCATAGATTGCTTAAATATCCTTGTACTGATGATGGGGGCAAGAATGGTTTCACATATCATGATGAAAACCCATTGGATGTTGACATTGTAATCGTAGATGAGATTTCAATGGTTGATGCTTATCTTTTCTATTATCTTTTAAGAGCAATCCCTTCAGGTGCAAAGCTTATCTGTCTTGGAGATATGGGACAGTTAGAATCAATTGGGTGTGGCAACATTGCGTTTGATATGATCAATTCTCCTGAGATTCCTACGGTATATCTTAGTCAAGTACATAGACAAGCAGCAGCATCAGCCATTGTTACAGAAGCAAGGCGTATTCGTAAAGGAATACAGATTGTAGAAAAAGATTGGGTTGGTACAGAGACAAGAGGAGAATTACAGGATTTATCATTAGATTGTTATTCAGATAAGAGTAATACTTTCTATAAAATAATGCAGAGATTTTCAGAAGCAATGAACACAGAGAACTTCAATGTTATGGAAACTCAGATACTTGTTCCCGTTAAAAAACAAGGTGATGCTTGCACTTATAACATCAATAATACGATTCAGGATTTATATAATCCAGAAGACGACAATAAAGAACAGATTGAGGTTGTATCACAGGGCAAAGTAACAATTCTTCGAGAAGGAGACAAAGTTATCAATACACAGAATACATACAAAACCAATCCACCTATCTTTAATGGTAATCTTGGTATTATTAAAAAGGTATTTCCAGAAGATAAAGCAGTGCTTATTTCATTTATGGGTATTGGAGAGGTATACGTAGAAGGTACACAAGTTAATAGTATTGAACTTGGTTATGCGATTACAGTCCACAAGTCTCAAGGTTCTCAGTTCGATCATGTTATTTTCGGCATTGATTTTTCATCATATTCCCTTTTAACAAGAGAATTATTATATACAGGAATTACAAGAGCAAAGAAAAAATGTGATTTGGTTGCTCAAACTGGTGCTTTGAGAATGGCTATCAGTAAAGAGGGCGTAAGTAAGAAACAGACTCACTTACAGCAGTGTTTGTATGATACAACTCATCCAAAGTTAGTATTTTAAGAGAATAATGCAGTGGGAGGAATTACATGGAATATAAAATAACAAAAATAACTCATTCAGGAACAAAGGGTGAAAGAGGTCAAGACAGAACCGATGGCAGATATCCGATGAGAATTGGAAGAACTGTAGAGCTAGATTTGGATAATGTTAAACTTGGAAAACCAATGATTATAAATTATCTTAAAAATGCTGATGGTTCAGATTATAGCAATATGTGTTTGCGAACAAGTAGCGTTGTATCAATAATCAGTGCAGCAAGTGCAGTATTCATTGAAACAATGAACAGTATTTTTACATTTGAGAAAACTGAATTTCTGGAATGCCCATAAATAGGGCGTTTCAGAGACTCAAAAAGCCAATGAAAGACGGATTTCTTTTGTATACAATATATAGTGTGCGGACAACATAAAAACATACTATATATTGTACATTGAAACAATAAAAATAACAAAATAGGAGGATTTATGAGTTCAAGAGATAATTCATATGCAAATACAGACAAAAAGACATTGTTCTTATCTGATGATGTAGACAACGAATCTATTGGTAAATTAACATGGAGCATTTTACAACAGATTCAAGAAGATGATGAGAAAGATGAGAAAGAGAAAGATTATAAGCGTGAGCCAATTAAACTATATATCAACTCGTATGGTGGATCTGCTTATGAGATGTGGGGATTAATTGATATTATTCTCAATAGCAAAACTCCAATCTATACATATTGTACAGGATCTGCAATGAGTGCAGCTTTTAAGATTTTCTTAGCAGGGCATAAAAGATTTTGCTATAAACATTCAACATTTATGTATCATCAGATAAGTTTTTGGAGAAGTGGTAAATATCAGGATTTGGTAGAAGACAGAGAAGAAATGGACTGGCTGAATAAAAAGATTGAAGAATATGTAATCGACAGAACCAATCTCACAAAAGATGATATTAAGGAGATTCGTGAAAAGAAGAAAGATTTCTATATTCATTCTGATAAAGCAGTCAAGTACGGAATTGTCGATGAAGTTTTATAAAGAACAGAGAATAATACAGTAGCAAGAATAAACTGATTTCTCATAGGAGGTGAATTATGAGCAAATCAAAGGAAGAATTATATGAGTATTTTTCATATATGCAACAAGAGGATAACAAATCACTTTTGGGTGGTATGGCTTGGGATGATATTGCTTGGAATATTAAATATGCAGAAGACAATGGAATATCAAGAACACAACTAGGTTTTGATTTCCCTAAATTACTTGGACATCTGATTATTGATGATGAAACATATGAAAAGAAAAAGAAAGAATACGCTGAAAGTATTGAAACTTATAACCATAATGCAGACTTGTTAAGAGCTAATAAATGGAAATATAAGCTAGTCGATGATTCAGAAGAAAGCAGACGACATTTGGCTGATACATATATTCAGTACGCAGAAAATTGTAAAGAATTACTAAAAGACCTAGATGTGTATCACAAAGAATATTTGGATTATATAAAAAGCAATAAACAATAAACGACAGTTTACTTGGAAGATGAAAGGAGAATATATTAATGAAAAATATCGCAGCGACAATTGCTTATGCATCTGCATGGATTGCAACATCAATGGCAGTAATTTTTGCGATTAAATATACAGGATCCGCTTGGTGCCTTTGGGCGTTATTGTTTCCTGCTTGTATTAAAGTTAGTACGAGCAATGAAGAAGAATAATAAACCATTATTTCATGTGGAGATTAGGAGGAAAATATGTCATTAGATAATGAACCGATGAAAGTAAGCGTAACATTAAGAATTGCAAAACAGTATTATCCACAGGATAAATTAGAACATGCACTTAGAGTCGCTACATATGTTGCTGAAAATGAAATGATTCCATCTGAATATACAGATGAATGTGTTGCTTTAGCAATTATGCACGACCTATTAGAAGATACAAATTATAATCCAAAAGGATTACCTGAAAATTTTACCAATGCATTGAAGATCATAACAAAAGCAAAAGAGGTATCCTATGATGATTATTGTAAAAGTATTAAGAGCGTTTGTCATATAAACTACCGTAAGTGTGCATATTGGGTTAAATTAGCCGATATGAAAGATCATTTGTCACTAACAGATACACTTACAGATAGGTTAAAAGAAAAGTATCTAAGTGGATTGAGATACTTATTATAGAAGGAAACTAAACTTTCTTTAGAATTTTTTGAGGTGAAAAATGCTAAAAAATATTGAAGACATCATTATTTCAAGAGCAAGAGATAGTGAAAAATTAAAACTTTTAAAGCAATATGAAGATGATATCAAAACAGCAAAAGACATCATCAATGGTAAACTTACATATTGTGAGGAGTGCAAGGACTATTATCTTACAAAATCTTTCTTTTCTGAAAAAGAAACTGTTCCTACAAAAATTTGTGTGTATGAAGATCCGATTAATTCAGGTGGCAACGATTACGTAGATGGATATGCTGATATTTCATATAGTGTTTGTCCTAAAGGTCATAAACATGTAGTTGATAGAAGGGAGTATACATAAATGAATGAATTAGAAAAAGAGAATTTACGACTAAAACTCACATTGATTTCAATGATAAAGCAATTTTATAATTATGAAATTACACATGAAAAAGCAAATAAGTACAGTGTGAAATATAGCGAAAATGATGAATTAGGAGAATTTGTTCAATGTTATTTTCACATGTTTGAATCGTCTGGCGAATATGCATGGAAAAGTCTTGGATTGACAAATATAATTGTGAGTGAGTCGGAATTAGATGAATTAGAAAATAAATTAAAAGAGAGGTTATTGATTCTGTTAACACAAGAAAAAGAGAATAAATAATCGGGAGGTGATTGATATCGAGTGGTATGTTTATTATCATGACTCAAATGCACAGAAGATTATTAGATGGAACATATTCAATCATGGAAGTTTCACAGAAAAAGTGAAAAAATTATTAAAAGATAATTTGTCAAGAGATGAATTTGAAGATGGTTTAAAAAAATATCTTATGTATTATATGTGGTCTAAGTGTGAATATGAAATAATTTTATCACCTTGGACTGGACGAGCAGATGATATTAAAATTGATGTTTATGACCAAATAATGATGAATTTTGACAGGTTTATTGATTATTGCTGGTCGTTCAAGTCAGAAAAGCCTTGAAAATAAGGCAAAATTTGAGATGAAATTTCCAAGTAAATTGGACTTTCATTGGGATTTAAAAAATAGGAGGATTAAGATTTGAAATTTGAAAATACAGAGGTATGGGGATTTGAGCACAGTCTCCGTGGGATGAGAAATCCGAAGAATTCTTGGCATAAGAATGATAGTCATTATGGATGTGATAATGATATAGTTTGCGAAAAATGTAATACAAACGATGAGGGCTGCATCAATTATAAAAATAATTACATTATTGGAGCAAACGATATGAAACTCGCACAGACTCTTATTAAAGCAGGGAATGAGCATAGAAAATTTATGCGACAGATTTTTGTATCGGTTGATATTACAGCACCTCTTTATTGGTGGAAAGAATTTGATACTTATAAAGTAGGAACGGTTGCGAACTCAACGAGTACAATGCACAAGCTTGCTACAACACCAATTACATTAGATTGTTTTGAGATTGATGATTATGACAGGAATTTATCTCTTGCTGATAATCCAAAGGATGATGACGGATTGGATAATATTTCAACATTTGAAGAGGATATTATTTATGTATTAGAAAATATTCGTCAGAAGTATCTTGAGACGAAAGATAAGAGATACTGGAAAGAGCTTGTGCGTTGGCTTCCTGAGAGCTGGTTACAGAAGCGAACAATTACAATGAATTATGAAAATATTCGTAATATGTACTTTCAGCGTAAAAATCATAAGCTTACAGAGTGGTCAAAATCATTTATCAAATGGGTAGAATCACTTCCATACGCAGAAGACTTGATTATGTATGATGGTAAATAAATGTTCATTTCTTAGGAGGTGATTAATACGAGAAATCCAAATAGATTATATAATTTTTATAACGAAGTAACCAGATTACACATGACATACATGCCTGATTGGAGAGCAGGACAATTTTGGATGAACTTTTTAGGTTGGGTACAGAATGAAAAGAAACGTGATCCGTTCTTCCCAGAAGAGTCAGAAATGCTTACATACTTAAAAGAATATTGCGGAGAGGAAAGGTAGAATGGAAGAAGTAATTAAAATTTTTAAACAAATTCAAAATACAAGTAGCACAAATGAAAAGAAAGCCATTATTGCAGCGAATAAAGATAATGAGCTATTCAAAAAATGTCTAGTATTTCTGCTTGATTCAAATGTAGTGACTGGTATTAGTGATAAGAAATTAAACAAATTTGTTGGTATGTCAGGAACAGAACTGAACTCTTTTGAAGAAGTGATGAAATACTTATCAGATTTTAATTCGGGTAGTGATATGAATATTGGAACTGTGCAAGGATTCATCGAAAATCAACCAGAAGAATACCAAGATTTTTACAAACAGATGGTTACGAAAAAGTTTCGTCTTGGTTGTGATAAGAAGGTAGTAAATAGTGTTATTTCAGGTTTGATCCCAACGTTTGATGTAATGCTGGGCACACCAATTGAAAAGTGTAAATTAAATCCAAATGAGCCAATTTCTATAAGTAGAAAACTTAATGGAACTCGTACAGCATTTGTTGGGAACAGATGTATGACACGACAAGGTAAAGAGTACAAGGGGTTAGACCATATTATTAGTGATCTGAAAAATATGGGATATGAAAATATGTTTGTTGATGGAGAACTTATCTATAAAAACAAAGAAGGCTTGTCTGATTCAGAAGCTTTCCAAAAGGGTACTGGTATTGCAATGAGTAAAGATAGTGACAAATCGCAACTTAAACTTGTCGTATTTGATATTTTCCCTTTGTCTGAATTTTGGACAGGCAAATCAAATTTATCATACTTTGATAGAAAGCGTATATATCTAAAGCAGTTTGAAAACAATCTTAAATATAATCCAACAGAAAATCTTGAAATTGTGCCAATCGTATATGAAGGAACGGATCATTCTGAAATTTGGAAATGGTTAGACTATGCAGAGGCGCATGACTGGGAAGGTTGTATGATAAATCTTGACACTCCGTATGAATGCAAACGTGTAAAAACGTTAATTAAGGTAAAGAAGTTCTTTGATATTTCTCTTAGTGTTATAGATATCGAAGAGGGAACTGGTCGTAATAAAGGAAAGCTTGGGGCAATCGTATGTAAATATTATGATAATATAGTAAATGTAGGTAGCGGTTTTACTGACTCACAGCGTATTTATTATTGGCAACATAAAGATAAAATGCTAGATCACATTGTAGATGTCAAATATAAAGAAATCACAACAGACAAAAAAAACAATCTTAAAAGTCTTCAATTCCCAATTTATTTAGGTATCCGTTTTGACAAATCAATTCCTGATGATGAAATATAGTTAAAAATCTTATCTCAAACAGAGAATATATCTATGCAACAAAATCCATATACAACACAATTTAATAAGGAGAACATATGAAAAGAAGAGTCATACAGACATTTATTGTCTTATGTTTTGGTTCTATTTTATGTGTCGCCCCATTAGGGGCAAATAATAATTTAGAACCAAATAAACAGACAGAAACGCTTCTAACTGTCAATACAGAACAGATAATAGAAACAGAAATCAGTATTGAACAAAATGCCAACAGCATTGTTTCAACAGGTAATGATATTCAGCAAAATGAAATAGATATTGTTTCAGAAAAAATCTTTGAAGCGCAGCAAAGAATCAATGCATTGGAGTGCGAAGATACAATGGAATGGTTTAAAAAATACAAAGAAATCCAAGATGAATATTCAGAATGGATAGATAAAGATGAAACAATTTATGATTATTTTGATGAATCTGAGTTGGATTTACTATTCCATATTGTAGAAACAGAAGTCCGTGGTGAAGATAACTTTGATGAGAAAGTAAATGTGGCAAGTGTAATTTTTAATAGAATCGATCATGAAGATTTTCCGATGAATTTAATTGAAATTCTAACGGAAAGACCACAGTTTTCAAGTTACATAAGTGGTGATTATAAGAATGTCACTGTTACAGAAACAACAATATTGGCTTGTGAATATGCTTTTCAATTCCCAGATACAACAAACGGAGCGTTATGGTTTGATTCAACACGAGGTAATTCTTGGGCTGATAGGAATAGAGAATATATTTTTACAGACAGTGTTGGTCATAGCTTTTATAGATAAGGAGGAGGATTTTATGACAAATAGAGAAAAATATGTGAATGAAATATTAGATATCATAGGTAATGGCGAAGTTTTGGCTGTAGAAAAAAATACTCATAAACCAGTCGCATGTGATGATTTACAAGGATGTGAAGATTGTTTATTTTACGATAGAGAACATGAAAAATGTGAAAATCGAAAATGGTGGCTAAATAGTGAATACGTTGACTATACCGTAGATTGGTCAAAAGTGGCTGTTGATACTCCAATCCTTGTTTCGGATAATCAAGATTTTGAAAATATGGAAAGAAGGCATTTTTGCAAATATAAGAATGGAGAAATATATGCATTTGAAACTGGTATGACATCGTGGACAACAAATGTATCTTGTAGTTGGAAATACGCAAAATTAGCAACAGAATCAGATTTAAAAGGAGAGTAAAAATATGAAAGTAGAATTTGTTTTGAATTTAAACAGTATTACAGATGCAAGCCACTTTGTATCAGAGATTTCAAAGATGGTAGCATGTGATGTAGATGTGAGTTATGGAAGACATTGTGTAGATGCAAAGTCACTTATGGGGGTTATGTCATTATCCTGTCATGATGTCAAAGCTATTATTGATAATCCGACATGTAAAGAAGATTTGATTAATTTTAATGACATTTGTAAGAAATATGAGGTGAAAACGGAGGAATAGTCATGGATTATTATTCAATCACTATGAATAATATTACAATTTTAGATTGTGTTGAGGATTATTGTTATAGAGGTAATAGACCAATAATTAGCGATGGCAAGATCGAAGGTTTTGTTAATGAAGGCAATAATGATATTGATCGTCATTTTTATAAAAAATATTTGAAATAAGGAGCAAAATAAATTAATGTGCTTGATATTAATTGGCAAATCTGCGTCTGGAAAGACCACAATTCGTGATATTTTGACGATGAAACACGGTTTTCATAGTATCGTAACTTATACAACTAGACCAATGAGAAAAGGTGAAATTTCTGATGTTACATATCACTATATTTCAAATGAAGAGTTCTTGAAAAAGATTGACGAAGATTTTTTTGTTGAATGGGAGAAATATAGAGTTGGTGAAAGTGTTTGGTATTATGGGACAGCAAAAGAAGATATTAAAGATGCGGATGAAAAGTCTGTGATTATTCTTACGCCAGATGGGGTTAGAGATATTTTAAAATATGACAGCATTAAACCAGTTGTCATCTATTTGTATTCAAACATTGATACTATCAGAAAAAGGCTTTCTAAGCGCAATGATAATAAGGATAAAGCAGAAGATCGTATTAAGAGGGACGCAAAAGATTTCAAATATGCAGATCTTTTGGCGAATAAGATAGTGTACAACAACGATGGTGCAAATATCAATGAAGTTGTTGATAATGTGATTAATCAATATAGAAAGGTTTTAGACGAATGGGAAGAAACGGTTTAACAATTTATTTGGCTGGTAAGATGAGTGGTTTATTAGATTCGGAGATGAAAAAGTGGAGAAATTTACTTAAATATGAATTAGAAAAATATTCTGATATAGCTAATTATAAAACAAATGTTGTGTCTCCTTGCGACTATTTTAATTTTAATGAGCAACGATATCAGAGTGAACAAGAAATTATGAAATTTGATTTGTCTTTAGTAAAACACAGCGACATTGTCATTGTAAATACAAATGGTCTTAGTAGTAGTATTGGTTCTATTATTGAGGTGTACGAAGCATGGAAAAATGATATTCCAGTCATTGCTTACGATGAAAATGGAGATTATAAGACAATTCATTCTTGGTTAAAATGTTGCATTACTAGAGCAGATTCATGTGTAATTGATATTTGCGAATACATAAAAGATTTCTATATGAGGTAAAGAATAAATAAGAAAGAAGGTGGATGGAATTTTTAATGGAATCAGAACATCGCACGAATTAGCAAAAACACTTCTTGCTGAACCAGATAGTTTGATAACAATTTGTGTTGGAGAGGACGAATGTATGGCTGAAAAAGTAAAAACAGTAAAAACACATGCTAATTATGATGATTGTGTAGCACATAAAACTATTGTATGTAAAAAGATGAAAGGAAATTTGAGGTAAAATATTTTGAGAAAAGAACCAGTATATCATCAAGACTGCGAAGATGAGAGTGTTCGTCTCACAAAAGAAGATAAAAAGATGCTGATAGAACTTATTTGTGATGAACAAACACGTATGATTGTGAAAGATCATACAAAGTATCATTCAAAAAAGTATAAAAATTTGGAAGTATTAAAAATTAAAATTAAAGAAATCGAGGTGGAAAATTATGATTAATATTGCAATTGCATTTGTTTGTGGATTGTTTGTGGGCAGTTGCGGAGGAGTCGTATGTGCTGCGTTATGCGCAATAAGTTCCAAAAATAATGGCGAAAACGACTAAAATTTGGTATTGAAAGGTTGAATTCTTATGGAATCGAGAAACGAGGTGAAATATCATAAATAAAGAAAAAATATGTGAATACATAAAGGAATATTTAGAAACAGATTTCGATATTGATTATAATGACATTGATATAAGTATAACAACAGGAGATATTTTTGGTATTAGTACTCTAAATGAAAGATATATTGTTGAAAAACTTACTTTGAAAAGTAAACAGTATGGATATTATTTCACTATTGAATCAAATTGTTTAAATGATAAAAGTTTATCATACGAATCCTTATCTGGCTATAATAAAGTAAAACAAATATATTTTAAAGAAAAAGAGGAAGAAAATCATGATAAAGAATACAAGAAAAAGCATCCAATTTTATACTATTTAAAGCAATAAGAAAGGAGATATACATATTGACAAAAGTAAAAGTAATTCAAAGAGATTGTTCAGAAGCCGATTTTGATAAGTCTAAGATCTCAACTGCAATTCTTAAAGCAATGAAAAATGGCTCAGGTATTGTAAAACCAAAGATTGCAGAAGATATTGCAGACGAAATTGAAGAAGAGTGTAAGGATAAAGACGAAGTAAGTGTATCTGATATTGAATCAATGGTTTATGACAAATTAATCACCAAAAAACAGAGACTTACTGCAAAAGCATATGAAGGATATAGAAGTATTCGTGAATTCCAAAGAGAGAATGAGAATACAACAGATTCCGAGATTGATGAACTGTTAGATGGTGAAAGCGAATATTGGAATACTGAAAACTCCAATAAAAACTCAAAAGTATTAAATACTCAGCGTGATTATATGGCAGGAATTGTTAGCAAAGATATTTCTCGTAGATTTTTACTTCCACCAGAAGTTGTACAAGCACACGATGAAGGAATTATTCATTTCCATGATATTGATTATTTTGGTATGAATGCAATGAGTAACTGCTCACTTATTAATCTCGAAGATATGTTACAGAATGGTACTTGTATTAACAAGGTAATGATTGAAAAACCACATAGATTTATTACTGCTTGTACAATCGCTACTCAGATTATTCTTGGTGTTACGTCACTTCAGTATGGAGGGGCTACAATTACTCTTACACATTTAGCACCATTTGTAAGAGATAGTTACAACAAATACTATGAGAAATATAAGTCATGGGGATTTTCTAATGAAGATTGTAAGAGATATGCAGAATCTGATACAAAAAAAGAAGTAGCAGATGGCGTTCAGACATTTAACTATCAGTGTAATTCTATGTCTAACTCAAATGGGCAGTCTCCTTTTTTGAGTGTATTCATGTATCTTGGAGAGACTACAGAGTATAAGAAAGAACTTGCAATGATTATTGAAGAGTTTCTTAATCAGAGATTACTTGGTCTTAAAAATGAAGTTGGCGTATATGTCACACAGGCTTTTCCGAAGCTTCTTTATGTCTTAGAAGAAGATAATATTCATGAAAATTCCCCTTATTGGTATTTAACAAAACTTGCAGCTAAGTGTACTGCAAAGAGAATGAACCCTGATTATATTTCAGAGAAGATTATGAAGAAATATAAAGAGGGTAACTGTTTCCCGTGCATGGGCTGCCGTAGTTTCCTTTCACCTTATAAAGATGAAAATGGTAATTATAAATTTTATGGAAGACTAAACCAGGGCGTTGTCACATTAAATCTTGTAGATGTAGCATTGTCATCTGAAGGAGATTATGAAAAGTTTTGGGATTTAATGGAACAGAGAACAGAATTATGCCATAAAGCATTACTTTGCAGACATAAACGATTAGAAGGAACGTTGTCTGATGTCGCACCTTTATTGTGGCAGTATGGAGCATTTGCGAGACTTGAAAAGGGTGAGAAGATTGATAGATTACTTCATAATGGATATGCAAGTATTTCACTTGGATATGCAGGTTTATATGAATGTGTAAAATATATGACTGGTAAATCACATATTGATTCACAGGAAGGTCATGATTTTGGTATTAAAGTAATGCAGTTTATGAACGATAAATGTGACCAGTGGAATAAAGAACATTATATTGGATTTTCAATTTACGGATCTCCAATTGAAAACACAACGTATAAATTTGCGAAGTGTCTACAGAAACGCTTTGGAATTATTAAAGGTATTACAGATAGAAATTATATCACAAACAGTTATCATACATTTGTAAAAGAACAAATTAATGCATTTGATAAACTTGCTAAAGAATCGGAATTTCAGGCGTTATCGCTTGGAGGTGCGATATCTTATGTTGAGACAGATGGATTAGTAAATAATGTAGACGCTATTTTAGAAATGAATAAATTCATCTACGACCATATCATGTATGCAGAAGAAAATACAAAGTCTGATTACTGTCAGATTTGTGGTTACGATGGTGAAATCAAAATTATTGATGAAGGTGGCGAACTTATTTGGGAATGCCCAAATTGCCACAATAGAGATAAAGACAAGATGAATGTAGCAAGAAGGACTTGCGGATATATTGGAACTAATTACTGGGGAAAAGGACGTACTCAGGAAATTAAGGAGAGATATGTTCATATGACAGATATTGCGGAGGATTTATAATGAGATACGCACAGATTAGATCTATGGATATTTCTAATGGGGAGGGAGTTGGAGTCTCCCTCTTCGTCCAAGGTTGTCCATTTCACTGTAAAAACTGTTTTAATTCTGAAACATGGGATTTTAATGGTGGGAAAGAGTGGACAGAAAAAATAAAAAATAAATTTATGGAACTCATTGATAGACCGTATATCAAGCGTGTCTCGTTTCTTGGTGGAGAATGTTTAGCTGAACAGAACCTTGATGAAGTCCTAAAATTAACCCAACAAATCCGTAATTCTTTTCCTGACAAAACAATTTGGTTATATACGGGATATGATTTTGACATTTTAAATTCCAAATATAATGAATATAAGTACACTCCATTTGCAGCAAGTGCAGATGAGTGGCTTACACGTTGGGAGATAATTTCTAATGTAGATGTGCTTGTTGACGGGGAATATATAGATGAGCAGAAAGATCTCACATTGAAATTCAGAGGTTCAAAGAACCAAAGGGTAATTGATGTAAAACAATCTCTCACTCAAAGCAAAATGGTTTTATATTGTGATTAAGAACTAAGGAGAATATATAAATGGAAACAATTAAGATTAAATATTTTGATAATGAGATAGATAAGGTCGAGAAAATAAGCAAAGGCGACTTGATTGACCTTCGTTCAGCCGAAACTGTACACCTGAAGAAAGGCGAGTTTCATTTGATTCCGTTGGGGGTTGGAATGAAGTTACCAGACGGATATGAGGCAAATATTGTACCTCGTAGCAGCACATATAAGAATTTTAAAGTATTACAGACAAATTCTTTTGCGGTAATTGACAACTCATATAGTGGAGATAATGATCAGTGGTTATATCCTGTAATCGCTATGGAAGATACAATTATTCACAAGAATGATAGAGTATGTCAGTTCCGCATTAATAAGATTCAGCCAGAAATTGAATTTGAAGAAGTTAAGTACTTAGATGATGTAAGTAGAGGCGGATTTGGTTCTACAGGAAAGGCGTAAATATGAAAGAAGATAAAATGCTATATACAGTTAAAGAAGTATCTTCTACATTGGGAGTAAACGTACATATTGTATATGACCTCATTAAAAAAGGTTTGCTTCCGGCTATGAAACTTGGAAGTCTAAAAGTAAGAAAACAAACATTAGAATTGTTTCTTGAAAAATATGAGGGTATGGATTTGACTGACCTCAATAATATTTCCGAACTAAATAGTATTGCATAG